CACAAGCGGAAGCAGCAGTAGCAGCACAAGCGGAAGCAGCAGTAGCAGCACAAGCGGAAGCAGCAGTAGCAGCACAAGCGGAAGCAGCAGTAGCAGCACAAGCGGAAGCAGCAGTAGCAGCACAAGCAGTAGCAGCACAAGCAGTAGTTCAAGTAGCACAATCATAACAGAAGCAGAATATGCCAACTTTATGAATGTAGCCTCTTGGAACGGATTAGATGGAAATGTTACAACAGTTGGAACTAACGGAATTTCTAGTTACTACGGAACATACGATCAATCCGGAAATCTTTTTGAAAGAATGGAAAATTCATTTGTTAGAGGGGGAGCGTTTAACACAACAACCACACTAGGAATATCTAAAGCATATAGAACAAATTGGAGCAGAGGAAACGCTAATCTAGCTGTTGGCTTTAGAGTAGCCACACAAACAAATCCTAATTCTTTTGATAACTTTGTTGCTGTCGGAAATCCAGGAAATAGTAACGATACCTCTGGTTGGGGACAAGTAAATTATTCATATGAGATTAATCAATTTTTAGCTACTAATGAAGAATACACAGAATTTTTAAATAGTATCGCCGAAACAGATACCAATGGCGCATATAATATCAACATGGCTATATCCCCAGCGGGAGGTATAGTTAGATCAGGCTCTAGCGGATCTTATACATATGCAACAAAAAGTTGTATGGCAGATAAGCCGGTAAATTTCGTTACATGGTACAACGCAGCAAGATACTGTAATTGGTTACACAACAATAAACCAACAGGTGACCAGACAGGTTTTACTACAGAAAATGGAGCGTATACATTAACTGGAAATACTGGATCGCCAACCAGAAATCCATCTGCTAAATACTATCTACCTAACGAAAATGAATGGTATAAGGCCGCATACTATAATAGCGCTTTAGCTTATTACTTTACCTATGCTACACAAAGTGACGTAGCTCCTTTATCTGTATGTGCAACTTGTTGTGGAGATGCTACTTTGGATTGTGATCAAGATTGTGGTAGTGATAGTGGTAGCGGAAGTGGTAGTGAAGAAAGTGGTAGTGAGAGCGGCAGCGAAGAAAGTGGCAGTGGTAGCGAAGAAAGTGGTAGTGGTAGTGGTAGCGAAGGAAGTGAAAGTGGTAGTGGTAGTGGTAGCGAAGGAAGTGAAAGTGGTAGTGGTAGTGAAGAAAGTGGTAGCGGATGTTTAGATTGTATATCAGAATATATTACAATATCTTGGTGTGAAGTAGGTAGTGGTAGCGAAGAAAGCGGAAGTGAAGGCAGTGAAGAAAGCGGTAGTGAAGAATCAGGTAGTGAAAGCGGAAGTGAAGAATCAGGTAGCGGAATTGGGAGTGAAGATAATAGTGGCGGCAATGACGGAAGCGGTAGCGGAAGCGGTAGCGGTAGTGGTGAAATACCCCCAATACCATTACCTCCATCAGAGCCAGATCAACATTTTAGATGGCCGCCATATAGATTTAGCCCAGAAGATGGGTCGTTTGAAGAAGTTCGTGGATTATTCGATGAAAATCTAGCTATTGGAGACCCAGATGGATTATGGACATTAGCTTATATTGAAAAACTTTATGAGGATACTATGCTAGAAGGTCAAACACAAATATCTGCAATTTGGGTTAAACGCGTAAGTCCAAGATTATGGCCCACAGCTAATTTATTTGCTGGAGAATATCATATTGTAGGTAGTCCTATTGGTATAGAGGCTGATTTTGCTAGCTGGACTACAAGAGCGTTTTCAGGAGCAACATTCTCTATGCAAATAGAACCAAAATTTATATCAAATGAATTACCCAATATAGAAGCGATTGGTGGTTATTTTATAGATATAATGAAATGGATTGGTGATAACAAAGACACCATTGACAATTCTTATAGAAACATGGGAGCGGGTGTAACTACATTCGGCAGTGACTTCTATACTGTTAGTGGAAGCTATACTACAGAACAACTAGATGATCTCACAGAGGGATTAATATAATGCCATTTACAACATATACTAATGAACAAATGATAGTTATAGCTTGTAATTATGCACAAGCAGTATATAAAAACACTGCATCAGAAACAAGCGATGCTGGAATTCTAGACGTATGTTATCTTTGTGCAAAAAACACTAATGATCCAGTTTATACAGACCCAATAGATGCTGAACCACTACTATCTTTACCTTCTCCAGATCCATTTACTTTAGCTCAAATTTTAAGTATCTTAGCAGATATTTTCTTTTCTTGGGATGGTTGTGAGCCACGCGCAGATATTTTGGAAGGTATTTTTCCTGGTGGTATAGGTAGACCAGCTAGTGAATTATGTCCTGTTTTCCCAGAAGCAACAGGAACAGCAGATCAAATTTCTCTTAAACAAAATATTGGATATTATCATCATTTATTATGGGCTAGAACATATTATTTTGATTTATGTAAAATGTCCCAATTATATATTTCATATAAAAAATATTTAGATTCCGATTTAATGGATTTAACTGCATTGATTGAAGATTATGTAATGGATGATGGAACAAATATAGTCAATGGTGTAAACCCAACTAATTTATTAAACGAATGGAAAAATACTACTGCTCCTGAAGGTAAAATAACTTTTAGCCAATGGCTTTATACTCCACAAGAAAGAGATTGTACGGCTTTAACTTTAGATGATGTTCTAATTTGTATGAAGGGCGTTGCGGATTGCAATAATTTTACAGAAGATGATTCTTGGTGGAAATTAAATGAGTATGGATCAGCAGTACCTATATCTGCTAATTTAGGAATAGACACTAATTATATAGGAATAAACGAAACTAGACATATAACATATAATGACGCAGCTACGGCGGTATTAAGAGTGTCATGGGAAGACCTATGGACTCCATTTGCTGGTGGATCAGATTTGGTTACATTTTCTCAATATGTTAGTGGATTAACTGTACACGGCCCAACAGTTGTATCTAGTCCAGGAGGATCACAAATATGTTTGGCAGTCGGAGCTTGTTGTACAATTGATGATTGCACGGAAAACACTCTTGCTTGTCATTGTAGTGGTGTTGCTAATAGTTGGTGGAAAGAAGCGGAGCCTTGTGGTAATTGCATAATTCCATATTCTATTAATGCAGTATCTGATATTTATTTAAGTGGAACAGATCTAGAACAAGAACGAATTAGTATAGACGTATTAGAAGAAGTTGGATCATACACAACAACACTAGCTCTATTAGCCTCATGTAGCGGGGCTGCGCCAGACTTATTGACTGACGCTTCTGGTGTAACGAACGTTAACGACAATATCGCCGCCCTGCCTTTCTTGTGTAATGACACAATATCTATTGTAACAGACGTAACTTTAGACCAAGATAATCTTAGAGTTGAAAAAACAACCGTTAAAGTATTAGCTATTAAGGCACCTATTAGTGATTCCAATATAGATTCTTTTGTTGCTTGTGCAGGAACAAACATTGCAAACAATATTACTCCAGTAGATTTAACTACTACTATTTGTGGTGGAGATGTTTATACAGATCCCAATGTTACAGACGTTGTTGTTGTTACAGACGTTTATATAGAAAGCGAAATACTAAAACAAAGAAAGGCCACTATTACAGTGTTAGCTCACAGCCCTCCACCTGTAACAAATTCAATTATTTCAACCGATGATTGTGCCAGTTCAAGCTCTTCTTCGAGTTCAAGTTCTTCATAAGGAATAAGTTATGACACAGTTTTATGTTTGCTCCATATACGATGTTTTTAATGAAGAGACTGGATATTTTACGCAACAAGCAGAGTGTAGACTTTGGGATGAAGAAATAGACGGAATTTATGATGGACCAAAGTATGATACTTTAGAGCAATGCAAAGCTAATACAATTTGTAATCAATTAGCTGCACAAAATATCCTTCCAGTAGTTTTAAACGAAGAAAGCAATAATTATTGCAATATCAATTTTGAATCTGTAGAGCTTTTAAGTATTGATGGATCTAGTATAGAATTAGGACTAATTTTATCAGATGAGTATTATGACACATACTTAGAATATGTATTATTAGATAGTGAAGATAATTTGTTAACACCAGAACCAATACGTATAACAGACACCCCAAATCCATTGCCAGCATTATTTAATAGAACAATACCGTTAATTGATGGAGCATGTCAAATAAAAATACGATTAGTTAAACCTTGTGATATAGGATCTGGTGAATCATCTGGTTCTGGTAGCGAAGAAACTGGGTCTGATAGTGGAGACAGTGGCAGCGGAGGAATATTATCTGAACAACTATTTGATGAATCTTCATGGGCAGGATTGGTTGGATCAATACCAATAGAAGAATATTTGAATGAAGCCGCTGCTAGCTGGAACAGCATGGTAAGATATAGTGATGTAGTATTTAATGCCTATAAAGAAGCAAATCCTACATGGAATGGTTTAGCTCTAACAAATTATACTGAAATTTATGATCCAGACGGATGGATTGCTGCTTGTGGTCCGTTGTTGGGGGTTAATATTATAGATAATGATCCCAACAATATTAAACAGAATGCTACAACATTTCAACTATTTATTAATACATATTTTGATGGTCCGCCTTGGAATTTTACTGCTAGCGATTGGATAAATACTATAGCTCATGAACTTGGTCATGCTTTAGGTATAGGCATTTATTGGGATGTAAATCCAGACTACTGGCTTGATGGAACAAAGTATCAAAATTCAAGTCTCGCTTATAATGAAATTATTGGTGATTTATCTAATACTAGAGGATTATTACCAGTTGAAGATAGCGGCGGTATTGGTACAGAGTCTGCTCACTGGGAAGATAATGGTCGATTAATAGCTTATCCAAATTCGGATGGATATAATTATCCTGGTTGTGATTTTGATATTATGGTTGGATTTTATGAAGTTGGTAATCCATTGCCTATATCAAATTTATCTAAGCAGTTGTTAATAGATATGGGATATGAAGATGTAGGTAATAACACTTTTCCTACACCACAACTTAAAATTAAGAGTTTGACAATTTCTAGTCCTGAATCACATAATATGAATATGTATATAGATAAAAGCAAAAAATGTGGAACGGCACATCAATGTGGGTGTGATACACATCATATTGAAGGAACTATAGATCTTAAAAATAATACATTTATCAAAAAGGAAGAATAATGTCCACAAATCAATATTTTTTAGAACTAATGAAAAAAACAAATATGTGGATAGATAAATTATCTTTTCCTCCGTCTAATTATCCAGATAATTGGGCTGGATTAAAAGAGGTCCAGCTAGCACATATTTATATGATGGATACTCTACTAGAAAAAGAGTTTATAGCTCCAAAGTATAAATATGAAAGAGGAATTGTTGTTGGTGCGGGAGGAGCGAAGTATTTTGGGTGTGGTTTTGCTTGTTTTTATATCTTAAGAAAACTTGGATGTACTCTTCCAATAGAATTTTGGTATTTAGATGAGTATGAAATGGACAATAAAATGAAAGAATTGTGTGATGTTTATGGAATCAGATATATAAATGCGACAAAATATTGTGAAGAAAACAACATAAAACCCAGAATACTTAATGGATGGGAATTAAAATCTTTTTCTACTTTACACTCTAATTTTAAAGAAGCTTTATATTTAGACGCAGATAATATACCTGTAAAAGATCCTACGTATCTATTTGATGATCAAAGATACAAAGAATTAGGAGCTATTTTTTGGCCTGATTTACCTCCACACAAAAGAAAAGAGTGGCTACCAGAAATTTGTTGGAATAATGTTGGATTAGAATATAGGGATGAAGTGGATTTTGAAACAGGGCAATACTTGATTAATAAAGAAAAATGCTATAAAGAACTTAGTCTAACAATGTGGATGAATGAACACTCTGATTGGTTCTATAAATTTGTTTATGGAGATAAATCTACTTTTCATTTAGCATGGAGAAAATGTGGATCTGATTATTGTATTCCATCAAAACCAGCGGGATGGAAACGTCCATGTATTCTTCAATATGATCTAGATGGTAAACTAGCTTTTCAGCACGCTTGTCAAGGTAAAGAAGTTATGTTTAGTGGAGAAGGCCCAACTAATCAATTTAATCATAGTTTGATTAAAGAGGCTTATGAAAAAAGAACAAAATATTGGTCTGGTGTAATATATTCTTGGCAAGAAATGAATGAAGAAGAACAGAAATACGCCAAACAATATATTGGAACATTCAAATATACCAGAATAGGTTTAGATAATAGAAATATAGAGCTATTAGATAATGGAGAAATCGGCGAAGGCAAAGCTAAATGTGAAAGAAGATGGAGCGTGAGAGTAATAGATGGAATTCCGACAATTATAGTTATTGGAGCCGCACATAAAGATTCAGAAATAGCCATGTTTTTTGCCAAAGATAATGGTGACGGAAAAACATTTACTGGTCAGTGGACAGCTTTTGAAAGATGTATGGTAACACTAGAAAGACTAGGGTGATATATGCCACATTTTAGACCAAATACATGGGATGAAAATATTTGGAATGATATAGTAAACAAAAATGAATACGGTGTTCATGATCAATGGCCTCACAATCTAATAGATATTGGTGGACACATAGGTTCTTTTAGTTATAAAATGTTATCAAAACATAATACAAAAAAGGTTGTTATTGTTGAACCCAATACTGAAAACTACAATCTATTAAAAATTAATCTTGCAGAATTTATAAGAGAAAATAAAGTAATAACCCTAAATAGGGGGATCGGTCGCCCAGAAACAAAACTAGATATGAGTGATGAAACACTAGGAACTAATACTGGTGGGTGTCCTTATTTTGAGTCAAAGTCTGGCAGAATAGATTCTATCTCTCTAGACTCGATTATTGATATGATCGACGACGGAGATTCGATATTACTAAAAATAGACTGTGAAGGATGTGAGTACGAGGCTTTGTCTTCTTGTACAAAATTATCCAAAATTAATTGTATAGTAGGAGAATTTCATGATATAGATGAAGTTAGAAATATTGGACTTATAAGAGATATTTTAAAAGAATACAATTTTAGTTATCACTATAAATCGCATCATTTAGGTTTGTTTGGGGCGCACAAATAATGAAACTTTCACTCAAAATATTAGAATCTAATGCGCAAATAAATAAACTGGTACTAGAAGCACTAGTTCCAGAAATAGCTAATTATATGAGCGCAAGCATAAAAAAACTAAGAACTAATATACCAAAAATTATTTCAGAAACTATAAAAAATAGTCCAGAATATGACTCAATAATGTCAGGTCAACTAAAATATGAATTAGGTATACCAGATCCACAGACTAAATTAGCAGGAATAATAGAAATCTGGACTAATAATATTTATACAGAATATCATAAACCAACTATTTCAGCTGGAAAAATTAAAACATCATTTAGTATGAGTTTGATAAGATCAGATTTTGCTGACGTATTATCATCAGATTTTAGTATAGTAGTAGACGCAGCCAGAGGATATAATCTACAGTGGTTAGAATGGTTACTTCTTGACGGAAATAAAGTTATTGTTCCAAAACACGAGGTTATATTTCGCAATAGTAGATTTTCTCGTACTGGCGCAGCATTAATGAAAGAATCAACACAATCATGGAGAGTTCCATCACAATTTAGTGGAACAATCACAGATAATTGGATTACTAGAGCAATAGATTCCGCCCAAACAAAAATATCAGACACAATAGAAAAGGCATTTAACTAAAATGAGTTGTCCAGTAAACAAAACATTCAAAGGCGTAACAAATATCGGCCACGATTTCCTTCTAAATATACTAGAAAGTAATTTCAAAATGTATTTAGATTGGAGTTTTTTGAGTATTGGGGCGTGGTTTGATGTTAGACTCAATAACGAAACAATTTACGGAGTTAATGTACCAAGTAAGCTTATTCCTGTATTAGATCCATCTTATGAAGAAGGACAAGTTTGGCAAAGCATTCGTAAAGATTGGGTTTGGGAAAGAAATGTAACACATGAAGATATATCACCACTAGCAATATCTTCTGCAACAATTAATGGGGTTACTACCGCTAAAAGCGGTAATTTTTCTGTCAATTATGCTCTTGGTAGAATTATACTAAATACGTCAATAAATATAACATCAGAAGTTTTATTAGAATATAGTTATAGATTTGTTCAAGTGTACAGAAGCTGTGATGTTCCGTGGTTTAATCTTTTGCAGTATGGTTCTTTTGATACAAGCAATCCAGATATCCAAAGAAGCGAAGACGGAGACTATACTATTGGGCCACATCAAAGAATACAAATGCCCTGTATAATAATTGATGCTGTTCCACGAGCTAGATCTTTTCCGTATGAGTTAGGTAACGATAATTTAAGAATAGAACAAGATATAGTTTTTTATGTTTTGGCGGAGACAAAAAATGACAGAAATAAGCTATTAGATATACTTAGACTTCAACAAGACGGTTTTTTGTATCTATTTAATACAAACGAGTTAGTCCAAAACCAAGAATTTCCATTAAATTATTTGGGCGATTTAATACCATATAATTTAGAATATCCTGAAATAATAGATAATTATAAGTGGAGAAAATGTTGGATAAAAACGGCAAATCTAATAGAAATGGGTTCCGTACACCCAAATTTATACCAGGGCGCAGTTAGATTTACAACAGAAATAATTTCGCACTAAAAAGTCGATTTTTGTAATATTGGGTGTATAAGATATATGTCGTACAACTCTATAGCCAACCAAGTCTAAAACCGGAGATTAATTAAAATGGCAAACAATCGTATTTACTACGCTATTCAGCAAGTAACCCTAGGAAGCCCTCGTGTTCCAGTTCACGGCCTACAAAGCGCAGGACTAACAACTAATTTCAATCTAGAACAAGTATTCGAAATTGGTCAGCTTGCTATTTACCAAAACATCGAAAATATCCCAGAAATTGAACTTTCTCTTAATAAGGTTCTTGACGGATATCCTCTTATTTATACTCTTGCTACTGAAGCTGGTACAGCGATTTCCGCAAGTTTAGTCGCTAGTGGACCAGACATTTCGGGTCGTCAAAACGCTCGTTGCGATATGGAGTTGAGCATTTATCCAGACACACAAAGCTCTGCTGCTGGTAATACTGGATTTAGCAAGGTTTCATGTCAGGGTATGTATGTAAATTCGGTTTCTTATACATTCCCAGTAGACGGATCAGCTACAGAAGATGTTACGCTTGTTGGCAACGACAAGATTTGGGGAACTACAGCATCTGGTTTCTTTAATGATAACAACGACTCTCCTGCTGCTCTTGCTGGTGTTGTTCGTCGTCAGCATTTTGATATGTCAGAATCGTTATTCCCAACCCAAATCCCTGGTATTGATAGCAATGGTTTGAATCAACCTATTGGTGAAGGTTCTGGTAACGCTGTCCACTTCCAAAACGTAACTGTTAGTTGTGATCTTGGTCGTGAAGCTCTGTTCGAGCTTGGAACAATGGTTCCTTATCATCGTTATGTTACATTCCCAGTCGAAGTAACAAGTGAATTTGAAGTTATCGCTGTTAGTGGCGACGGAATTAATGCTACTGAAAGTGGTTACTATACTGGTGACTATACTTATGGTGGTACTGTAACGGTTGCTACTGGTACTGATCCTTGCTTACCTCGCTTTAACTTGCTTGATCAAAGAATTTATATCAAGACTTGCGAAGGAACAAAGATTCATCTTGGCGACAAGAATAAGCTAAGTTCAGTTAATTACGGTGGTGGTGATACTGGTGGTGGTAACGTAACAGTTACATACAGCTATACCAACTTCAATGATTTTGTTGTTGCTCATAGCGGTGGAGATTTCTATGCTAACGTTGACGAAAACGGTTACACTCCTTAATTTTAGTTGATATAGATAATGGATTAACAACTTAGCTCCTTCGGGAGCTATTTTGTTTTGTGGATAGTGGAAATAATATGAATGATAAAAAAGAACAATCATTATACTTGAATAGAATATTAAGTGGGCGATTCTCGTTTATATATGGAGATAAGCAATATTGCTTGCTATATCCAGATATAGACACTAAATATCGCGCAGAACTTTATGCTCAAAATGAGTATGAAAAGAATAAGTTTAATGAATGGATTCAGGATGAAGATATTCTTTATTGGTTAATTGATGCTGGATTATGGAATCCACATATGGATAAGCAGTTGGAAGCCCTAGAAAAACAAATAGAAAATCTAAAAATTGATCTATACAATAGTTTTTTGAATCCAGATAAACAAAAAAAGATTAGAAGAACCCTGGAAAGCATAAGAAAACAATATAATAAATTTTACGGAATCAGACATAGTTTTGATCACTTGACAGTTAGCGGATATTGTGACGGATTAAAAACACAAATTATTCTTATTGAAGGATTAAGGGACAGTAATAATAATAAGATTTTTAGCTTAGATGATCTTAATGATGGAAATAGTGGATTATTTTACAATTTAGCGCAATATATTAATGAACACACAATTGATATTTCTATGTTCAAAGCTTTGGCCCGTGGAGATATGTGGAGAAGTTATTGGAGCGCTAATAAAGATTATGTTTTTGATAAACCTGTTACAGAATGGACAGATGAACAAAAAACACTTGTTGTATTAACTAAAATGTATGATAGTGCATATGAACACCCTGAATGTCCAGACGATAAAGTTATTGAAGATGATGATATGTTTGATGGATGGATGCTTGTACAAAGAAAAGAAAATGAAGAAAACAAAAAGAAACGTCGTAGCGAAAAATTATTAGAGGGCAAAAATCTTGGTAATGCTAAAGAGGTATTTTTAGTAGCAAGTAGTAAAGAAGAAGCGGAAAATATTTATAACTTGAATGATGGTGGCTCTAGAAATACTATAAAAGAAAGACAGGCGCTAATTAATCGCGCAGGTAAGGATATTAAGGAAGCAGATTTACCAGACGTTCAAAGAGATTTGGTAATGCAACAGACTCAAATGATGAAACAAAACAAGAGATAACTAGGAAACAATATGAACCAACAAGATAAACAAATTATCAAAAAAAGAATTCAGACAACTATGATTGGCGCACTTTATGAGTTTGAGGAAAATTTTGGTTATTTATGGGGTTTAGACAAGGAAGAATCTCAATTGACAGAAAAAGAATTAAGATTTCGTGATCAATGGGAAGACGCCCGAAACAACATATTAAACAAAGGAAATAATCAGTTGCGACAATGTTTGAGTGAATTAGAAAAATCACACGGACAAGTTAGATATAATTACAGATTTAAGAAAGGAAACCAAGATAATGAAAACTAGAAATTTTACTGTTAAGATCGACGATAAGGACGTAGAGTTTGTTGTTAAAAGCCCAAGTTTACAAGATCAGAGGGAAGCTACCAAGGTTTATAATCAGGCCTTTACAGAGGCTCTAAAGAGCAAAGCTGTGGTTCGAGCAAAATTAGACGATTTGCTTGTTGAGCAAGGTTTGTGGGACGAAGCAAAACAACAAAAATTTGCTGCCCTACAGGACGAAATTCTTGATGGCGAAAAGAAGTTAAGTAAGGGTGGTATTTCTCTAAAAGCAGCTAAAGATGTTGCTCTAAATATGCGAGTAAAAAGAGCAGAATTGCGTGATTTAATTAGTGTCAAAACAAATCTTGATACTCATACAGCAGAAGGCCAAGCTGATAATAGCAAATTTAATTATCTAGTTTCTGCTTGTGTGGTGTATAAAGATAGTAATAAGCCTTATTTTAAGGACTACGAAGACTATAACAACAGAGCATCTGATGTTGTAGCTCTTTTAGGCGCCCAAAATTTGGCTAATATGCTTTATGGTCTAGATAATGACTATGAAGATAAGCTACCAGAAAATAAGTTTTTGAAACAGTATAAATTTGTTGATGATAAATTGCGTCTTGTTAATAAAGATGGTCATTTAGTTGATAGCGAAGGAAGGCTAATTGACGAAAATGGTCGTTATATTAACGAGAAGGGTGAGTTCGTTGATAAAAACGGAAATCTTGTAGACAAAGAAGGAGACTATATAGTAGAATTCCAGCCATTCTTAGATGATGATGGAAAACCTGTAGTTTTAGAGGACACAACCAAAAATGAAGAATCAACACCGCCAGAAGAAAGTAAATCAGAAGAACCTGTTGCAGCCACAGTGTGATAAATTTTTTCACGGCGTTTCGTCATACAATATCCCTTATATTCCATGTGAGTATATGGGATTTTGTTTTTAATAAGGATCAACTATGGCTAGTAAATTCAATCTAACAGCAGAACTTAATCTACGTGGACCAGCAAATCTACGTACTGTTGTAGCTGATATACGCCGTCAATTAAGTGGCGTAAAGGTTGATGTTGGCGTTAATGTTGCAAAAAATGCTGGTCGTAATATTGACAATATAACAAATCGTCTAAATCAACTTAATGCCTCATTAGTACAAGCTCGCACTAGTACCGATCAACTAAACGCTTCTTTTGGTCAATTAGCGGCTATTGCTAGATCAATAGATACGGTCAATGTTAAAGCGTCTCAATCGACTAAACAACATGCTGACTCGATAAATCAAACAGCAAAAGCTGCTGCTGTAGCTTCTAGTAGAGTAGAAGAGTTTGGTAAGCAAAGCGCCCTTGCTATTAAGAGATTTGCGGCTTTTAGTTTACCTACTGTAACATTTTTTGCTTTAGGAAGAGCTGTTCAGTCTGGTATCGAGTCATTTATTGATTTTGATAAACAGATGGTAAAGTTGGAGCAGATCACTGGAAACACAAGAACTCAGCTAAAAAGTTTGAGCGGTGAAATAACTCGTCTTTCTACAACTATGGGTGTTAGTAGTTCAGAATTAGCTAAAGTCGCCGAAACCCTAGCTCAAGCTGGTTTGAGCGCAAAAGATACTACTACTGCTCTTCAAGCTCTAGCTAAAACAGATTTAGCTCCATCATTTGATAATTTGACCCAAACAACAGAAGGCGCTATTGCTGCTATGCGTCAGTTTGGTTTAGAAGCCAAAGATTTAGAGCGAGCACTAGGATCTATTAATGCTGTTTCTGCTGCGTTTGCTGTTGAATCAGGAGACATTATCGCTGCTATTCAGCGTACCGGTGGTGTATTTGCAAGCACAAGTAAGGGCGTAAGTGAAGGCACCGATGCTCTTAATGAGTTTGTTGCTGTGTTCACCAGCGTTCGTGCTACAACGCGTGAAAGCGCCGAGACAATTGCGACTGGTTTACGTACTATTTTTACGCGTATTCAAAGAGCTGGAACAATCAATCAATTAAAAGACTACGGCATTCAATTACAAGACTTAGAAGGTAAATTCGTTGGACCTTATGAAGCAGTAAAGAGATTAAGCGAAGGACTCAAATCTCTCGATCCAAGAGATATTCGTTTCTCTAGCATTATCGAAGAGCTTGGTGGATTTCGTCAAATTGGTAAAGTGTTGCCATTAATTCAACAATTTGCTACTGCTCAAGAAGCTCTTAAAGTAGCTCAAAGAGGACAAGGAAGTTTAACAGACGCCCAAATCAAGGCTCAACAAAGTCTTTCAAACCAATTTTCTAAAGTTCGCGAAAATTTCTTGGCTCTTATGAGAGATATTGGTAATAGCACAGCTTTTCAAGGTTTAGCGAAAATTGTTTTGGTTCTATCAAATAGTTTAATTGGTTTAGTTGGGGCCTTTAAACCAGTACTACCTATTTTGGCTGTTATTGGAGCTATTAAGGGAATTAGCGCTATTGGCAGTTTTTCAAAAGGATTTTTTGGAAGTAAAAAACAAGCAAAGCCATCATTATTTGCTGGTGCAGCTGGCGAAGACCCAAAAGAAAAAGCTACGCGAGAAAGAAACGAAGCTACTGCTAGAGCAGCAGAAGCTTTAAGGATTAATACAGACGCCCTTAATAAATTAACTGGCGCAATTACGGCCCTTGATGCTACTATTCAAAGTAGACCCACCTCAACTTTTAGTAAGGGTGGCAAGGTTCTTGGATTTAACACTGGTGGTATTGTTCCTGGTAATGGTGGTGGCGATAGAGTTCCAGCTCTTTTAGAGGGTGGTGAAGTAGTCATCAACAGAAGGGCTGCTCAAAGACATGGTAAGCATAACATAAATAAATTAAATAGATATGCTTATGGAGGCTTAGTAGACGCCAATATTGTTAATAGTAATGATCAATATATTGGATTAAAAAAAAATGATGGGACAGCAAAAGAGGATACATTTGATATTAAAACTAAAAGACAATATATTACATTAAAAAATGTTGATAGATATGCTGGAAAAGCAATAGCAGATGGTGAAGTTGTTAACTTTGATGCTCAAGGATACAAACAAAGAGCCAAAACACCAGGATGGAAACAATTTGAACAAATAATTGAACAATTAGGATATAAAGACTTAAACAAATCCACAAAGAGAAACAATTACCCCATTGACTTTACTAAAGGTGGTGAATGGTACGATGCAAAAAACGTATCCTCACCAGTTCCAGATAGGGAATTAGCAAGAAAGGCTTTACATCATATCTTAACGGAAACATATAAGAACTATGATTATCTCACACCACACAAAAAAATAAAAACTAGAGACGAAAACAGTCTACTAAAATATACAAATAAACCTATTACTGTAGGTGGAGATGAGATTGAAGCCACTAGAACTATTACTCAACTTATTCCTAGATATGAAGTAGATAATAATCAAAAAAATATAGATAAAATACAGGGTGCTATAACTGGTACAAGTAAACAAAAAGGAACACTAAGTCGTAATGCCAATAAGGCTTTACAGCAAGATCTACAAGACTTACAAACAGATAATACAGTAGGAACATTAGGGGCGCGCAAAATATTATCAGCTAGTAATAGACTTAGTAGTAATTTTACATTAGGTGGATTAGTTCAAAGCTTTGCGGAAGGTGGTCGTATTGGATATATTGATTCAGACGTTATTAAAGAACAACTCGCTGGACCAAAAGAAAAATCTATAGTCGACGCTATGGCTAGTTTGGGATTAGGAAAAAATAAGAAAAAAGTAAATACTTATGTTGCAAAACTTATTGATTTAGCTAAATCTTCTCGTGGAGCAGAAGAAGCTTCTGTTAAGAAGTTGAGTGTGCTTTTTGGTTCTGCTGGTAGTGGCAAGTCTTCTATCCTAACAGGAGCAGCGGGTATTCCAGGAAGATCCCCTTTTACTGGAAGTAAACCAATTTTAACGCCTAAAGATATAGATGACGTAGAAGAAGTTGTAATAGCTACAAGTACAGTAACTCCAGATAAAATCAAGAGATTTATTTCTGATGCAGATGAAGTGTACGCTATTAGTGCTACGACACAAGCAGAACAAGAAAGAATTAAACAAAATAGAAAATCCAGAGATGAAACGGGATTAGGATCTTATGGGCGTAAAGCTGGGGCCACAAAAACCGCAAAAATTGATACTGTATTTGAAGAAGCTTTATTACTAGAACTACAACAACAAAATCAAGCGCGAGGCAAATCACAAAAACTATCTATTTTTGGAAGAAGCGATAGCGATGAATTTAGAGAAAAAACTGGAACAGAACTACCTAGTTTTAGAAGAGAAAAAATTAGCATTGCGAGAGGTAGCTTTGGACCATTTACCGCTGGTCACGAATATCTACAACAATTTGCCCAAGAAGAATACGGAATCCCACCACAAGCTTTTGCTTATTTGGTTGCTCCAGACGAAGGAATAGATATTGGGCGAGAAATAACTAATCACGATATTAGAACAGCTATCTTAGATCAATCTATTCGTGAAGCTGTAGTTCAATTAACTTCTAGAAAAGGCAAGAGCTATAATGTTGGAGCTACTGGTCGTGGAGATAGAAGTATACCACAAGGAATAGAAATAACCAAATCTGGAGCAGCGCAAAGATCGGTTCTATTACCTGGTGCCGGTAGCATCAATATTGTTTCTAAGGCTGATGCATCGGCTAAAAAATTAGCTAAACTAGAAAAAGCTTCCCAAGAAGCCGGATATAAACTGGTGGATATTCCTCGATTTGAAGGTATTTCTGGATCGCAAGTTAGAGAAGCTATCGAAACTGGAGATCTAACCACTCTACAATATGCTCTTAATCCCACTTCATATGCTATAATGAAGAAAAATTTACAAAATATTCAAAATAGAATTAGGGCCGTTCCAGAATTAATTACCAAAAATAGAGCAACATTAACATCAGAATTAGATCCAATAGACGAGAAGATTCGTGAACTAGGACCAGATCCAGCCAACTTCAAAGAAGTAAATGAGCTTAAAAACCAAAGATATGATATCATATCATCATACTCATACTCTTTACATAAATCGTTACAAGAATTAGCTTCACAAGATCCAGTTAATTTTGCTATTGACACAAATATTTCCGACGAAGAACTATCCTCTGCTCGACTAGATATAGCCAATAGAGCGCCCTTAAAACAAAGATCAATTGAAGAAGCGGTTTTAGCAACACAACCTAGAGTTTTAGCTGAATCTGTTCCAGCTTTCGCAAACAAGAAGAAAAAAACTAGTACTGGTAGAGGTAGACAATATAATATAGAAAGAGAACCTACTTTAAATGAACTTCAAGATTCTTCTGGACCTTTTTCAGAACTAGCTCAGTTAACAGTTAAAGATCCACAAGAAGTTCAGGCTAAAATTAAAGACTGGCAAGAATTTGTAAAAAAAACTATTAGAGATGCTGGATTAGATGAATATGGTGGCTTTAAAGCTTTAGATGGAAATTCTGGTCCAGCAACTATTGCTAGTATTTTTGACCAAAAAGCAGGTAAAGCAAAACCAATAACAAAAAAAGTACCAATATTAGATCCAAACGGTAATCCTACCGGTAAATATCGAGATACAGGAGAAATAATTGGATATCAAAAATCTAAATCAAAAAAGGGTCGCACAAAAGAAGATCAAGCAGTTATAGACGCTGTTATTAAAACAGCAAGAGAAGCTAGAGAAAAACTTGTTGACAAATACAAAGAAGGAAAAAGAGAGTCTTATAGCTTTATAAAGCCAGTAGATGCTACTGAAACATTAGATTTCAAAAAACAAGGACTATTATTTGCGGGAGTTGGTATTAATGGAGAGCCATATAGCCCAAAAAGATTATCTTTAGGCTCTGGTTTAGATGTTTTAGTTGGAGGATATATATTAAACGATAAAGATACTCGTAAAGAAATTGAACAATATTCTGAAAACACAATAAGAGCAGAAAAAACAGCCGCAGAGAAAGGACAAGCTGGTGTGGCTGCGTCTTATCTAAAACGTGGTAAAAAATTAGCACTAGATTTTGATAAAACATTAGTTACTGGAGCGGATCTTCATGGCGACGATTTAGATGCGTTTGCTGATATAGATAAAGTAAAGGCTAGTTTAGAAAATCCTCAAACTAAATTAACAATATTAGGAGAGAAATTAAGAAGAGTATTGGCTAGTCAAAAAGCTCAAGCTACAAAAACTGATTTATTATCTAGAATGAGAGTTGTAACAGCAAGACCTCATCATACTGTTGGAATTTTAGGAAATTGGTTAGCTCAACAAGGTATACCTATAACAGATATTAAGGGTGTTGGAGGAAAAGGATTATCTGATCAACAAGTTGCAGAAGCTAAAGCCGCTTTATTAGATTTAGAGTCATTATTTATTGATGATAATGAAACTAATGTGAGAGTTGCCAAAGAACAAGGCTTTAATGCAATTAGATATGGTGCTGCTGAATTCGACGAATCTGGAGAAAGATTACATAGAGGACAAGACGTTATTGAAGGACTATTTCTTCAAAATATAATCAAAAGATTTAGCGGTAGACAAGCTGTTGGCGGAATCAATAATACTAGTATGGATTTTCCAACAGGGCTTGGATTAGCAGCAGAATTATTTCCTGGTTTAGATCCAGATATTCCCACAGACGCAAAAAGAACCTTACGTGGAGCCTCCGACTTAAAGAGTAATATTACAAATTATCTTAAGAAAGAAGGAAGATTTAATACAAAATCAGTAGGAGCAGCGCAAGGTCAATTAGAGCCAGTTGGATTTGCTGGCGGAGGTATTGTTCAGCGATTTTCAAAAGCTGGACAAGTAGATTACGATCCCAAAACTAAAAGAGTAATGAATATTCTTGGGAAAATTAAAAGTCCAACTGGAACAATAGATCCTAGCAAATTAAGTGAAGCTGAATTAGGTATATTATCTAGTCTTGGCGGAACATCGCAAATAGGTTCTCGTTTATTCGAGGCTCCTGGTGTTGGAGAGATGAATAAATTTGTGAGAGAAAATGAAGCAGACAGAGGAAGATACGCAGCTGAAATTAAGACCAAAAATGCTCCAGTAAGAGAATCTCGTGCAGCAGAACAAAGAGCCAGACGAGCAAGAAAAAGTGAAATAAGGGAGATGAGTGAAACAAGACTCGCCCAAATGAATCTATTTGGTGGTATGACGGAACTAGATCCAGAAATTATCGAAGGTATTGATAAACCAAATCCAGAAGATATTTTTGGGGCTTTAAGAGAAGCTTTTGCTGAAACAACAGATAGAGGAAAAGCTTTAGCAGAAGAGGGTGGGGGATTTTTAAGTAAGTTCCGCGAAGGAATCAAAAAGAAAAAATTTATTTCTGCGACAGAATTCGTAGGAAGTTTACCTAATGCCGAAGAACAAATCAAGTCTGCTCGTAGAGAATTACAATCACAGTCAGCCAGCACAAAAGATTCAAAAATACAAAAAAGTCTAGCGGATCAATTAGGAAAATCTTCTATAGGACTAGAAGAATTGGCTGCTTATCGTGGGGGTGCATTGCCAGCTAATGCTAGCAGAGCGACAAAATTTGCGTGGACAATGAGCCAAATGGTTGAAGGAGCTAATGAGTTAGCTAAAGGTGGAATAGTTGGATTTGCTAATGGAGGAAACGCAGATTATTATTCTTTAGAGAAGAATAGTGGGTTTAAATCTGGAGAGTTTGATGAATTAGTGCGATTTGCTAAAACTAATGGATTCACATTGCCAGAATTTCAAAAATATTTAACAAAAAGACTAGCCGAGAAAAAAACTAATAGTCAGTTAATGATGGACCCATTACAATTGGCTCAAGCATTGATATCTCATACTCCAACGCCAACAGATGCCCAACGTAAATTAGCTGATTCATTAAAAGGAGGGCCAATAGACGCCCAATATAATCCTAAATATGATAGGGTTGTTAAAGGTTTTGCTAGTGGTGGATTGGCCGAACACACAGACTCTATGGCTGGATTGATGCGCGACCTATATGGCAATAGATCAAGCGAAACACCAACCAAAAAACAAAAGAATTTTGGACAAATTGCCTTAAGAACAGGAAATAGAATACAAGCAAATTATTTTGACGGCCCCGATAGAACAGGTTATGTTATAGCAGATAAAATGGGAGATATATTCGCTGTTCAATCCTCTTCAGCTACAAGTGGTTATGGTCCAAAGCTATACGATATTGTAATGGAAGCAGCTACAGAACAAGGTTCGATGCTTACATCTGACAGAAAAAGTGTAAGTAAAGAGGCTAAGGCTGTTTGGGACTATTATTTTAATAAAAGATCAGATGTTAAGAAAATACCATTAGATCCGATTGATTGGGTCTCTAATAACAGACTACTAGATGAAAAACTATATGGACCTCCAGATACATGGCCTCCATATAATGATCCTGCTTGGGTACTGCAAACAGGGTATCAAAAGAATCCGTCAGATATTAATAATCCAGACTTAGTCCAAAGATTAGCTATTGGTGGATCTGCCTCGTTTGCTAGTGGAGGAATAGTACCAGCCCGAGTATCAAACGGAGAAGGATTTGTTCCTCCTGCTCAAGCTAAGAGTATTGGATATGGCACCTTATCTAAAATGAATCAAGCAGATCGTATTGGTGGATTTGCTAGTGGTGGAAGTATTAGCAGATTTAGTGGGCCAGGTAGCGGAACCAGTGACTCTATTGGGCCTGTTGGTCTACCAGTAGGAAGTTTTGTAATTCGTAAGAAGGCTATGGATGCTATGGGGTATGCTAAGGGAGGAGTTGTTGGATTAGCTGCTGGTGGTGTTTTAGATAAAGAAAGACTTGATTATCTTGACTATTTAGCCAAAGAAAGAGGACAAACAGTAGCCCAATATCAAAGAGCAGAAGCTGGAAATGTAGTTAAAAGAGCTAATGAAATTCAATCAGAAAGCAAACAAGCTAAAAGAAATCTAACTCTGTTAGGAACATCACAAAGGAAAAATTTGGGCGGAGTTAATGTAGCGGCCACAATAAAAGCAGGCACAACAGACGCTAATTTTGCAAAAGTAAATGCTGCTGTAGAAGCTTTTACTAATCAGATACAAAAAGCTGATCCAACACTATCTTACGATAAAGCTAGAGCTGCTGCTATAGGTATGGCAGATGCCTTGGCTAGAGGTGAGACCTCTGCTGATTCTGTAGCTGTAGCAAATAAGACTCTTAAAGGAAAATTAGATATAACTGTCACTAGCACTGAAGCCCTTATAAAAGCTGCCGATGATGCTGGTGTCGCTTTAGAAGACTTAGGGGCCGAAGTAACTACAGATGCTACTGGTAAGATAGTAGGTATTAAAAATAAAGGTTCGGCCTTAACAGATCAAGAATTTCTACAATCTCGTGCTGGGCAAAGATTTGGGGCGCTTGGAAATATACTACCAGCAAGAGCATTACAAGGATTTGCTGAATCTGGATTTGGTAAGGTGTTAGGTTCTGGTGCCGATTTTATTGAAGGTAAGAGCGGCGGAAGATTTGGTAACCTAAGTAGAGGTTTTGCTGCTCTTGGTGGATTTCAAGGAATAGGAACTGGATTAGCTGGAGCAAGTGAAGGAATTAAAAGCTTGTTGCCTGTTGGAGTTACTGATGATCCCGGTATTGCTGGTACTTTTGGCGGATTAACTGGAGCTGGTACTGGAGCTGCTGTTGGAGCACAATTAGGTTCTTTTGCTGGTCCAATAGGAACATTAATCGGAGGTATTGGTGGGGCTATCGTTGGTGGAATTAAAGGATATTTTGAAGCTAGTAATCAAGCAGTACTAAAAGGCGCTTTTGATAAACTTTCAAGCTCAACATCAAAACTAGACGACGCCTTTAAGCGTCTAGATAACGAATTTACTAAAGATAATTTTAGCGAAACAACAAAAACTTTACGACAAGTTGCCCAAGACAATGTAGCTATCGGTAAAATAGCTACTGAGGAAAAAACTTTTAGTAATTATTTTACAAGACCAAGCGATGCTGTAAGACAAGAAGCTCTAACAGGCTTTATATCTCAATCAAGAAATATAGCTACATCAAACGTTAAACTTGGACAAATACAAGCATCCAAATTAGCAACAACAGGCCAATTGGATAATGCAAGCTTTAGTCCTATTTTAGAGCAGTTTGCTACGCAAGATCAGAAAAACGAAGCGGCAGTTTCTGCATATGTAGCTAAGATGTCAGAAGCTGGAGCAAGCGAAGAACAAATAGGGAAAATACTAACAACAAATAGAACACTAGCTATTAAAAAAGGTCTAGAGTTTATCGCAGCAGAAGACGCCCTTATCAAAAAGAATGAACTTACAGTAAGGGGAATAAAAGAAGTAGAAAGAGCCACATTTAGATTATTAGATGTTTATAGAAAAGCAGGAGCCAACGCCCAAAGATACGGAGACGAACTAGAAAATGTTACAAATCGTATTGCTGGATATATAGGAGATTTAACTGGTGCCGCGCAGCTACAAAACGTCAATAGAGAAAATGAACAGGTATTTGCTAATATATCAGCATATTCAAAAGATGAAATTCGCGCCGCAGCCGAGCAAGTTTCTGGGTTTTCTGGAAATACGCCAGAAACAAAAGAATTAGCTGGGCAAGCAATAGTTGCCAAAGTATTAACAGATGAATTACCTGGATTGATTTCTAGATCTGGTGGAGATAAAGGAGAAATAATTAAAGGACTAACAGCCGCTTTTGAGGCACAAGGAATTAAGGGTAGAGGAGTTAATGAAATATTAAGTCAAATTGAAAAAGTCATTGATGACAATAACGATAAAGGAACAGGCTCTGGATCTCTACTAGAAGATTTAGATAAGAGTGGGGTTTACACAAAAGCGTCCAAAACTGCCGAAGAAGCAGTTAAGACACTAGGAACCCTGCAAAAACAATACAATGATACCTTGCAAAAACTTATTGATTTTTCAAACCAAAGAAACCAAATCATACTTAAACAGAACGGCCTATTACGCAAAGCAGAACAAACTAGACTTAAAGCAGAATTAGAACTAGCTGATGTTTTAGGTAAGAGTATATCATTAGATAAACTTAATAAGCCGTTCGAGACCGAAATAAAATCTCTAACTTCTAGTATTGCTGGCGCTGGATTTTTAGATGGGGAAACATTAGATCCAACAAAAATTGGACAAGCTATACAAGGAGCTGCTTCTAGAAATAAGGATTTAGAGCAAGCTATTCTTAATGAAAAAGCACAGTTCAATAATGCTACTACAGAAGAACAAAAAAATCAAATTAATCAAAATATTAGAGGATTCCAAGAAGAACTAGCTAAGAATAAATTAGGGATTACAGAAGCAACAGAAGCTCTAGAAAAATTGGCTGACGACGGAACTCGTGCCGCTAATGCTTTAACTAAAATTCAAGAAAAGCAACAAAGAGGTAAAGCTACTACAGATAAGATTTTTGAAGCTTTTACATTAGATCCACAACAAGTAATAGAGCGTAATTTTCAAGCCGGTATTTTAGGAAACATACTAAGTGGAGACAGAACAGCCCTAGCTACTTCACAAGGTCGTGGTGCTGCTGTTGCTGGATTAGAACAATTTAATGGAATATTACCAAAACAACTATATAATGAATTAAGATCGCAGTTATTAGAAGCATTTTTAAGATCCACTGGGGGATTAACAGAAGCACAAATTCAACAACAGGTTGAGTCTGTGAAAAATGAGGGCATCGACCCAAATGATCCTTTAATTCAAGCTTATAAAGAAGCTTCTAGCAATTCTATTGATGCTATGAATGCTTTAAGGCTATCACAAGATGCAGCAAGAGAAGAACTTACTAAAGAAATGAGAAATTTGAGCATTAGCTTAAATGGAGTTGGAAATATATTTCAAGGAGCCTTAGGTAGTTCACGCGGACCTGCTCCAGACGAAAAGGCTAGTGGTGGTAGAATTAGATTATCTAAAGGAGGTAAAGCTGTTCCTGTTAGAGTTTCTAATGGAGAAGGTGTTTTTAACCGAGCAGAAGCTGCAAAAATAGGATATAGTAGACTTCAAAAAATGAACCATGCTGATAAAAATGGGCACCAGTATGATGGAGATATTAATCGGTTCAATGGTCCTGGTACTGGAACTAGTGATAGCATATTTACACAATTAGAGGAAGGCAGTTATGTTATTAGAGCTAAGGCAATGGAGGCTATGCAGACAGCAGCTAATGGTGGTAAAATTCAAAGATTAGGTGTCGGCGGAATTACAATTAATGGAAATTATTATCCGGCTAGCGATAAAGAAAACGAATGGAATCCAGAAAAAGAATTAGCAGAAATAAATAGAAGAGCAGAAGAGCGACAAAAAGAAGCAACTAATAGAAAAGCCGATTACGATAAACAGATGGTTGAAAGATTTGGAACAAAAGAAGATCGTGAGGCCTCTAGAGTAGAAGCACAAAGAAAGAAAGCCGATGCACAAGCTAGATTAGATGAGGCAACAGCAAAAAGAGAGGCTTCTATTCAGGCTCTTTTAAATCCTGTTCAGGTTTCTGAAACAAGAACACCAGAAGAAATACAAACAGTAATCAACAATAGAGCTAAACAAATTGAAGATAGATTAACACAAGAAAGAAAAGGTAGAAGCTTGGCCTTAAAGGGCTTAGATCCTAATTATGAACAGCTAAAAGCAGATAATGCGCCAGCAACAGCAATAGGTAAGCTTAGAATATCGGACAATTTAAAAACTTTTGAATCACTAGTGAATGAAGGAGATGAATTAGCGATATACGCTAAGAAATTTGGTCTAGAATCAGCTTTTAGAAAAGAAATAGAAAATAGATATAAATATTCTAATAATTTGCCTAGTCGTAGAACTAGATCTATAATACGAGATAAAGACGGAAAAAATCCAGAGTATGTGACCTCTGATAAAACTGAGATACGAAATATTTTAAGAAAATTATTTAATGAAAGAATGCGAGCAGAACGAGAAGCTGATCGTAAAGTTCAAGAAGCTAATCCTAATTTAAACAAAAATAATTTCTTAGTTGGTCTTAAAGCTGCTGGCGAAAATTTAGCTAACAATCCAGTAGCAGGAGCACTAAATAGAGGATATAGAGGAACTATTGGGGCGGGCTTAAATGCTATAGGGGGCGGACTTGGAACTCTTGTTGGTTTAGGAGCCAAAGGATTAGGATTTAATGATTTTGGAAACGATCTAGTTGAAAGAAGTGGCAACTTAATAGGTGCAGCGGGAAGAGATGTTATAGACATTTTTAATGCAGATAGACATCAAGCCCAAGGAAGAAATCTTTTAAATCTTTTACAGGGTAATTTTAATTTTGAAGAACAAACCAAAACATTTACTGATCAACAACTAGAAAAAAATGTACAAGATTCTGGAAGTTTGGCCCCATTTACCCAGGCCGCACAATTAACATCTGATATTGCCGGAGGATCATTGTTTGATTCTGGTAATGTGGTTAAAAAATTGGCAACTAGATCCGTATCTAATCTTGGTGAGATTGCTACTAATGTTGGTAAAAGAATAGCAAGAAATCCATATGTATCTAGAGGAGTACAAAACGCATATAATATATCTGCTAAATATACAGATTTTGTCTCTGGTTTGGGGCCAAATTTAATTAATAGCGGGAAAAGAAGTATAGCTAATTTTCCTAATGTAATAGGTAAAATAGGTACTTTTACTAAAGATATTGTTGGAGATATCCAACCATTAGATTATTTAAGATATATACAAAATAGTATTTCTAATAAAAGTAAAAATATAACAGACACAATCTATAATAAAGTTCCACAATTTGTTAAACAGTTTATAGAAGACCAAAAAAATAAAATAAATTTTACTAGACAAAATTTTAAACTACCAAAATTACCACAAAAAAATACGGTATCAAAATCTTTAACTTTTAAAGAAGTTACTGCTAGTGGATTTGCTAACTCTGGTGATGCGTTTGAAGCTAGTAATAGATTAAGAGAAGCTCAGTTAAAAGCCAGAGATATTATAGCCGAATATGCAAGTTCTCCAGAAAAAGCTAGAGAGCTTTTATCTAAAAATAATTTATTTGACGTTGACGTTTTAGAACTAGATCCATCTTTAAGTCAGAAAGTTAATGCTCTTTCAGGAAAAACTGGTGGGATTGGAGCACAATATTCTCCAATCAATAAAGCTGTTACTATACCTAAAAAAGATTCAGGAATGGGATTACTGATTCATGAAATATTACACGCTTTTCAACATAATGTCGGAATAGCGTCTAACGCAAAAGATCCTTTTAGATTTTTACAAGCTAAATCTTTAAGCGGAACAAAAGCGTTAAGAAAACAAATGGAAGATTTTTTGCAACCAGGAGGAGCATATGAAAAATTAGTTTCTGATTTACGCGGAAATGCTAATGGTGCTGGGTTTTATGATAGTAAGAAAATTTTAGATCAAGGAAATTTTGAGTTACTTACTAATTTGGGTCAAGCTGCTGATACTGACGCTTTTAAGAATAATCAAGCAGCACAAGACATGTTAAAAGCTATTATAAAACATATGGGATTCAAGAATGGAGGTCCAGTATACGCTAACTCAGGCGGATTAATGAGCAAATTCTTTAAGCCAAAGGGGGCAGACAAGATTCCAGCTATGCTTTCTGAGGGAGAGTATGTTATTAATCCAAAAGCTACTAAAGAAAATTTTAGGTTATTAGAGGCTATAAATAATAATAAAGTAGGTTCCTATAATAAGGGAGGATTAATTGAAGAGCTTGAAAATCAAGGAAGAGAATACGTAGACAGAGAAATTGATGCTGACGATAGATATCAAATCGCATCTAATTTTCATATATTTCAAAGAGAAGGAACAACAAAAGATAATTTACTACAGCTCGCCGCACGCGCTGCTTCAAATAGAAGAGACAAAACCAACGAAGCGCTTAATAATCCACGAGGTATTCCTTGGGAAGAGTTATCAGACAAAGAAAGAGACGAATTAATAAAACCAGAATTAGATCGTCTTAATTCAATTGCAAACGAATATCAACAAAATCCAGAAGAATTCAAAAAGAATAATACGTTTCAAAATTTTTCAGACGCTCTAGATACAAGAATTAATCATGGTGAGTTAGTCAGACTCGCCAAAGAAAAAGGAACAGATAATTTAGAAGAGACTGCTGGTCAAGCTGGCAAAATGGGTGTTGCTGGATTTGGGCTGGAAAAGGGCTATAAAAAAACAAAAGAGCGTGGAACATTTGATAGACCAAGATTACCTACTAGACAAAAACAAGAAGAGTCGGCACCACAGACTACTTTACAATCCTCATCCGTACAAAATAGTCAACCTTTACCAAAAGTTAAGCCTAAGTCTATGTCTGAATTTTTTGGAGTAAAAAATATTACTCCAGAAAAAATGCCGTCATACAAAGAAAGAAAAGCACAACAAGCAACTAATACTAAACAAAATATTCATAGTCAAGCAGCGAAAAATCCAAAAAGTTTAGCTGGATCTAGATCAAATCTAATTAAAAAAGCCGAAGCAGAAAAACAAGCACGAAAAGATAGGGCGGCAGAAAGAATTCGAGAAAAAGTAAAATTAGGTACAGCAACAGCAAATCAACAAGAAATATTAAGTACGTATGATAATCAACAAAAATATGGATCTCCTGAAGCTCAAGCTCAATTAGCTCAAGGAATACAATCAATTCAAAATACAGGATCTTTTATTGGCGGCATGGCCTCTAATTTATATTCTGGAGCAAGTAATGCTGTTGCGTCTGCTGGATCTATGTTTGGACAAAATAAACCAGCGACACAAAGAGGTCTTCAGACTCCTACATCTCCAATACCAATAGCTTCAGCTACTAAATCCTCTACATCAACAACATTAGCTAATTCTACTCCGATTCCTGCTTCTGGTACTGTATCTCCAGACGCATCAACCGCTAGTGCCAGTGCTTCCTCAATAGATATTTCTGGTTTAACTAGTGCTTTTGATATATTTGGTAAACATGTTGCTACTTTTGGAGAACATGTTAATACTTTTGGAACACATACTACTGCGTTTGGTGGATATGTTGATAAACTTCAGACAGCTATTACCGATGCTAAAATTGAGCTTGTAGGAAATTATAAGGTTGACGTTAATATAACTGGAGCAGAAAGTATTGGAAAACTAGAAGAAAAAATGAAGGAGTGGGCTACAGAAATTGTAACTTCAAAAGTCAATGAGTTACAATCAAAAGTATCTGATGCAACACGCGGAGCGGTAAAGCCTCCAGCCACACAAGGAAAAACTAATAAAGAAAGATAATTATGACCTATAATCCAAAAGTCAAGTTATATTATTACAATGGAACTGATACAGCAGACGAAACAAATCGTCTTGTGCCAGCGCCCTTAATATCTATTGCTCCAGAATATTATTATGCTAACGATACTGTAATTGGTTATACTAATCAAATTACCCTAAAGGGATATGTTACATCACTAGATTTGCGAGATACACCAACTTCTAATCCTGGTTTTAGTGGTGTTTTAGAATCTATTAAAACAACAAAGAATATCTTGAATAGAAATGGTGGAACTCTTGAGGTCGTTGATGCGGAAGGAACCCTATTAAAAGCCACGGGCGGAATCATTCGTGAACTAAACTTTGATCAAGGAAGCAATAACTGGAATAATTACGGCGAATATTCTGCATCGATAGAATTTAATGAAGTGCAATATGGAGATTGTTTGGGCGAGGGTTCGATAATTTCTTGTTCGGGAATTCCAGAAGGATATACCGATTCTCCACTTCTTCTAGATATGAAACAATATCGCGTTAAATCGATGAATGATAACTGGACTTTTAATGTTAATGAGGATGCCTATAATACTTATGATGGAATTAAAAATGAATTTATACAGATAACATATACAGTTTCAGCACAAGGAAAACACTATTGGAATGGTGAAAATCTGATTCCAGCATGGGAACAAGCTAAAAACTTTTGTCAGTACAGAGTACATCAACAAGTAACTAGATTAATAGGAGGTATACTAAAAAGAACAGCGGATACTGCTTGTGGTACTGGTGGTACTTTATCTACAATTTTTGGAGCTGGTCCAGATGGTTTATTAGATGGGCTAGATAACGCAGACTATAACATATATAATGAGACTATAACGTGTAATACATCTGAAAAAGAAGGAAATTTTGAAGCAACATATAGCGCAATTTTAAAAAGGGATTATTCTTTTTCTTTTAATAATCCGGATACTATTCACACTTTTACTGTTAATAAAACTGTAGTTAATGACGGAAAACAAAAAAACACACAAATTGGAGTAGAGGGTAATATTAGAGGTTTAATACCAGGAGGATTAATACAACAATCAGGAATAGTAAGTTTTCCTAATACTGGTACTATCTTAGTAACTGGTTCACCCTCCACAAATCGCTATGACAATGCTTCTACAGGATATGATTTAATAGGAACAAGACGTTCCTTAAATGATGATTTTTTGGCTTATTTGGGCGTTAATAATGCTTCTTTGGGGGTTTCTGGTGTGTGTATTGATCCTAGTGGAATACCAGAACCTATTAGTCATAATTTAGTTCATAATTATGTAGAAGGTAGTATTAATTATAGTAGTTCATATGACACAATTAGCGCTGGTAGAAAAGCTAAGCCTTATCAAAATCTAACAATTAATGTACAAGAAAAAACACCAATTATAGCAGAATTTATTGTTCCTGGCAAAAGTGGTGGACCAGTTATTCAAAATTTGAATTGTTATAATCCAAAACGTGTAACGATAAATATGGATGGATTATTACCGGCTTCAGGATGTTGTGATTCTCCTGCGGATTTAGTGAATGCTGCTTGTGCTCAATTAATTGCTTTTAGTGGTATACCAGATATTACTTTACCTAATTCAAAATTAACAGAAAATAAATACACAAAAGGAACGGATGGATCATTCAGTATTACAAAATCCTTTGTAATATATGATACTGGTCCTTAAATTAGGAGCTTAAAATGCCAGACTTTTATTATGGGCCAAATAATACTTTTACTTCTCCTTATAAGGTGGAACCCGCGCCCAATATCTCTATACAAACACAATTAGTTTATGGTAACGATACAGTTATTGGATATTCTTATATCATATCTATTAATGGAACCGCCCTACAACAAGACCAAATTGGAGATATGCGTTTTGTTACAGAAGCTATAGATAATATTAGAAAGATCTTTGCGCGAAATGGTAGTGATTTAACTATAAGAGACGGTTCCACAAATATGTTAAGGGCAAAAGGCGGAACCCTAAAGTCTATAACATTCGATAATAGCTCTAATAACTGGACAAGCACAGCGCCCTATCAAATTCAGATAGAATTCAACGAACTTGAAGTATTAGGAGAAACGTTCGGATGTGCCGCTGGTGGATTTTTAGATATATCAACAAACACGATTGATCTTATTGATATTGACGACTATAAAATTAAAGACTTTCAAGACGGATGGACTTTTGAAGTTAACGAAGCCACCCACAACCATCTTTTTGGACACACTCTAGGAATAAACAATTCAGAAATCGCCCTAACATATTCTATATCTGCAACAGGGAAAAACTATTTTACTAACGGCAATTTAGCTCCTGCTTGGATGCAAGCTAAGAGGTTTGTACAGGATAGACTATATGATCAGACACGCGATTTATCTAAAGTATTATCACTAGAAGGAAATTCTTGTGAATCTACCAAAACTCTTGCAAATTTACACGAAAATACTGCTGGTGAAGGCATACTAACTGGTATAGCATATAACATATACAACGAAACCCTAACGTGTTCTGCATCAGAAAGTGACGGAACATTTAGTGCCGAATATTCTTGTATCTTAAAAAATGGTACGAGTGGAGATTATCATGCTTCAAATGTTAAGCATACTGTAAATAAATCTACAGGAACAACATTAACTGGCGCAAAATATACGAATAATATCAGTATTGCTGGAGAAATTACCGGATATTGTGAAGGAGGAATTTTGCAAAACGCTGGAGCTTTTCAGTTTCCTAGTACTGGAACTATATTACAAGCAAATTCTACGTCCACTAAATATAGTAATGCTGCGTCATTTTTATCTCAAATTATTGACGGCGATGATTTAACTAGTGCTTTTAAGACAGATTTAGGTATTACTTATGACGAATTAGAAATTCCTGGTGGAGATTGTGGAGATTCTACTCTTAAACCAGTGACATTTAATATAACTCATAATTACATGAATGGTGTAATAACTTATAACGCGGAATATAATACAGATAGAAGTTGTGTTCAGGAATTTGCGGACGGAACAGTATTTTCTACATCAATAGACGTAGAGGAACCAGTACCAGTATTAGCTGAATTTATTGTTCCTAATGGAAATTTTATTATACAAGACATAGGGACTGTTACTGCCAGAAAAGTAAGCGTAACTTCTCAAGGAAGAAAAAATATGACATATTGTTATGATACAGATTTAGGTGCTTTTATAGAAGAGATAGCAACTAGTAGTATTTCTGGCTTATTTCCGTTTTTAGTATTACCAGATGAGGAAATATATACTTTGACAACTAAGAATTTTAATTATAATATCTTAGATGGATCGTATACAGTGAATTTGTCATATATTTGTCAGTCAGGATGTCCATTATAATGGGAACAACAACAGAACTACAGAATGTTTTTGATTCGCCAGGAGCTTTGAAGTTTTTGGGCGCTTCTGTACTTTCTTTCAATAGCAATCTAGGAATTGGTTCTGGAAGCGAAAGTACTTTAACAGTTGAGTTAGTAGAAGACTGTGACGAAGGAGACATATTTCAACCTAATATTGGAACTGTGGAGGTTGGATACCCAGTATATTTTGACACAACAACTGTTGGTGCAACTTTTATGTTTGGGGGTGTTTTAACAAACTGGACAAAAAATCGCTCATCAGGTGGAGATACATTCAGTGCAACAGTAACCGATCCAAGACAGTTATTACAAAATGTAAGTGTTGTTGTTGATAGTTATCTTGGTAGTCCAGTTAACGGAAATAATAACTATGTTAATGCTTATGCGTATTTTGAGGGCGATGTATTAAATGGTAATTGTGCTGTTTTTGGTGACTCATTTAGTAATGAAAGAGGAATGCCGTATGGTAAAGTTATAGAAGCATTAACAGCTATTAATCCAACAGTTTATGCTCCTACTGGTTATGGATATACAGTTAATTGGGCTTCTTTACCTGGAGGATTACCAGAATACTATAGGGTTGCTGGTCCACAAACTTTACTACAATTAATTCAAGATGTTTGTGATGCAACAGGTAATATGTTTTATTGTTATCTTATGCCTGGAGATATTATCAACATAGGATTAATTGATCTAAAAGTCGCCCCGACATCTTTTTCTGCTATTATTGACGAATTTGATGGATACGCTACTGAACTATCTTATGGACAAGAATTACGCAATGATGTTACTAAAGCAGTTATTTTTGGTGAATATCAACATTATTTAACATATATCAATGACTTCAAATTTTATTTTGGTGAAGACCTGGATACTAACACCGGAGAATATTATCCAGTTGTTGGAGAAAATGGAACAAATAATCTTTTTTGGATTAATAAGAAAATCACTGATCTAAACAGTCAACTTATAGTTCCTTTTGCAAATGATGGGCCTTATGAGTTCTGTGAGCTAGAGCTTTTAGCTGCACAAGCTGGTAGAGAAATGTGGATGATGTATACTTTTTGTAATAATGCTGTTAACGGAGCTAATGAGTTTAGCGATTTAGTTAAAACTAGATATACTGATAATTCAGAAAACATTAAGACTTTATTAAATAATCTTGTTGCTGCATATGATGCCACTCCAGATCCAGAGAAAAAAACATCGCTTGCTAAAAATTTTATTACTAGAATAAGGTCAGCTAGAGAAGCAAATGTATTACAACTAACTCAGGAAGATCAACATGATTTAGATACTATATATAATTTTGTATTAAATCTAGCAAATACATATTACGGAAAACAGTTTTTATGTCCCTTAAATGAAAAAATTTGTGGTTATTTTGGTGACGATTTTCAAGAAAAAATATTCTCTAGTGTTCCTACGAGTGCTGGTGGTTGGGTTGAGCAGAATGAGCCGTTGATAGGTTTAAGTGATCCAGATTTAGGTTTATTTAGATCAGACGATAATAGAGTTACGTCTTTTGCTTTATTTACTTTGGATGGAACAACTGAAGGAGATTCTGGCACTGATGATACTAGCGATGCTAGTCCTGGAGAAATGGGAGAGGGAGAATAATGCCAGATATTCAAGTACAATGCGGTAAATTTGATCTGAATAGTGTGTCCATGGATGATGTTATCTCAACACAATCTAAAACATGGATTAAAGCAGATGTTGAAGAAAAGATTATATTTTATGATGGTGGTGATGGAATTAGACCACATGTAGTTATTAAATTGGGTGGTCCTATTGGTGTTGGTTTTTGTGAAGATACCAAAGAACTAAATAGATCATTAGCTATGCTTTTTGCTGCTTTTTATGGTAATGATCCCGTTAGCTCTCCTGGGGGCGGAGGAGGAAGATCTCCATCAGTTTTTGTTAATCAATCAATACCAGCAGGTCTTACAACAGCTTTACGCCAGGCCGGATCAGCGATAGATAAAAATAACATCAACGTTTTGGGATTTAAAACGCCTCCATTAGTGCCCACAGAAGCTGTAGTTGCTATGAAAAGCAATGTTAGGGTTTATGGGCCTTATGCTTCTTCTAATTTTAATGTACAGGGTGGTGGTGTTAGTATAGAAACTAATCCTGATCTTTGTCCTTGGGTATTGGGTTCCTATGCAAATATGCATGCTATGGGTAATACATTAGTTAATAGTAAGGCTGCTGGGTTATTAAAGGCAGAAAATGGTAGTGCTACAGTTCCTGGCTTACCTATGTTATTTACTCGTTTAGGAGATCAGCTTGGAGGTACTGGACCTAATGTTAGTAATGTAAGTTTTAGTTTTGGTAGTAATGGTATTTCTACTACTTATCAATTTAGTACATTTACTCCAAAATTTGGGTCATTAGCCAATAGTCAAATGGATAAACTCAAGAGTGTTGCCAAAAATCGCCAAGAACAACTTAAGTTTTTAAGAACACAAGCAATACATCAAAATAGAATAGAAAGACAGATACGCCGAAGAAACGAATTAAACGGAGGAAATAATGGAAATGGAGCTAGGGGAGAGAACCCACACAATAAACCTACTCCACACGGCATAATAATTGGAGAAATGCTTAAATTTTCTGATACTAGTGATCCAGATTTAACTAAAGTTATTACAGACACAGTAGATGAAACTAAGACTATGATGATAGATGACTACGAAACAAGAGCATTTATGAGCTTTGACGGTCTTTTTGGTCCTGTGTCTATTAACGGGGACGGCGAGTTACCAAAATTTATCATAGCCTATACAGCAAATCATCAAAGCTCCCCAATTCAAGCACAGCCACCATTTGATTTAGGATACTGCAATACTACCGCTGCTCCAACTACACACCCACAAAATAATGTAATAGTGAATAATTCAGGACTAAATCCATTACAAGATGGTCACGTTATAGATGTTGTGGGGCGCGAAACATCTGTGCCAGGTTCCGGTATTAACACAAGTTGTTATGATCCAGGAGATCCGTCGAGATACAGCGCAGACTATAGATTCCTTGGATTAAGAGGACCACTTGTTCTTCATGCTTGGGGATATGATGTTGACGGAAAGCCTGTTCCTAACTATATCGATACTGAGGAAGATGCAACAGATGGAGTTTTTAAAGGACAAGGCAATTATGCCGAATCAGAGGGACTCAAGGATCAATTTTTAGACAACTGGTTACAAAAACCAAAAACATGGCCTGTTGGTCCTGTTGATTTGAGATGGGATAGAGAGCGAGGAGTATGGGTTGCTCCTCAACCATTTAAAATTGTTACTGCTAGAGTGATATCAGAAGTAGCGGCTTATGGTGCTGGTGTCGGGGCTATTATTAATGATGGCATAAAACGATACGGAAGAAAACTATACAATAACGATGGCGAACCAGTAGAAGAACAAGATGTTTGTTATACTGATACCAACGATGCTCCTGGAACAGTATGGATTTTAGTAAATGTAGGAGGATGTCCTCCAGATAGCAGTAGCAGTAGCAGTAGTAGCAGTAGTGGGGATTCTGATACTATAAGTGTTGTTACTAGTCTTGACTCATTAACTGTATCTGGTACAACCATAACACTGGGATATACAAAGAGATCAATTACAGTCCTATCTTTAGGAGCAACAACTACTGATTCTTTAGTTATTGAAGGAGATAGTTGTGCTAGTAGTAGTTCAAGTTCAAGTGGTGGAAGTTCTAGTAGTAGCGATAGTAGCAGTAGCAGTAGTAGTAGTAGTAGTGCGCCGGTTGGAGCATGTTGTATAGGCGGAGTATGTTATGATCCATATACAGAAGCAGATTGTATTGCGAACGAGGGAGTTTGGATGGGGGCTGACACAACATGTGACCCAGATCCTTGTGCTAGTAGTTCGAGCAGTAGTTCAAGTTCTAGCTCCAGTGAAGAGCCATCTAGCTCAAGTAGTGCTTCTCCTTCTGAGACTCCTATTATACGTTTAGTTGATAGAATAGGTAATAGATATCATAAGAATGCTATGGTATATGCTTATTATGATACATATACGCACGAATACGTAGTTTTAGAAGCAACTCATAATAATACGATGGCTTATGGATATCTATATACAAATAGCTCTGCATATATTGAAGGATGTAGTAGTGATGTTGAAAATATTATAGGCGACACTATTGAGTTTTCTAATCCTCTTGGACTAGATGTACCAACTACAGAACAAATAGAAAATGGATGTTATGCTTATGTTATTTTGTCTAAGATGAATATTGCTGTTGTTTAAGATTATTTGCCTTCTTCAATCATAGCTTTTTTGCTTCTCATCGCGTGTACTATATCAGGATTAATCGATTTTCTTTTTCCTGTCATATATTCTTCAAATATCCAAGGTTTACCATCTGGTAATTTGTCTTTAAAAGATCCAATCCATTCACTGGCCCAATAATCTAAATATTGGGTATGAAAACGGCTTGTATAGTTTTTGCTAAATAAATGAGCAAATACAGATACAGCAACCTCTTCTGGTAAATTTAATCCTTTATTTTTTTGAAAATCTTTGAATAATAATGCTGTATTTTTTGCATGATCTATAAAATCTCTTTTACACATCCAAAAACCACCATTACTATTATATATAGTTTTTTGATTAACTCCAAATTCTCTATAAAGGTTAACCATATCACTATTTTTAATTCCCCACCAATCACCCCTCTTAGTTTCTAAAGAATTTATTGGGGATTCTAGAAAAGAATGCCAAGGATCGTCACCAATAATATCTTTAAATTCGATACTAGGTTTTCTTACAAAATAATGATCACTATCAATAAAAACAAATAAATCATAATTATATTTAGCTAATTTTTCTAAATAATAAAACTTCCAATATTGTTTAAAGTCTAGCTCTATAGATTTATCTAAATTATACGATATGCAGTTTTTTAGTTGCTTATCTGAAAAAATCATTATATCTATATCTATATCATTATTTCTTATAGAGTTAATTAAAGATTGTAGCATATAGGAGTAATCACCCCAGGCCACAGACCATATTAAAGTTTTCATTGAGTCTCCACAAAATTTAGTAGTGAGTTAAATTTATTAATAGCAGTTTCCTTATCGCACCATACTTCTTTCGTGCAATAACTAGCACATCGCCCCATTTTATTTCTAAATCTATAATCTGATAAATCCGACATTATATCTTGTAGCTCTTCTAGATTATTCCACAAAAATCCAGTTCTTTTATCCCATATCATATTTGGGAAATTCCATATATTTGGTGCCACAACAGGACATCCTGTTAACTGGGCCTCAATAATAGCTCTACTTTGATTCTCTATAAACTTATGATTACAGTTATATAGAAATATGTCTATTGATTGTAGAAATTCTCTGGTGTCTTTTGCATTAGGTTTTAAAAATTCCCATCTATCATCAAATTTATACCATGAATATTTATTAGTAAGCTTTTCATCCCAACCCATTATTTTAAATTCTGAGTTTGTTTTGGCGCAAGATGATTCGTAGAATATTGGAAAATTTTCCGAGAACTTCATAGTGTCGTTTCTACTAACTTTTCCACAAACCATAGTTCTTTCTGGTCTATTCATATGTGGCCAAGAATCAGCGTCAAAATAGTTTTCTAATATAAATGTTTTTTGTTCTGGGTTAATTTGTTGTATTTTAGGATTTAAAATGCTTTTATGGAACTCAGAAGTAAACAAACAGCAATCCACTTTGTTTTCTGCTATAGAACTTAACTCCTCTCCACTAGTCCACATCATATCATTGGACCATAAAAATTTAAGCCCAGAGTCTTTTATAAAGTTTATTCTATTTTTTTCTTTAAATAGTCGAAAATTACAGTTTGCATAAGCATAACCCTCCAAGTTTTTAGGTAAATCTTCTAAAGAACAGTACTTTATTCCATGTAAGTCTAAAAATTCAGTATTACGCTTTTCTTTTAGCCTAAAATCATCGTTTGGAATACAGGTTATACTAAAATTATTTTTCAGTAATATCAGAAGCTCTTTGAGCCTGGTATCTGCTCCGCCTAAATCAGAAATCCATTGAAAAATGTATATATTATTCATATAGATTATTTTTAAATAAGATATCTATTTGAGAAAGATCGTCATAATGATTACCAGGAACTATATTTGCGTAATGACAGTTCCAAATATCTATCATCTGAAAATCAATACTATCTAAAAAAACTAAAAGATCTTTAATTAATGGAGCATTTAGATTATAATTAGTAATGGATGATTCAACCAGTAAATATTTAGCATTTTTAACTATATCAATACCCCCTTTTATAATATCTATTTCAGATCCTTGAGTATCTAATTTTATAAAATCAAAATTTTTATATCCTAATAAATTTGTTAAAGTATTTGTTTGTATATGATTTATAATAACATTTTCTGGACTATAAAAACTAGTATTCTCTAAATACAAACTTGCTCCACTTGGAATTTTTTCTATTTTATTAGTATAATAAATAGTATTTTTTATACTATCTGATAATGTACTAATATAGTAATTATTGCTTCTTTTTTTTAGTTCTGGTTCACACACACTATTAGCTTCTATCATTGTTATTTCAGATTTCGGCCAAATTTGTTTAACTATATCAAAAAAATGGCCGACACAAGCCCCTATATCTAGTATATTTTTAGGATAAAAGTTATGATTTTTTTTTAGATGCTGAATTCTTTGTAGCCAAAGCATAGTTAACCCCTTACTGGTATATTTAGTTTTCTCATAAAGTCTCGTTTTCTTTGATGTTTGTCATTTCCTTGACAGTGTAATATGTATGGTTGACTAGACTTATTATTAAAAAATAATCTATTGTCAATAATATCAAAATATTTATCAGGAATATTATGAGTAGAAACAGATAATAGTCCTTTTTCATCAATAACTATATATTGATTTAATTCTGTAGAAAATAAACATAACTGATAATAGGTTTGATCATTAGGAGAACCCCACCCAATCGTCTTATATTCTTCAAAATTATTATACAAAAATAATACGTGATCAAATAATCTGTTAACAAAATCTTTTCTAATAGCTATTACTCCAGAGTTTAAATATCTATTTATAGATTTTGAAGTATATAATCCATTTAATTGTTTAATAGGATAACATTCTGACTCACCAGAAAAAATAATAGGCCTATTAAATGAGTTAAGAATATCTAAAATTTCTACTTCATTAAAGTTTCTTAATATTAAAGAGTCATTAGAGTCTAAAACTATAACCCAATCATAATTATTTTCATTAATTTTTAAAAATTCATAAACTTTTTCTATTTTAGCATGGATATAGTGCTTCATACATTCTCCTCTACCCAAATAATTGATATTCCAATTAGTGTTTATTTCCATTGAAGCCTCTAAATCTCTTATTATTTCATTACTGTTAGAAAATGCTGGCGATACTACTATTATTTTTTTGAATTCTTTTTGACGTATCATATATTCCTCTTTTACTAGTTTAATTGGATGTTTTATGTTGCCGTTTGAGTTACAGTTTTGAAATGGCTGAATGCTATTTTTGTCAACTGATTTAATGTTGGCCCCAATTATATTGGCGCATGTAGATAGTCTTAATTCATTCATTTGATTACGCCATAAATTATTTTCTTTTTTCATATATTCTAAACTACTTAATAAAACATCACCTTGTATCAAAATACCACAAAACGGAGTAATTCCAAGTAATTTAGTTTTATATTTGCGATACAGTTCTGTATTTTTTTTAGCGTGATTAAACCATTGCCATGATTGGTTAGATTGCTCTGTATGTATTTGTGTTCCAGAAATATCATCATTCCACACTTTTTCAAAATATTTATCAACAGATTCTAAACACAGAGTATCCCAATCAAACCAACAATATCTTTTAGCTTTGATAAAATTATTACTTTCTATCCAATTATATATCATAGTATCATTATACATCCACATATTATCATAGTTCCAAAGATTAGATTTTGGCGAAGATTCTGGTGTTAATGGAACTATTTTATAGTGAGGATTATGTTTTTCAAACATCTTCAAATGATAATTAGTGACTGTATCATCTTTATGATGCAGAAATAAAATAACACATTCTTCAATCATAGTATCTTATTTTCAACTCCATGATATATTCCTGGTTCCGCTAAAGGTATTATATTATCAAATCTAACATAGGGCAAGTTAATCTCTCCCACTCTAGCTCCCTCTAAATGGGCTATGGTAGGAAGCCTTAATTCGTTCTGAATAGATCGCTCATAAACCTCATCCCATCGCTCATTTAAAATACTACCCAGTACATGCCGCCTACATAAATAAAACCCCATAGAAACCAACCCAACGCCTTCCTGGGCCGCATTAAGCCCCATAAGTTGTGTTTCGGGCCACCACCACCAATTATCTGGTGTCCAAGTAGGATCAGCCATACGTTTGCGTTGCCATTTTCCCCTAATCTTAATATTCTCCCTATAACAGAATCTTGAAGCTAGATCCAAATGATCGGGTAATTGGGGTAAGGGTTGGGTGATAAGAGTATCCCATTCGATAATAGCTACAATATCGTTATCAATTTTGCTAAAATTTTCTTTTAGCCATAATCTTAGTTGTTGATCGCTATTTTTCCAATCATAATATTTACCTCTACCAGAATCTTTACCGACAATGATATGAATTTGGGTGTTGGGATTAGATTTTTGAAGATGGTGCAGATGAGGGAGTTTGGGGGCATTTTGGATGGGATCGATATAAGTCATTAACAAGACAGTTTGGGACATTTTATTTCATTTCATAGTTAAGTAATTCAAAATCTTTTTGATAAAAATTATTAATCAGTTCTATTGTAACATTATCTAAATCCACTATATTTAGAATTTTGGTATTACTAATTTTTTGTTTAATGTTGAGTTTAATGTTCAGTCCGTATTGACTCATAAGATTATTGAAGTCTATATCAATATTTTCATAGCGTAATATGTGTGTTGTGCTTATATTGCTTATATATTTATATTGTTCATAGTAATGGTATTCTTTTTTATGTTGTGAGAGTATATTTTGTCTAATTATTTTATTAAAATCTTTTTTAGAGACAGTTTTATTGTATGGAGGTATACCAAAAAAATAAAATTCAGATATTATTCTATCATAAGGATTTCTAACAACCGTAAACCAATCATACTTAGATTGCACCAATTGTTCTATTTCTATTAATGGTTGATGCCAATGTATCCCATATTCTTTATGAAATCTGCCCCAGGCTAAATTCATTTGTTTTTTTGCACAGGTTTCTATAGAAGTGCCGCTTGTTCTGGTTATGTGGGCGAATTTCAGTTCTTTCATTTTTTGAAATATTTTTGGATTGCTTGTTGTCTAGATATTTTATGGTCTTTTTCTCTCATTAATGCGTATGGTTGCGGCAATTCCATAAAAGCCCCATAATATGATGCAGGAATAATCTTGCTTGTTAGTTTACTAGATAGGATAATATCATCTTCTATTCTATAGTTGTTAGCTTTTTGTTCATTAATCCAGTCAACACGGCCCACATTTTCTTTTGTTGTTATAATAAACCTACCTTTAATAATATCAACTTCTTGATCTTTCATTGGGTGCGGAGCGATATGTTTAGATCTCCAATAGTCTAAATTACTATTTAGCTGAACGCCCGTATATCCAAGAGCTTCATACTTACAATTCTCTATAAAATTAATAGATCTCTCTAATAAATCTGGCCTAGTAATCATAAGGTCGTCATCTAGACTAAAAACATATTTGGTATCCGCAAAAGCCCCCATTAACCATCTAGGCGAACACATTAAATTCCGCCCACTATTTATCTGCATATCTGCATCAAATTTAGTAATGTCTTGTATATTATTGTTCCATACAAAAATTGTGACTGGTATACTTTGTTGGCGTAAACCAGTAATGATTCTGATTAGATTATACGGGCGTTTCCAGTTAAGTAGAAGGGCTGTTATCACTGTCTTTATCTCGATTTTTCTTAGCTGATTTAATCGCTCTATTTAATATTATTTTAGCTATAGTTTTAGAGAAGATTAATTTACGTTTTGTGGCTTCTTCTTCTAGCCATCCTATGATAGTGTCTTTGTTTGACTCACACCACTCTATTCCATTTTTATCCATTATTTTTGCTTTTTTTTTGCATGAGCAATTTGGCGTGGATTTAATTCCAAAAGCTTCTAGTGTTTTAGAAAGTTCTGTTCCCACTCCACCAACTAATTTACTTAGATCTTGTTTTTGTGAAGATATTTTTTGTGAATTATTTATAAGAGTAGGTAATTTTATCTCACCAATTTTTGCTCCACATAATAAAGCAACTGTAGCAAATCTCAGTTCGTTTTGTATTGTTTTTTTATAAACGTTATCATATTTAGGATCACATATAGCATCTAACACCCACCTTCTTACTATATAAAATCCAAAACTACTTATACCAATAGGTTCTTTATCTCCTAATATTGAAGATAATTGATTTGCTTCTCTCCACCATACCCACTTTGGATTAGCTTCTATAGTTTGAACAACTTTTCCTGCTAAATCTAGATTGCCTGGCAGTTTAGGTAAGTCACCATTGACAATTTTTTTGTATTCTGTAATATAGATAATTTCATCTTTAATATGTTGTTTATTTTCTAGCCACCAATCTCTTAGTTCTCTATCGCTATTTTTCCAATTTCCTGATAAACTTCTTTTTTCGCATTCAACGACAACAATTTCTTGAGTTTTGTAATATTTGTCTCGCATACCATAATGGAGAGATATAATTTCTGTATCTATTAAATTTTTAGGAACTTGTATTAATAGGCTCATATTTTGAATACCATGAATCAACTAAATTTTGAAAAGAATCCTGTATATTTATTCCTAAGATCTCAAGGATTTTATTTTGAACATCATCCTGCGAATAATTCCCAATTTCATCATACTCATAATCTCTCCATAATACTATATGATCAGATAACATATTTGTAAAACGAACAATAACTATTTTTTTGCCTGGATCGTCTATAGTAATATATGGTATATTGATGAATTTTTTTGTTTTGGAGGGTATAGGTGTTCCATTTGGAGCAATCACTGCTGGAAAATTAATTGTTATAGGTTCGCTGAATTGCAACATAAAATTCCTTTCATTTGTGCTGGTGTTCCGTTGTCTTATTATAGGTTATCTCACAGAGAGGTGCAAGAAAATGAAAGAGTGTGCTCTTATTTTAACGCGATCTAATAATAGTTATGTTGATTATTTGTCTAAAAATCTAGAATTAGATTCATATATAATATCTGATACAGATATAAGTGATGAGAGTGCCATTAGTCGAAACTTTATTAATGCGACATCTAAAAAATTAAAGAACCCTAATAGTTGGGATAAAAGTTTTTTGTTTATCCAAGATAATAGTCTACTTAATAAGTACGACAATATTTGGTTTTTGGAAGATGATGTATATTCAAGAAATATAAAAATCATTAATTCCTTTATATCTAAAGTTTCTAAAGAAAATTATGATTTATGTTACTATAAACATTGGTATTTTAATACAGCTCCAATTTGGGTTAAGGATACTATATTTCTGAAAGATTTTGTACAAAATGGATTCTATCAATCATATAATCAATTTTCTAGACTATCCAATAGACTAGTAAATCAAATATTCAACATACATCAATCCTATAATTCTTTATTTTTTCACGAATATATGTTTCCTAATTTAGCTAGATATCAGGGATACAAAATATTACAATTTGTTGATCAAATCCAATATAGAAATTTTTTTGGAAAATTTTATTGTGGTAGATCAATACCTAAACAAAATATCCAAACAGATAAAATATATCATCCTGTTAAGGACAGGTAGTTGGAGTGGCACTAAAAGAGATATTCCAGGTAGCTGTTGAATCAGAGCTATAGGCCAGAAGACACGATTCTCTATTGTCGCAGTCGCATTGTATAAGCGGGTCTATAGGTTCATCACAGTATGGGTAAGTAGCCTCCTGCCACTCATTATCAATAGAACTATCTCCAGACGAAGAATAAGAATTAGTATGATTACCATAAGTTATATTTGTAGATATCCCACAAGAAGTACTATACCCCGTCCCACCAGGATAAGTTAAACCATCAGCACTACACGTAACACACAAACTACCAGTAAAATAAATGCCAATAGTCATGCAATATCCCATTCCGCCGTATTCTGTGCCACACTGAAAATCTCCATCACAAGTAGTTGGGGGGTTGCCAGCACCTATTGCTTCAACATTATTAGGATCCCAAAATATATTAGTAGAGCTAACAGGAGTACCGTCAATATCGTCAATGTTCCATGTTACAAATGTTTGATTGCCAGAAACCTCAAAGGTTCCAGAAAACGAACCCGCAGCCGCAAAAGTCTGAGTATCTGTCCCATCAGCATCAATACATTGATTTGGACAACCAGTAAGATAATCATTTACTGTCCAAGGAAATCCGTCGCACACAGTCCCAGTATATCCAGTCGCACAACAAGGATCTGATCTATTAAATTCGTAATCTAGGCTCCATGTACAAGTAAAATCATAACATCCATCACTATAATTAGTGCATGGGTGATCGCAACAACAATCTGTGCTAGTTGCTATCTTACCATCCCTGATAAGAATTTTTCCATTATGAATAATTATTGGAGACATTTAATCTTTCTCTTCTGTTCCAGGAATATATTTATGCCATCCCTTATTTTTGAGATAGTTCCCTTCTTTGTCTTTACGTTTAGGAAATAGGGTTCCATTCTTCTTATGTTGACCAAAAGCTAGAATAGCCCCACAACCAGGACTTTGACAACGTAATTCGTAGTAATCATTATCATCAACATTTCTTACTACAAATCTTATATGATCCTTATTACACATTCCACAATGTGTTTCACCAAATATTTCCTGGATAACAGCTAATTCCTTAAAAACCTCTTTTTGTCCGCTTCCTTCGAGTTCAAACTCCAATTTGTCAGCAATTTTATACTTCAATTTCATCGTACACCTCAACTTCTTGTGTTATTGCCAACCTTTGCGAAGCTTTACAAAAGCATCACTTCCAATTGGCGTCATATCCAATTAGTTCGGCAGGAACATTATTGCTGGCTTGATACTCCGTCAAAACCTGTAATACTGAAACTGCGTCACTATGTTCAATATTATAAGCATTTGCCCTCTTAATTGCAAGTTGATCTAATAGCTTATTTATGTTGATGTCTAGTCTCTTAGCTAATACATCAATAAAATTCAATTGTGTATTATTTATCTTAGTTGCATTTGTGCCATCAACATTATCTTCGATATGTTCCACAACTTCTTCTGCGGCAATAACCTTACGAAGACGCAAAGCTCTACGCAAAGCTCGACCCTCGGCACGAGTTTCAGCAACGGCGACGGGATGATTTCGGTAAATCTTGTCACAATTGCCCCAATAAACGTCCGCAGAGCCTGTTACAGACCTAAATGCTGTGTCGGGGTCTGTGCAGTCCTTGAGTTTAAATGAGAGCGTATGAGTGACTGTCGCCCTCTTCTCGTTTTGCGGACAAGGACTTTGATCGACCTCAGAATCAGAAGCGACCAAATCACAATTCATGACTACTTCAAAAATTCGACGCAATCCATCAGTTGTGGGATTTCCCTTGATTTTTTCATCATCCTCTAAGTGCGAAAGAACAAAATCTGTCCAACCAGTATCATGAATAGTTGGAGTTTTTTCTTCCACAAGAGTTCCTTCCGCCGTTACTTCAATAGCTTGACTTGTTTCAACATCTACCTTTTTTGGTCGTCCCATTTAATATCTCCTATTTCTTAGTTTGCGATACTTTGTTAAAGACTTATTATCGAACAAGAATCTTCAATAAAGTATCACTCTCCTATTTTGATTAACTTACCAGAATTTACAGTTCCTGCTTCTATTTCTACTAATTTAGCTTTAAGTTCCTGATACAATAACCATCCACGAGCCACACTAAAGTCCTTGCTCTGTACTAATCTAATAAGATACAAACCCTTTCCTAGCAAGAGGCCCGTTTTCTTATTATCATACTTTTGGTTCTTTTTTAACGCATCTTCTCCCCAAACAGGTTCAAAATGAGAAGGTCCGTCAACTTCTATTGCAACATTAAGTTTGGGTATAAAAATATCAATTTGAAGCTTAGTATTTAAGATACTTTGCTCTTTATGAAACTCCACTTTATATCCATCGCTAAGTAGTTTTGATAGAAGAAATTTTTCTAATTTACTACCTGTCTTACTAGCTTCTCGCACAGCTTGATGGGCGCTATTAAGAATATTCTGTTTTTCGTCGTCACTCTTATTTTCCCAATTCTTACGAGCTTTATCTTGTCTTTGTTTTAGTTCTTTAGCAGAAAGATTGTCCCAATTTTCCAAAACTTTAGACCCAATCTTCTGCTTAACTTCTTCTGGTCTTTTAGTTCCTTTTGTTGGATGTTTGGCTTTTCCATTAGCTAGAGCGTTTTTTTGGGCCTGACTTTTATCTCGTATTTTTACTCCTAGTCTTATTGCGTCCCTACGGATTTTGTTACCATAGCTACCATATTTTTCACCAATCGCAGCAAAACTAATCCCCTTGCCGTGATATTCTTTTTCGATAAGGTCTCTTTTTGCTTTGTCGTTTAGTTTGTCGTATTGCATAATTCTATAATCCTTATGTGTTTTAGGTCGTTTAGTTCAAGTTGTTGTGATAAAACTTCTTGTGCTGTTGTAGCTACATATACTGTATTTGATGGAGCTATATCTTTATTTAAGAGAAAATCTTCTAGGTTCATAAAAACCAAATCTGTTTTAGTAAATCCCATATAAAAAGAGCTAATCTTAGCAAAGTCTTTAACCCATATATCTTTGTCTGATACAACAAAAATGTCGTTATAGTTTTGTTGTTTTATTTGTGGGCAGTTTCTAATTTGTTCGACAAACGATAGTTGTTCTTGACTATCGACAAAAATAGCTAGTGAATTCATTATTATTCTTTAATGTTGTGTGTTTTTATTATAGAATCTTGTTCTATGATCTTATTTAAGATTTCAAACAAAAAACAGTTTTTGTTACTGTCAACCCCTATTAACTTTTGCAGCTTTAGTGAGTCGTCCTTATTAATATAGTAAATATCCGATATATAGTTCTGCAAGCCAAAGCTTATATTAGAAACAATTTTATTATTCACCACACAACCAATACTTGTTTCTTTATTTGTAACAAAGACCTGTGAATAGATTTTGTCTAAACTATCGAAAGTCACCATAGATGGTGTTATATATCCAGATACTATAATACATGAATCATTTAGATATTCTTTAGCTATATTTAAGCTTTGTACATCATTGAATCGTTCATAATCTGTATTTTTTAGTACGACTATTTTTTTGTCTTGATAGTTTTTTTTAATGAAATGTCGCAATCTCTTACAATCATATCCAGCAACATATATGATTTCGCAATTTGGAAACTTCTGATTGAAAACATGGTACTGTTTATCAAATATTGTAGATCTGTCTCCATTAGCTCTGATTAAACCAGGACAACCCTTAGACTTTAATCCTTTTTTAAATCTATCTCCAAGTATTATGATGCGCATATTTATTCGACTATTGTTTGCAGTTGTTCGTCTGTAAAAACGTCTCTTTTGTCGATCATTAAACAATATCTATAGTTTGGAGCACTAAATAATAAGCTTGATTTGTCTTTATTGATATATGAAACAAAACTTGCTAGATCCTCGTATACAGTTTTATTTGCTGTGTGAACTAAGTTCTCAAAGTCTCCAAACCTATTAACAGATAAAACAAATCTATATTTTTTATTGACATTAATGACTTCATGTAAAACATTATAGTATGGTGAGTCAACAACCATTGTTTTTACTTCCCATAAATTTTTATAGTTACTATCTTTGATTATTTTTTCGATATTGAAATAGCTATGACGTTGATCTTTATCTTGATATCTTACAAAGATAAGTTTTTGCGGTTGAATTGATAGATTCTTTATCTTATCTCCAATTTGTGTTAATTCATCAGAAGACATATCTTTTAGATTAATAACCATAAGATATTGAATAAAATTTGTTTGGTGGAATGTATTAATTTTTTCTTCTATTGTAGAATCTTCTGGAAAAAATGAATTTTCACGATATCCCAAACATTTCTTTTTATTAATAATGAAGAATTCTAGTTCATCGTCATAAGCTTCTAATATATCAACATTATGATTTTTATATTTATCGATATAGTTTAAATGGCATCCTTTTTGTGTGCGATCTTCATATATAGCAAATGCGCACTTTTTACATGGAGTATGTATTTTATCTATTGTTGGTAAAATAGGTTCTTCTATTTTTTGTTCGGTGTTTGACATGTTAAATAATTCTCCGGTAATAAACGTTCTGGATGATGTCTAATTTCTTCGTGTAGAATTTTTTCATTCATTATTTGTTCTAGTATTTCAACCGCTTCTTTATAAGAAAAACCAGAAATCTTACCTCGTCTAGCAACAATTCTTTGTGACATATCTTTAATCAAACATTGTATATTTGAGGTTTTTAATAGAAAGGGGTCATTAATAACATTAACCACTATATATTCTACAAATTCTCGCGGAGATAAGTTAGATGGTACTGAAATATTTTCGTGGTTTGTCTTAAATATAGTTGGATCATTCCATGCTACTTTTTTAGTAATATCTATTGTATCAAATACTTCATCCCAAACTTTGAATGTATGATCCCATGTATACATATCAATACATTTTTTTCTGGTTTCTTCCCCCAGTCTCCTACGTTCATTATGGTCTTTCTTGAAGAAATCATACAAAAACTGAGATGTAAAATCATTATCTGGATAAACTCTATCTGCGTTTGTTTCTAGTTCTCTAAATTTTTTCTGTATTGGAATAAGTGTTCCTCCAACATTCTCGCAAATTTCTGTCATGGCACTATAATCAACACTTGCTATAGGAACACCAGCACTAGCAGCTTCTAGTTGTGGCATACCGAACCCCTCGCACTGAAATGTTGCTCCTATTTTAGTAGTCATAGTATGGTCGTCTTCTACGGTAACGCACCAAACATCATCTTTATAGTTAGATTCTTGAATTCTTTTAATTTTTATTAAATGGTAATTCTGATAATAAACATTGTTAGTTCCGTTGCGTTTGGTTGAGAAATCACCTTTTTTAATATTACATCCATAAATTTCAAAACTATAACAATCTAATCTGTTTTTCTGGTCTGTTGTATTGTGTTCTACTCTATTGATTTTTGATACCGAAAATGGTATTCTTAGTCTTCTTAAGATGTGTTTTATTTGTTCTGCAAGTGTGATAGAGATTGTACTAATTTGAGAATAATTTTTTTCTTCACAATAGTGTCCATCACCCATAAACATCCCTACTAAAATTTCTTTTTGTTTTTCTATAGGTAGATACAAACACCAATTTGGCAAACATTTATCTTCTTTGCTTCCAAACCAAGTAAAAAAAAGATTTCCATGTAGAGATGACCATAGAGAATTATCTTGAGCTAATCTATCTCTGTATGGTCTGATTGATTCTACGTTTGATATACTTAATTGTTTAAAGGCGTTCGATGCAACATAGTGGTTTTCTGTTTCTTTTATATGTGAAGTTATTTTTAGTCCTTTAGCTGTCGAATTTGCCGCATGTCCATCGGCAACAAAAAGACCCATAAATCTACAAAAATCTTTATCTATATTAATATATCGTGGATAGGAATAACCACCAATAACCTCTATATAGTCTTCTTTAGTTATATATGTATCATTGATTTCTTTGGCAATATCTATTTGTTCTATATCTTTAATCGTATCGTCTATTGGAAAACATAACATATCTCCTGATTTTAATTCATTTAACTCATATTTTCCTGGTTCCGGCAGTTTTTTTTCTTCTCTTAATTTGTCTCCAATTTTTTCTCTAACTGTTCTCGATTTGTCGTTTTTAATTTCTGTTTGCGTATAAGCCGGAAATTCATGATTTTCTGTAGCTATTAATGTTTCGTAGTCTCCATGAATAGACAGTTCTAATATTTTTTTATTGTGACTTTTTGTTAGATTTTTCCATATGTTAGTAATTGGCTTCCATCTATTTTTATGGGTCCATGCTTCATCTCCAATTTTTGTTTTAGAAATAGGTATCCATAATATCTCGTTATTTCTTTTAATTCTAATTTCTTCATTTTTACCAAGACATATTGAATATTGTATATATACGTCAAATAGATTATAGACCTCATTCAGTTGTTCATTATTTAAGCCATTAGATGTAGTTATAAAAGCTGCACTGTTACGAATACTACAATGAGGGCAATCAACTATTCCGCTACTATATTTATTTGCGCACCATTTAAGACACTTGTTACACTTATATGTAAAATATACTTTGTCTAATAACTGAAACTCTAGTAATAAAGCAGGAATATCCCAACCAGCTTCTTCTGGATATGATGTGTGAAAGTAAAGAACGGTATTATCTGCCATTGGATCATTTTCTGTTTTGAGTCTATCAAGATATTTACGAAATACCCGTAGAAGATCTGGCATAAGTTTTCGTTTTTGGTTTCTCATTACGAAACCCACAACATTAACATCACGACCAAAAGTTTTTATTTGATGTTCTTTTTTGTCGTTTATTGGATAAAATTCATTAGCGTTGATGCCAGCATTAACAATCTTAGGAAAAATATTTAACTTATCAGCTCCCTCGTTAGTTAAAGTATTTTTGGCCCATTGAGTATAGGGAACAACAATATCAGCATTAGCATAAGTATAATACCATTCTGTTTTTTGTGGAGAGGAATCTACTGTCGGCATTATTACCCAATGAAAATGTCTACGATATGGACTCATTTCTTGATAAGAACTCATCCAATAATCTCTGACATCAAAAACTATATGGGGCTTAAAATCAAGAATAGCTCGATTAAATCTCCAGTTTCCAAATTCATTAATTTTTTGTGTCTGGTATAGTTTTATTTTTTGTTCATCTTTAAGAGACGGATTATTTGGATATATCTTCCAAACACACTCTTGTACCCTAGCATTATCTTCTGCACAATAACATGCTAGTTCTGCAATCTCATACTTACCAGAATTGTGTAGTCTAGTTAGTAGTTCTTTGCCGTAAACCCCATAACCACTTGAAATATAGTGCGCATCGTTAACGATAAATAATTTTTTTTTCATTATCTTCAGAGTCTTTCTAGTTATTTAAGTAAAAGAAAAGCCCCTTTCGGGGCTATTCTCTTACTCACATTTGACGCCGTTTATTAGAACGGCATTTGATTTCCACCATCTTCTACAGATGATGCAGCAACAGCTTCTGCTGGCTCTGTTTGCTTACGCTTAGAGCGAATTAACTTAGCAAAGTTGTTAATACGAACCTTATAACTACTATGCTTTACTCCATCCTTTTCCCAGTTGTCGTTCTTTAATTGTCCTTCTACCAAAACAGCTTCGCCCTTTTTAAAGTTCTCTGCAATGTTTTGTGCAGCAGTATCCCAGGCTTCACAACGAACAAACGTAGTTTCTTCGTCTTGTGTTCCATCGGCGCGAGTAAAGCGACGAGAAGTTGCGACAGTAACGGTAACAACAGCGGTCTGACTACCATTATTTCCATTGATATAGCGAACTTCTGGATCACGGACCAAATTACCACTCAACATAACTGTATTCATATCATTCTCCAATTCTCAAAAAAGTAAACTTACCTAAAACTGACCAACGTACTATTATAACAGGTGGGGAGGTCTGTGTCAAGTCTTGGCAACGTAAACCTTATCAACTATGAGAGAATCTCCCTTTTGTGACCTATTTCCCATAATTACGACAATATTGCCCAAAAACAAGGCTTGTCGGTATTGTTTATAAGTCTCCGGAAAAACAATAACATTGTCGAGAACACCTGTATTGTCTGATATCTCCAAAAATGCCATTTCTTGCCCAGCGGTCTTACCCTTTTTGGTTTTTGTAACATTGACATTCTCGATTTCCCCGCCCAAAACAATATTTTTATTGGCAAAGAAGGAAGTAATAGGGTTTTGATTAGCTTTCTTGAGTTCTTTACATGTTACATTCGTCATGCTAATGTCATACGCGTCCACTTTCGAGCAACTAACACTAGTACCAAGAATATTGTACTCTGCATCACTTAACCAATCAATAGTATCACTCAAAGAATAAGGTGGATTCTTAAATAGCTTCAACTTATCTTGTACTGCCGCAACTCTTTTAGTTTGTACTTTTCCGCTTTCTAGTAGTGCCGTTAATAGTTCGCCCAAGGTTTTATAATGCAGATTTGCATTACAGAATTTGAGTTCACCACCAGATAAATCCGATATTAACTGAAACTCATATAACATAGACGATCTAGACTTATTGATATAAGATATTGCTCCACACTCTATAATAGCTTTTGCTGCTGTGGAATTGATATCGTTTAGAACTAGAAATAAGGTTTCTAGCCAATTTAATTCACCAATAGGCTTTGGTAATTTTTCTTGGATTTTAATCAACTTCTTATATACAGAATCGCCCAAACTCTTAATGTCCCTCAATCCAAAATAGATATCTCCATCATGAATAAAGAAATACTCGTTCATCATTCTTAAATCTGGAAGACGAACAGTAATATCCATTTCTGTGGCATTTTGGAAAAGCCCCTTTATCTCTGCATGAGGATCAATCTTATCACGAGCAAATTTGAGATACGCCTTGAAAAACATCTTGGGAAAGTGAGCTTTAGCATATGCTGATAAGTATGAATTCATAGCATATGACACAGCATGTGAGTGATTGAATGAGTAGCGTTGACTTTTTTCGATCCATGCAAATATCGTTTCTGCTTCACTTTCGTTTACAATTCCTAGTTTTTTACATCCTTCCATAAAAGCAGTTTTTACCTTAGCCATTTCATCAGCTTTCTTTTTGCCGATAGCTTTTCGTAAATCGTCAGCTTGTTGAGGAGTAAATCCAGCAATACGAACACAAATATCCATCGCTTGTTCTTGATAGATCATTTCGCCGTAACTATCTTTTAGGGAAGGCTCTAGAGCAGGATGAAAATAGTCAATACTTTCTTCTCCATTTTTTCTATCGATATAGTGTTGAGTAACACTTTTATTATCACGGATACTTTCGAGGCACCCAGGTCTAACTATCGATAATAAAGCAGAAAGATGTTCTATGATTTCTGGTTTTAGTTTTTTAGCAATACTGCGACCTAATCTGGACTCTAGCTGAAAAACTCCCTTAGTATTTCCGCTGCCAATAAGTTTCCATGTTCTTGGACATTCCAGATTAATATTTTCGATATCTGGATCAAATATGACTCGTCTATTCTTATCTAGATTAAACTGGCAGCCACATGGGAATTTTATAATCTGATTAGACATCTATATTTTATACCTTAAATGAATCTCTAAACTTAACTTTACTACCAAGATTTCTGAATAACTTCATGAAACGAATCATTATTTCTGCTGTGTCTTTAACGTCTTTAATAGCATCATGCGCTCCGTCTTTACTAATTCCAAGATATTCGCGCAAATTATCCATAGAATAACTTTTGAGGTCGCTATTACTTTCAAACCAATAAAACACAATATTCATAACATCAACCACATCGCGTGGATAGAAAATATTTGTTGTATTATCTTTATTGGTCTGTCCATATTTTTTACTCAAACGATCAACAATACGTAAATCAAAACGATTGATATTATATCCAGCAGCAATAGGAGCACTAAATTGGCTTTTGCGACTTCCTCGGCTATGATATTTATCAAGATAATTTACAAACATATTCCAGCTTTGTTGCTGTATTGGATATTTTTTCCATTCTTCTAGAACAGCAGCTTCTGAACAGCCCTTAACTTTACCGTGGAAACTTAATATGTCTGTAGTATATGTATAGTTATCATCTGCTTCCAGAACTTCTGGTTTGAAATTTACATTAAATTCTGATCCTTTAACTATTTCTAATTTAACTGGGTCAACAATAACAGCAGCAATTTGTACAGGAGAACAAGTTTCTGGATTATTGCCGTCTGTCTCAAAGTCAAATACGCAAATTGGATTTTTGTTCATCTAAATTATTCCTCAATTTCTACACTTACCAATGGTTTAATCATAATCTTTGTATCAGGATTATCGACTTCTGCTGCGTTCAATGTTTTACAGCAGCTTACTTTTTGATCTGTTACTCTTGTGTATTGTTTTCCGTTGTAAGTAAAAACTTGTCCAACACTCAATGTCTTAAATAATACAGCCTTCATTTGTTATCTCCGTTTCTAATAAGGTTTCTTGAATATCCATAATTTTATCTAGATATGCTATACCTAAGATATCAAGTTTAATTACCCCGATAGCTTCTAGATCTTGCATTTCCATACCAGCAATAAGTTGTTTGTTCTTACTATCATAAATCATTGGGCAGATTTCTGCAAGCGGATCAGAGCTAATAGCTATTCCAGCAGCGTGTTTTGATTGATTGCTTTTTGTTCCTTCAAGCCTAATAGCCTGTTCAAAGCGTTTTGCTAATGGACCCTCTAATTCGCCCGCTTCATTATAGAAACAATAATCTCTAAGATGATCAGCCATATTTTCTAGGCTCCATCCTAAAATAGACGCTTCTCCCGTTTCCTCTTTCATTGTCTGTAGTTCGTCGGAAATCTTAGATTCTTCTGGAATATTTTTGGTAATTTTATTCATTTCTTCAAATGATACATTACCATATACTCTTAGAACATCTTTGAGGGCGGCACGACCTTTGATTGTATTAAATGTAATCATTTGTGAAACATTTTTATGACCATATTTATCTTTGATATATTGTATAACGTGTTCACGCTTTTCAATAGGAACGTCAACATCAATATCTGGTAGACTTATATGATCAGCAGTATTTCTTCCTTCGTTATAAAATCTTGAAAATAATAGATTGTATTTGATCGGATCTATTTGTGTAATACCAATTAAATAAGATACTAAACAACCGGCACTCGACCCACGGCCAGGGCCGGGAAGCCAGCCGCTTCTTCTAATAAAATCTAAAATATCCGACACAATTAAAAAATAACTACTAAGACCAGCTCCCTGTAGAATATCCAATTCACTTTTAATTCTGTCAATATATATTTGATGTTGATCTTGTGGAATTTTGTCTTTGATTTTTTTAACCCAACCCTTACGACAAAGTTCGCGCAAATACTCGTCCTCATTAAATCCGTCAGGACAAGGAAATTTGGGAAGTCTTGGTTTGCTTAGAATAGAATATTCCTCAACCATATCGTTAACAATATTTGTATTAGCTATCTCTTCTTCGGTATGGATTGCCGCCATTTCTTCTTGTGAAGGAATATGATAACAATCGCTCTTAAAGAAACACCCAAGTGGCACATCTTCTCCGCGAGATAATTTATCACTAATTTCGCTAAATGTTGTTTTCAGATTATTGCACAACAAAATACGCTGATCTTCACAATCAGATCGTTCACAATAATGCGCATCAGGAGTACATATTACTTTAACGCCCGTCTTCTTTCCAATTTCCCTAATAGCATTAGTAAGATCAACTTGAATAGGAAGATTGTCCTTATCAATTAGCTGGGCCTCAAGAAATAGCTGACTACCGAAAATCGTCTTGAGATATTCAACGTGTTTCACGCCTAGCTCTAACCAGTTTTCTCGCAATCGCCCATAGTCTTCAACAATTTCATCTGCTAAACTTGATCCTAAATGACCAGTTATACCTATTAGATTTCCACTATTCAATTTCTTAATGGACTCAAAATCTAGTCTTGGTTTATAATAGAAATTTTCAGGTAAATTACTTGTGGAAACAATTTTAATCAGATCTTTCCATCCTTGTAGGTTTTTGCATAAAACTAAGAAGTGAGACAAACTTTTATTTGATTCATCTTGAATTGTTGGATCATTTTTACATATATATAACTCGCAACCCAAAATAGGTTTGATTTTTGCTGCTTTTAAGCTCTTATAGAATTTTACAACGCCCGCTATGGAGCCGTGGTCGGTAATAGCACAAGCTGTTGCTCCGATAGCTTTGCATCTTTGAGCAATTTTGTCTGTTTTGCTGAGTCCGTCAAGCAAAGAAAAATGCGATTTACGAATGGACGTGTAGCGGCACATACCTGGCCGACACGTCCAAAATTTTCTCCTCTGTCATAATTATTCTATTGTTCCTGGAGCCTTATAATGAGCAACACTATAGTCTTTTGGTTGATATTTCTTGATGGTATCATTCATACCCATTAGATTAATATCGTGTCTGATTTGTTCACACATAGTCATTGGTGATCCGTTCTCGCATACTTGACCGTCGCGGTACTCTATAATAGGCAGAATTGTGGGATGTCCAACAAACGTGTTTTTACCGAAATAGCAAAACTTCTTACATCTCCACGATTTAGAAAGTTTTGGTTTCTTGCATCTTTTAATTGCCTCAAATTTAACACGAAGCATTTCTTCGGTTTCGGCCAAATCATCCTTGCTAAAACACACAGAAAAAGGTCCGCCATCATTAATAAAATTGATAGTCACAATAATATGTTCATATTGAGGATACATTTTACTAATAGCATAATGATATATTCTTAATTGAGGGTCTTTGTAGAGTTTGGCTAAGGTTTTTTCTTCTCCTGTCGCCCAATCTTTTCTTCTTCCTGTTTTTAAATCGATAATTTCTAATGTATCTTTATTTTCCTGTACTATAAGGTCTATTGTTCCTTTGATTCCTAATTTTCCCCTAATTTTTCCTTCAGGTAAATCGTACTCATAATTCGCCCATTCTTTATCAATAATGATATCAAAATGTCCCTCACTACTAAAGATGTTTCTGTTGCGTGGATCAAACATCCCATTGTGTGATGTGAGCATCGTATTGACCCATTTGAGGCATTCTTTTAAATCTTTGGGTGTCCAGACAAGGTTTTTAGATGCGGCCGTGTAATGATCGTATATGGATTTGGTCAATTTTTCGACATTATACTTTTTAATATCAATCTTGCCAATCATATCATCTGTATAAGATTTTGTACCATTTTGTTCACATAATTTAATTTCGGCCAAAATTTCCATAACCTTATGGCAAATACTACCTTTATCTGCTGCTTTTCCTGATGGGCTTTTAATACCAATATTATATTCAAGAAAATAGGCGTGTTCACAGAGGCTATGTGTGTTATATGATGAACTTCTGAGATATGTTATTATCATAATTTTCCTTGTAAAAATTTTCTTATCATATTATTCCGGTCTTCAATACTTAGCTCACCAGGAATAATACAATCAAATATAGATTGATCACATTGATCTGGATCTAAACCTCTTTCGCTCATAGCCTGGGAATTAAAAGGATTTCTTTCCAATTTTATAATGATTCCTCCGCGATTCTTGACGGCAGCGCCCTCATTAGCACCAAACCTTAAATCGTTTATCAAGGCAATAGCTGGTCGGTCTTTATCTATAAGTTTTAGCGTAGCATCAACCCAAACATCTTCATACATACGCCTAAAAATGCCCGTACCAACAAATTCCATAACCTCACGAGCGGTCATAAATCTTTGAGCTTCGATATGATTTTTAACAGGCCATGGATATTGATCAGTCCCCCAGCCAGGCATATCAACCCATTTTAATTTAGTGGGAGTATTTTTATCTTCATCAGAACCATAACATTGTTTATATGTTAATCCTAAGATATTGATACAGACATCTCGTTTTAGAGGATCAGCAAAGCTGTAAATTTTAACATTACCAAGAATGAATTTATCTAAATACAGTCTCTCAACAAACTCTGCACTAGTAGATTTCCCACTTTGTTTTTTGCCCGCAAAGGCTATGATTTTAGTCATCAAACATATCTCCGTTTAGTTATCAATCATCCATCATAAGTAAAAATAACACAAATAGTATTACAAATATTGGCATAGTTTTATAACCTCAGTTTTTGTATAGCTTCTTTAATTTCAATCTCAATTTCTTCCGAAGATAATTCGGCAACGTCATTTTTAGATATCTTTAATCTATATGTCTTATAGGTATTTTGGCACTTCTTTATAATTTTTTCCGCAGCTATATCTCCAGGTCCATCATTATCGGTAAGGATGATAAGATTCATAGCGCCGCTACCATCTAATAATATCTTTTGAAAGTCGCTCATGTTAGTTCCAAATATCGCTACTGCATTATGTATCCCGTTTTCTTCTAATTTCCATACATTACCTGGGCTTTCAACAATGATTGCTGTAGCAGAATCTTGAATGTATTTTTTAGCGAACCACATATTATATAGGTGATTTTCTGTTTTAGATCCAAAGCTATGTTTCCATTTACTATAAAGATATGCGTAAGCGGGATCGGGACACGCCCCTGTATGATATAATTCACACTTATCACAAACTGGTAATATAGAGCGGCCAGTACATCCAACCATATAAGAGTAACTATTATCATAAATAGGAACAACAACACGATTACTCATACTTTTGTGTTGTTCCTTACATAAACCAACATCATATTTACGCAATATTTCTGCGCTATATCCTCTATCAAGATAATATTGGGCGGGTATTTCAAGTTTCTTTATTATTTGATTTCTTGTTATTTTGCTGTCTGGTTCATCTATTGATTTCTGCATATATCCAATCATACTAGAAAACTTTTGTTTTTCTTTGAATGTTTTGGATACCTTAATATCTTTAAGTGATTTATTTAGAAATTTCTCTATAAAGGTAATAGTATCTTCAAAACTCACCATAGGATCGCCATTCTTGGTCCAATTTAATTGTTCGCGTGAAAGTATACCGCGAACAAAACCTATTATGGAACCCTTGAAAATTTCGTGACAGTTATGTGTTCTACACTTCCAGTTTCCTCTATAAGTATCTCCTTCTGGATAAATGTTGATGGCGCTCTCATTGTCTCCACCATGAATGGGACACGACATAGTAATCATACGATTAGCGTATTTGTAATCGATGTGATATAAATCTAAAAACTCTTCTATTTGGTCACAAAGACTGTCACACAAGATTTTTAGCTTATACTGATCAATCAAACGGGATTTCTGGTTCATTATTGTCGTTGTCATCTTTTAGTTCGAAACCATCCTCTTCTTTATTATTGCCGTTCATAATTTCTAATTTGGTTTTGCCCTCTGTAATTTTGGCACACCATCCCTTCATATGACAATTGATATAGTCATTACTGTCTAATCCTCCTCCGTGCCTACTAACAATTGGAATTAGTTTACGATTACCATTATTAGGTCCGTCTTGTGCTAATTCTTCATCTGTTTTCTTTTTGAAGATAGAAAAATTAGAACACAACCATATGATTCGGTCTGATCCACTAGCTGCCGACGTATCTTCCGAATTAATTCCGTCACGGTTTAGCTGCATAAAAGCTAGAATTGGAACCTGATAACGAACTGCAAAATTATGTAAGCTGGTCATCATAAACCCAAGAACTTGATATTCTTTCATATCTTGAGAAATACCCTTACTATCCATTAATTTCAGATAGTCATAAATAATAACACATGGTTTAGCATGGCCGTTTGCGTCGAGTCCAACTTCTTTTAGTAACCATCTACGCATAATAGCTAATTGTTCTTCGAACTCCATACCAGCTATTGTTTTGTAAAATAGTTTAGCTTGTTTCAATTCGTTAGCGGCTTCAAAAACCTTCTGTTTAATATTGGGCGATTGAGCAAATGTTCCTTTTTCGATAGAATTGATTTCTGTTTCCGTCATCATAGCCAATATTCTATATTTATGATCTTTGATGCTCATTTCAGTATCCATATTCAATACTGGTAGTTTATGGGTACAGGCTATATATCGACCCATATTATCAGCCATTTGAGTTTTTCCAGTATTTTTTGTAACAACATAATTATCTGTTACATAAAGCTCGGCTTTTGTATTAACACTAATACATTGTACTATTTTTTTGCCAATATTTTCTACTTTAGCTATCTGGTAATAAACTAGATCATTATTTATAAAGACAGGTATTTGCCAGTTTAATACATTACTACTATACATTAATTCTTTTAGAGTAGTTTTGATTGGATGTTGTGAATTTATTTGTTTAGCTAGCCAAAAATGGTCAGAACAACATTCGGCATAGGCTCCATTAGACAATGTTATTCTATATACTTCTTTTTCGCCAAAAGGATAAACTCCTATAACTTCACACGTTGCGTTATTTTTTGACGGATCTACCAAAATATCGCCAATCTTAACGTCACCCATTCTAATCCAACCATTTGGTGTTAAAATTTTAGCATCAAGAGGTTGCGCTTTTGGCCTCGCCCCAATAACATTGACTGTTCCTTTTCTTAATCCACCCCCAATAGATTGATCAAAAATAGGAAATCCTGTTGGAATGCCTACTTGGTCTACTGGATTATCTATTAGGTCTTGTAGAAAACTATCTATATCTTTACTAATTTCTTCTGGATGATTTTCTGTGTCATTTAATAGAGAAGAGAAATCAAAAATTGCATCTTCTGCAATACCCAAAATATTCGTTACTGTTTCATTTCCCGTAATATCTAGCAGCTTATCTCCTGCTGTTTCAAGCTGTGTTCTAAGAAGACGCGCTATTTCTAGTTTACGTATTTTTGCAGCAAACCTTCTAACATTATCTATTGCTACTGGAAACTCCAAAATAGCTTTTAAATGCAGAGCTTCTTCTTTTTTTTCTATTTGTTGGGTTAGAGTTAAATCTTGGGCGGCGCTATAAATACTCGCCAAATCAATCTTAGAGAACTTATTGTTGTGTTCACAAATATGTTTAAGAATCTTGTATATTACTACATTACTATCAACAGTAAAAGTAGAGGGTTGTATAATATCTGCGACATCTAAGTACGCATCTTCTCCATAACGACAAATTCCAGCCAATACCGCTCGTTCTGCCGCAGGATCGCATAATATCATTAAACATCAACCTCCTTTTATTAGCCCGGATTCATAGCACAACCATTACATTTATATCGAGCTTTATCGAACACAAAATCAGAAGAAACTTTTTCTTTATCTCCGCATACCCTGCACCTCACCTCTATCATATTGGCTTTTCGGCTTCTTGGCGAAGGAGGAAGTTTGTTTAGTTTCTTATCAATAGCCACATCGCTCTTAAACATACTTTTTTCGCTCATTGTGTCGAACAAATTTGTCGATGTTTTTCTGGCGCGACTTGGCTCAGTTTTTGATTTTGGTGTCGATACTTTTTTAGTTTTGGTCTTTGGGCGACCCCGTTTTTGTGTTGATGATGTCGAAGTATCAACCTCTTCATCGTCTACTTCTTCTGTTGTTAATCCTTTTTGGAGAATAGCTATTAGCTGTTTAATATCATCATTATCAAGTGGCATTTTTCACCTTATTTCTTTGTATAGCTAATAGTATATCAGATAGGCTCTTAGTACTATTTGCTAGGTAACTTAATCTGTCAGAACGTTGTTTTGCGAATAGTTTAATTTTTTGTAGGGCTTGAGCGCTATCGTTGTGTTTTATTGCTTGTATGCTTTTTTCTATATAGCCATAACCTTTGTAGTTATTAATATCGTCAGCAATCACTTCCTTAACTTTCTCTTCTGCCCAATTTAGTCTTGCTAATTCTCTATTGATTGTTCTTTGTAGATGAAAAGAGTATTGGGCTAGACGATAGCTTATTTGGGCACAATCTTCTGGCCCTAATTTTTCTAGGGCATTTCTATCCATTGTTAAATATGTATTAAGTTCTTCTTCTGGAAGTATAGTGGGAGCATATTTTGGTAATCCTATACTTTGTTCGTATTCATCAAGGATTTTATCCCAACTTTGAATTTGATCTTTTGCAGTTTGATTACTCATTAAGTAACGCTCCCCAATTTTCTATTTGATTGTAAGGAAAGACTATATATTTAATTCCATTAATTTCACACCATTCTTTTTTCTCATTATCCCTTTTTTGTCCCAATAAAAATTGCAGCTTGTTGGTATGGAAAAATGGACAAAACTCATAATGTTGTTCTCCATGAACTTCTACACATAATTTTTTAAGAGGCAAATAAAAGTCCAGATAAAGAGTTTCATTGCGACGTAAGGGAATTGGTACTTCTTCTAATAGTTGTAGGGTTGGATACGTGTCAACTAGTAGTTTTCTTGCCGCTAAATGATATTGGGATTTGTTTATATCATTAGCTTTAGCAAAATTGCCAGTAAGATTCCAATTATGTAACTGGTTATCTAAATCTTTTATTCGCATTTAATACCCATAGTTTCCTTAACTGTTTTTAGTAAATCTAGATATACTTCTGGATGTTCTACTAGATAGTTTCTTACTTTTTCTATTCCTTGGAATTTTGGGGTATCTTTGACCGTTTTGAGCGTATACCAAGCGCCAGCCTTTGTAATTAAGCCCATATCGGCAGCTAGGTTAGCTACGTCCGTTTGTTTATCTAGACCTTGACCGTATCTTAAATAGGCTGTAGCTGTACGATTAGGAGATCCTAGTGACGACCAAACAACTTGCCATTCAACTTCTTGACCAATTTGTTCTCCGTCAGTAGTTAGTGTCCAACCAGTAGTTTTTTTTGCTCGTAGCTTAACATCGGTCTGATATGTTATGGCCTGTCCACCCTTTTCTTTCCATTCTGATCCATAGCCAGTTGGATTACCCATTAAATGTGTAATGCCTATGACTATGTTTTTGTTGACCGGAATAACATTTCCAACCTTTCTACAGAACTTAGCTAATAGCTTTGCTCCGTCTGCTCGTTGCATTTTATCCATGTCACTGGTAATTTCAGCTTCTGTACACAGAGCGGAATAGCTGTCTACTATCAATATACAGCCAGGAACTTCATTGATAATTTTTTCTCCTATCTGGAGATATTCTTCTGCGTGTAAAATTTTCCCTTCTTGCGATCCTATGACATGGAAACGATTTAAGTCTAGTCCAGATATACCTTCTAAGTCTCGCTTTTTAAGTCTACCTTCAATGTTTAGATAATACACTTCACGCGGTTTCTTAAGTGTTCCTTGGTATTCTGATTTTTGTGCAGTAGCGGCGAAATCTAAAGATAAACTAGTATTGTGCGTTACAATAAAATCATTTGTTAAATATAGTCCGTCTGGATTTTCGATTTTAATACACATAGCTTCTTCGTTAGCGACCTTTTCAACTTTTGTAATTGTTCTAAATAAGTTAGGTTTGATTCTCACTTTTCCGGTCTTTTTTCTAGGAAGACTAAATAGTTTATCTAGAGTATTTCCACTAATAGTTAATCTATAGGATGGAAATTTTTTGCCATTTTTGCCAGAATAGCTAGTGAATCTTTTCTTGATTCTACACAAATAACCTAGGCTTTGTGCTAATTCTTGTACATCTTTAGCTAGCTGTTTCGATGTTGTAGAGTACTCTGTTCTATTTCTCTCCATATTAGATCCGTCTGTGTCCATTAATCCTTGCATTAATTTAAAGCGATTAGTCGTGCTAGCATATAAATATTCTTTAGGAATAAATTTGTTATGTGAATTTTTACCAAATAAGTTTAGTGTTTTTAATTTGGCTCTAAGAGTATTTTCAAGCAAGAGTCCTCCACCAAAATTACCACTAATTGAATAGTCATATTTATCTTTACGTTTAAAAGATAAGTTATTTTCGTCACAATATTTTTGGAATTTGTCTAAAATATATTCATCTCCACTAGATATTATTATCGATTTAGTAATGCCTCCATCACCAATCAAACATCCTAAAATATATGGATCTATTGGTAGCCTTTTTTCTTGTTTAAAATAAACAGGCTTAGTAACTGGAATCTTCCATTTCCATCTATCAGTATATTTTAATCCTTCGTCTAATATTTCTTTAAGAGTAATAGTTTTCCAATTTGTTTGTCTATTATTTTTTGATACAGTCCAGTTATGATCTAATCCACAATAGGTTTTGGACCCATCATTAAATGTTACTCGATATATATCTTTTTTCCCTTGTGGGAATAGGCCAACAACTTTAGTGGTTTTACCATTAGGGCTGCATACCAAATCTCCAACTTTTAGGTTTTTTAGTTGTGTTGGTCCTTTAGGTGTGTAGATTATATCTGTTAATCTTTGTAGTTTACCTACTTTGGGCTGACCAGTTAATATAAAAAAACTGCCTTCTGGAACCCCACCATTGAGAGCAATATCAAGTCCGGGGCTAATAGGAATAATAACCTGTTTTCTATCAATAATGCTATTAGCGCTCGAAATTATATTTTCGCCAAATTCTTTACTAATATCTTCTTTAACTGCCATTATTTTGCTCCTCTGTATCTTCGTCTAGGGATTTCAATTTAGATAAGATATTATTAACTGTTGGAATTTTTCTATCAAACTTAATATCTTTTTTTCTTTCTAGATTCATTTTTAGTTCTTTGTTCTGTGAATCTAAAAGTTTCTGCTCTTTCTCTATAATAGCAATCAAACTGGGCGCTCGCAAAGAGTATAATCTCTGTGCTTTTGGATCTCGTAACGCTTTAACTATTGCTGCTGGATCATACTTTTTAACAAGCTTATTTGCTGTAGCTATTTGGTTTCTATAAAAAGCCGCCCATTCTTTAGATACCCAAAATCGATAGTGTAGATCTTTTTTATCGTATCGAGCCTTATTTTCACAGATTATCTCTGTAATATATTGAGCAGCGGTAACGGTTTTGCCGTTACTATACTTGGAAGGATATCTATTAGACATTGATTACTTTGGGCGAAAAATTGCGTCTTTGTTTCGAATACTGATAGGATTTGACTTATTCTTTTTTCTGTGTTCATCAGCTAGTTCTGTGAAACCCTTTGTTGTTATAGTAACAGTACTATTACCGTCAGCATCTTTCTTTTCGACCAACGGAAGATTTTTCTTTCGCTTTTTGGCAACGGCGGGTTCGTTCTTGTTTTTCATTTTCTTGTTAGCTTGAGTATTAACTTCTGCTTTTTCCAAGCATTTGATTACTTGATCAACAGATAATTTAAGAGCCTCAGAAATTTCTTCTGCGTCTTTCCCTTCATTATTCATCCAGTAAATTGCATATGTTTGTGTTTTATTTAGTCTAGCCATTAATTATTCTCCTTGTTTGCCTTGCTCAACCATGATCTATTTAGTGTTCGTAGATAATTGACATATAACTCAAAAACCTTTGGATTAACCTCAATAAAATTTGTAACCTCGTCTGTTCGTTTCAGTAATGTGTTTGATTGATTTGTTACTAGTGGATTTGGATCAAATATATTTCTACGATCATCTACTCTAACAAAAAATCTAGTTTTTCCATTATTTGTTATTGTTTTTGCATAAACGTCTTTGTCGTTTTTAAGAGCTTTTTCTGTTTTGATGCGAGGGTTTAGTAAATCGTCTAAGAAATCGTTTTTCTTTTTGTGTCCAAAAAATTCATATTCGTTATTGTCTGATACATTCGGATCTATTTTAAAAATACATTCTTCTGCCATATTAAATCTTCTTTCTTGGGTTCTTTTTTCTTCTAACTTTTTGTGAATTATCAGACCATTTAACTGTTTGGTCTGTATTCATCCTTTTCATTCCTTTTGGTAACGCTCCCTTTTGGCGATAGTCATAGTGTTTCTTTTGTAGTCTACTCTTATGGTCGTCGCTAAATCTATCTCTATTGCGATCAGCTAATTCTCCAAGAGTAAGTTGATCATCGCTTTTTTTTACACTAGTGATCTGTGTAGCAACGTCCAACATATAGTTACGGTGCGTTTTTTTACTATTGCAATGAAGACATTTGGGCGATTCTTGATAGTCTTTTATAAAGAAAAAGAGTTCAAATTTTTCGCCGCATTTATCGCATCCATAACTATACGTTGGCATTTTGCTTATAACTTTCTGGTAAATATATCGCCCACTCTTCAGGAATACTATCCTTTATTTTAGTTAGATATCTGTTGATTGGCAAGAATTTACTGCTCTTAGCTGGAACATATGGTAAATGTAGTAATGGCATTTGTGCTTGTTGGGGAGTTCTATTTCCCTTTTTATGATTACATTTGACACAACTAGTTGCTATATTTGTCCATACTGTAGGAGTTCCCTTTTTATAGTTCCATAAGCTCTTAGGTATTACGTGATCATATGTTAATTCGCTACTATCAAATATCTTATGACAATATAAACAAGTATAATCATCTCTTATGAAAACATTTCTTCTATTAAAGGCGATTCCATGACGACTTGTTTTGAAGAACTTACGTGTTCTTACAACAGCAGGAATAGGATACTTACGATCATGAGCACCCTGAATAAAATCATCCTTATAAAAGTCTAGAATATCTACGCCATGTTTATCATCTTCTGTATATCCTAAACTCCAACTCATTGCACGAGTCCAAGATACTATACAAAGCGGACTATAATCAGCATTCAAAACTAAACATCTACTGTTTTTGGTTTTCATCGTACAATTCCGAATTAACTATCGTTCCTATTAACTAGACTTTTTGCTATTTTCGTATTCTTTTTCTTCCAACATCTCTAGTCTGTCTAATATTTTCTCAATTATGGGATTACGAACAATATCAGTGGTTTCTAGTACAGAAACGCCGATTCCATCTATCCCATACAAAGAGTCAATCATATACTTAAATCCGCCTCTCATATGATATGGTAGATCAGATTGAGATACGTCGCCAGTAATCACCATTTTACTGTCTCTGCCTATTCGTGTCAAGAGCATTTTTAGTTGATCATAGCTTGCGTTTTGGCATTCGTCCGCAATTATAAAACAATTATGAAAATTACGACCCCTCATAAAACCAAATGGAACAATCTCAATCTTATTACTAGCCTTTAATGAAACATATGTTCCAGCAGCAGAATAATTATTAATCTCATCTAATATTGGTAATAAATACGGATGTAATTTTTCTTCGAAAATTCCTGGTAGAAAACCAAGCTTTTCGCCAGCCTCTACAACTGGTCTAGTTATAATAATTTTATTAACTTTATCTTCTAACAAATACTCCAGCGCAGTACCTACTGCACAAGAAGTTTTTCCGCTCCCTGCTGGGCCATGACACAAAACAATGCTATTTTGATTTATTTTATTGATATAGTCGGCTTGATTAGCAGATCTAGGTTTTACTTTATGTCTATTAGCAAATCCCTTAAAATTTGTTGGCGGTCCAATATCATTAGTAGCATCTATAACCTTCTTTTTTCTAGTTTTTCTCAAAGTTAGGTTCCTTTTAGGGAAGTGTGTTTATAGTAAAATCCTACCATTATATACACTATCCGCTTGATCCAAACCCCTTTTCGCCCCTATTGGTTTCTGTCAATTCGTCGGTTTCCACCATAGGGAAATTAAAATGTTGCTCAATAATGACTTGGGCGATTTTGTCTCCATAAGTTATTTCAAATGTTTTTTCTTTGTCTGTATTAATTAGTACAACTTTATATTCGCCCGAATATCCACTATCACAAACTCCTGCTAAAACATCAATACCTTGTTTAGCAGCAAGTCCTGATCTTGGGGCGATTCGTGCATAGAACCCATCAGGTAATTGTAAACAAATTCCTGTGCCGACAATAGCTCTTTCTCCAGGGGGAATAGAAACCTGTTCGACGGCAAATAAATCAGCCCCTGCGTCTGTTGGATTATTTCTTTTGGGCGTTATTGCTAATTCATGAATCTTCTTTACTTTAATCATCATTCCTCCTATTAGGCTTCGCAACTAGAACAGCTCAGAAGATTTCTTGCTAATTCCTGAGCAGGATTTGCGCTCCTCTGATAATAAAATGTTTTAACTCCCATCCTCCATCCCTCAATTAGTAGATCGCTAACTTGTTTTGGTGGAGTATTGGGTGGAACCATAAGATTTAAGGATTGTGCTTGATCTATATATTGTTGACGATTAGCTGCTTGAATAACAATTTCTTTTTGGCTAATCTCACCAAAGGTCTTAAACACATCTTTTTCTTCTTGAGATAGAAAATCTAAATGTTGAACAGAACCACCCTTAACCAATATGCTCTTCCACACTTCATCATTATGTTTATCATATTTTTTCAATAGATCTTTTAGGTGAGGATTTTTAAATGTAAATTTGCCCTTAGCTAAATTCTTAACAAAGTAATTACTGTTAAGCGGCTCTATACTGGGGCTAACTTGTCCCAATATAAAGGAACTACTTGTTGTTGGAGCAATAGCAAGAGTTGTAACATTTCTTCGCCCATAGCCCTCTAATATTGGAGCTTCTCCAAATTTTTCGGCTAATTCAATAGTAGCCCTATCCGCCTTTTCTCTTATTGTTTTCCAGATTTGTCCATTAATCATCTTAGCTTGTAGACTTTCAAATGGAATCATTTTGCTCTGTAGGTATGAATGCCACCCCAATCCGCCCAAACCTAATGCTCTTTGGTTTAGGGCAAAGTTTCTAGCGCTCTTCATAAATCTTATATTTTCTGTTTTATCTACAAACTCTTGATTAACAGCGTCTAAGAAATATATCATAGTTTCTACTGCATCTGTTTCGGCTATCTCATCCCAATGCAATAGATTAAGACTACTTAGTACACACACAAAACTATTGTTCTCATCTGAAAAAAGATTTATTTCCGAGCATAGATTTGACCCACTTATCTTCATGCTCTTATCTTTATACACTTGAGGAGCATTATTATTTACTGTGTCGGTAAAGAATATATAAGGATAACCAGTTTCAAACCTCTTTTGGATAATTTTGGCCCAAATCTTTCTCTTAGACTTATCTCCCTCAACCATACTATTCATCCAAGCATCAGTAATAGTAACCCCAATGCTCATATTCTGAATAGAATGACCTTCTCCTCTAATCTGCAAAAACTCTTCAATATCCGGATGTTCTACCGGGAGATATGCTGCAAAAGATCCTCTACGTTGCTGACCTTGAGTGATAACATTTGTAGCAGTATCGAACATTTCCATGAAATGTACTGGCCCACTACTTTCGCCCCCAACACTAATCTTAGCTCCACGACCTCTTAGATCACCAAAATAACCACTGGTTCCTCCACCCACTTTGCTCATCATTCCAACTTCTGCTGTTTTGTACAAGATACTAGTGATTGTATCGTCTATATAACTCCCAAAACAAGAAACAGGTAATCCTCGTTTATTTCCGAAATTCGTAATGACTGGTGTGCTTAATGAATAAAAACCTTTTGATAAATAGTTATAGAATTTATCAGAGAACCCAGATACACCCAATATCTTTTCTGCATTATCTGAAATTTGTCTATATCGTACTTCTGGCTCTGTACCTTCTTCTAGGTAACCGCGTTCTAAAAATAGTCTTGAGTGCTTATTTAGCCAATAAAATGGTTCATTTACTTTTGTCATAAATATTTATATCCTAATTAACTTTTAAAATAATTCGTCTACACTAAAACATACTGAATTTTTAGAGTATTCAACTGGTCTTGAGTTAAAGAAGTCTGTCATATTATTGCCTAGAATCTGTTCATCAAACCATGTTGTTTTTTTAAGCATTTCGTTGTCTACTCCAAATACTGATTCATAGCCAATTTCTTTCAGAGAGGCATTTAAGCGATCCTTAATATATTCTTTCAAAAGATTTGAATTAAGATATTCGCTCTCATATCCATTAACGATCCAATCAATGATCTCGCACTCATATTTTACTGCTTCTTTGGCTTCGTGCAAGATTTTTTTCTCTAGCTGTTCATCGAATAGGTCTGGATGTTCTTCTTTAATAGTATTAATGATTTTTATTCCAATCATAGAATGCAAACAATTTCCTGCAATAAATGTTTTACCGTCTAGTCTTGTTATAATAGCTCCAGAATCCACTGATACGCAATATACATTGCCATTGTATTTAGTTATAGTTTTCTTTATTCCGTGTGAAACTGGATTATGGTCTATTTTTCTTAATCCAAGCTTATAACATGGACTATCTTCATATCCTTCTTTTGTATTAGCATAGTAACTTGTTGCATACCCAGCACATATTGCTATAGATTGAACCATATCGATACACGATTTATTAGTAGAAGAATACCCTATACTGTCAGAGTCAGACCTTTTATATCCATCCCACTCAACTACTTCTTGTATAAAGTCTTCACACCATTCTAGAGATTTATTTTTAAGATCGACCCAATCAAAAGATTTATAGTCAAAATCATGATTAAATGTTATTCTATAGATAACTTCATTATCTTTATTTGGTTCTGATTTAGTATATGGAATATTGCTCTTATTTAATATCCATTCCAGTCTCTCTTTTTTTCTATCCTTAGTTAATGCAAAAGAGTGTGTTTGCCCGCCATTTTTTCCTCTTTTTATTTTTTCTGCTTTGGTATTTTTCCAATACAAAATAGATCCGTCTGCTTGAATAGCTATCTTAAGTCTGTCTTCGTAAGACAAAATATTGTCTCCATCATTGTTTAATGTGCCACTAATTGGTATTTTTATATTTTTATGTAACTTAAGATCAATTGCTTTCTTTTTTTTGTAGTTGTCATAATTATCAAAGTAAACCATATCATGATTTGGAGTAACTATGCACTTGTTTCCAGATCTACTAAAAGCGATAACATCTCCAGTATATTTTTTATTAGTTTTATGATTGACTTTAGTAAATTCTATTAATCCTTCTGGAGTATATTGAGCTACATCATCTCCTACATTAATATCTCTAAAATCTACCCATCCTTTTGGGGTTAGTATTTCAGTGCCTTCAATATAGCATTCTTCTCTTGATGTATACTCAACCTGCTTATTTGTATCTTTTAGCATATTCTTAAATCGCCCAAAATAGCTAATAGTATAAAACTGACTAAATAGAGCAATATTTTCAACAAATAAAGTAAACAAAATTAATGAATAGATGAATTGTTTTTTATTATCTTCGTGGAATTTGTGTAGATGTTTGCGTAAGTAGTTTACGCGTCCCTTAATAATATCTAATTCTAAAATCTTCTCAAAATTATCATCAATACCAAGTACTTCTAATAAACGCTCATAAGCATCCCCATGAATGACTTCAACATGAGCCATTGTATAACCAAGATCATTAAGAGAAGGATGAGGTAAATTCTCTCCCAGCTTCGCCCAAAACTTCTTGACCGAAATCTCTAATTGACCAATTGTTGAAAGGGCGCGAATTATAATCTGTTGTTCTTGATCTGTTAAATTAACCAAAAAATCCTGTTTGTCGCTTTGGAAGTTGAATTCTCTGTGCGTCCAGAAGCCGTTGTGCATAGCTTCAATAAAGTCTTGGGTCCAGGGATAGTGATCAGGTTTACGGGAAATTTGTTCATTAAATATCATCTTTGATTGCTCCATTTAAAATAGGTGTACTTTGTCTCCACAATGTTACAGTTTTTTATTCAACAGAGCTACCATGCCTATTAAAACGGATGCTCGAAAGGAGGTTTCCGCTGTAGAATGTCCATAAAAAAGATCATATGAGTATATCAGCATGGAAATATAAAAAATAACATTCATCATATCTGTCTCTGTTGTTTTGGTAATCTTACAATACACCACTCAATTGTTTCAGCCAATCATAGTTTGGCTCAAAATATTCTATTTCGATACCTGTCATTTTAACAAATTGGTCAAATAGTTTTTGTTGATTTTCATCAAATAGATGAGTCCCATGAGATTTAGCCATAACGATTTTTGTGATGCCATTTTGCCACAGCGTCATGGCGCAATTATTGCAACATTGACCGGTTACATATGCTATTGCGTTGTCTGGCCTAATAACACAATTAGCCAAACTATTTATTTCACTATGGATGAAGACCGCATATTTAGCGGGTCTTTCTAAGGGTAGTTCTTTATCGTGCATTCCTTTGGGAAATCCATTATAGCCAACCCCCAATATCCTATTTTGTCTATCCGTAATGACACAGCCATGTTGCGTATGAATATCGTGCGATCTTTGTGAGGCTACTTTTGCTAGACCAAGAAAATAATTGGTCCAGTCGGGTCTTGTGCGATGTGTTGGATTTTCGTTTGGCATAGTCACATATTATATCGAGAGACAGCCTATGTGTCAAGTTGTCGTTATTAGTTAGATGTATGAAGAAAAGAATCCTCCGGCTAATATTTTATTATCGCTTTGAAGCTCTATTGACATTATATTTGGATTATCAAATCCCGTAGAGGTTATGAAGGATGTATCTAAAGAGCCGTCAGAGTTTAGTCTAGCCATACCGTTTCTTGTTACTTCATTATATGATGTAAACTGTCCAACACAAACGATTTTTCCATCTGGCTGTATTATAGTTTTTCTTACTCTATTATTAAATCCAGTGCCGCCAACATTAAACGTATTGTCTATAGATCCATCTGTATTTATTCTAGTTATTCTATTTTGGGTAACCCCATTATAGCTAGTGAATTGACCACAGCATATAATTTTACCATCAGATTGTATTGATATATGTTCAACTGGTTGAAAAAATCCGACCCCAATATTAAATGTATTATCAATAGAACCATCAGTATTTATTCTAACTATTCTATTTGTTGCATATCCATTATATGAGACAAAATATCCTCCAATAATTAATTTTTGATTCGACTGAACAGCTACGCATAGCGTTGTATTGTTGAATCCAGACCCTATATTAAATGTCTCATCTATAGACGCATTAGAATTTAATCTAACGACATATGGGCAGCTAGTTGATTGATAAGAAGAAAACCTACCCACACATACAATTTTTTCGTCATTTTGTATTGCTGAACCGTATATATGATCACTAGCTCCAGCATTCACATTAAATGTGTTATCTACAGACCCGTCTGTATTAAGTCTAACTATTCTGTTTGTTGGTAAAGTGAATTCTCCAACTACAACAATTTTATTGTCTGGCTGTATAATAATATTATATGGAGGAAAATTTAACCCTTGAGTGAATGGCATATCTACAGTTCCGTTAGAATTGAGTCTAATAAGTGCAAATTTTGCGACACCATTATAAGAGCGAAAGCCTCCGCCTATTAGTATCTTATTATCTGCTTGAACTTTAATTGTTGTAACTGAGTTGTCAAAACCAGTACCAACATTAAAGTCGTTGTCTGCTACTGAATTAGAATTTAAACGAATAATATTGCGATAATTAGTATTAATAATATCCTCAAAAGACTCGCCAATTGTATCAGTAATACAATCAGCTATTTGTTTTCCTACACTGCTAACCGTAGCACAGTTTTTTAGTCTTGCTCCGATAGAGTCAGTGGTTGTTAGTTCCGAAACCGGTGTGTTCCAGAAATCTTGAGTATTTTCTATTTGTAGTGTTCCAAGAGTATTATCTACTGGCACATTTATCAGTACAGAATTTATCGGCGGTACTATCATAGTACCAGTAACCGCCACATTATAAACAATGCCATCTCTAACATCTTCTGGATTTACATCTATAGCTCCAACCGGATCTACAAGAGCTTTTTTAGTTGAAAGATAACGATACATCAAAATTTTATTATTTGTAACATCTTTAAATCTTATTGTTCCGTTGGTTGGACTAGCGCCCAAATCACCATATTCAGCTTCTTCTATATAACATACTCTAGTTGATACACAACTGACACCAGGTCCGCCCGCTACTCCAGAGCCGCCTATTGCTTTGAATAAATTTATATCACCTCCAGAAGCGCCAGTTATATTAAGACCTATTGCTGATAAACTAGAACTTCCTCCCGTAGCAATACCGGCACCGCTGACAGTCAAAGTACCGCCTGCGCTAAAATTGACTGCGTTAGCAGATGAAACTGAATGACCATTAATGCTGCCAACAATAATAGTGTTCCCACTTGCTTGAGTGATGTTAGCACCGACACTACTAGTGCCTGATCCGGCACTTATATTTCCTATTATATTTATATTTAAATTTGTACTTGTACTTATTATTTCTAAACCAGGAGCAGCAGTTCCTCCTGTAACATTGCCATTAATTGTAATTGTAGCAAGTACACTTGATAAAGTTGAATAGTAAAAACCATTTGCTCCCGTATTTACTGAGCCGCCCGTTACATTGCCATTAATTGTAATAGAAGAATTGTCGCCAGTTATATATAAACCCCAAGCACTATTTGCCGAGCCGCCGGTTACGTTTCCATATATAATAATAGTGGAATTTGAACCGCTACAAGCAAATCCAAAACCAGATGTGCTTGTTCCTCCTAATATATTTCCTGTTATTGTAATAACACCATTACTTCCTGACCATATTAATCCATCACCTGTCGTCCCGCCAGTTATATCTCCATTAATTGCAAGAGTTCTGTTCGCTGTAGAGTTAGTAAATAAATTGTTTACACCCCCAGTGATTAAGTCACAATTTAAAGTCAAACCACTAGCTGCTAATTGAAAAGTGCCACTAGCTGTAGCTCCATCAAAATTTGTATTTCTAATAGAATCTACTGTGAATCCAACATTAACCTGAATAATAAAACCATTACTCATCAACACATCAGACGCAGTAAAGCTTCCAAAATAATCTCCTGCTGTGCCTGCGGGCGTAGTTGCCCAAACATCTACATCATTCACATTACCATTTTTTCTTGCAAAATATGTTGCCATTATTATCTCCAAATTTATTGATTAAGCGCTGTCGATAATTGTTGAGCTACTGAGTCTATGGTAGCACAATTTTTTAGTCTTTCTCCGATACTTCCTGGCGTATTAATTGATGATATTGGAGTGTTCCAAAAACCTCCTAATGGAAGATTCCATGTTCCAGTACCGCTATCAACAGGCACTCCTATTAATACAGATTCATATGGTGGCATATATAAAGTACCAGTTGTAGCAGTTAAATTGTATGCTGTGCCATATCTAACATGTGATGGATCAACAATTGGATAAGAAGCGGGGTCTATTAGTGTTTTTTTTGTGTCTAAGTAGCGATATATTAATGCAACATTACTTAAATTATCGGTTAATCGTATTGGTCCTATTGTTGGAGAAGCGCCCAAATCACCATATTCAATACCAGTTAAATATATGATCCCGCCCGCACCGGTATTAGATGCCCCCGCTCCGCCGATTTGTGTTGAGCCTCCTATTGCTATTCCACCTATTGTAGCCTCTACTGTAGCTCCATCTATGTATAATCCATGAGAACCACTTTCTGTTCCACCAACAACGTCGCCATCTATATTAACAGGACACGCTCCTGCTGTGGGAGTAAAGTATATTCCTGCTGCGTTTGTATTTGTCCCACCATACACACTTCCACCTATGTCTATTGCTGTTGTAGAAGCTGTTGTTATGTTGATACCTCTAGCCGTTGCTCCACTTCCGCCATAAACGCTTCCGTCTATATTTATTATATGGTTAGATCCACCTAAGCTAATTCCATAAGAAGTACCACCAGAGCCTGCGCTTACATCTCCACTTATATTAATGGTTAGGCCTGTACTTGATGAAGATATTCCAACCATTCCACCAACCGATCCACCAGTGACATTACCGTTTATTGTTATATTTTGTGTGTTTGCCCCAACAGTTAAAACTTGTGAATTAGTTCCGTCGTCTCCTATAAGATTTCCATTAATAGTTACTACACAATTTGTTCCTGTAATTCTAAAACCGTTTGGTGCGGCGGCACCTACAATGTTTCCGTTTATTACTATAGAACTATTTGCTGTAGTTAGAGACAATAAAGCAACTGCTCCAGATCCGGTAGCATAAACTTCTGCTGTTAGCGTAATGCCATTATTTATATTGAATCCGCCAGTAGCAGTAGCGCCACCGGTGTTGTCTCCCCTAATTTGAGCAACAGTAGTATTAACATTTATTGTAATAGTAAAAGAATTACAAACTAATATGTCACTACTAGTAAAACTACCAAAATAATCACCAGCAGTTCCAGTTGGAGTGGTCGCCCAAACATCAACATCGTTTATATTTCCAGTTTTTCTTGCAAAATATGTTGCCATCATACACCCCGTATTTTTTATTATATTGTTATGTATATGTTACAGTTTCTCTATCATCCCACTTAACATTTGTAGCAACAGTAAAGCTGAATACGCTTCCATCAGAATTATAAACAGTTTTTTTGATTGTCCAAACAGAATCTGATGTTAATGAATTTGTTGGTGCTGTTCCTATATAATTTGTAGAATCAACCGTATCTGAAAGAACATATCCAAAAGTAAATATTGATGTTATTGTTAAGCTATTTGCTTCATCAACATAGTCTAAAATTATTCCAGTTCCAGCAACCAATAAATTAGATACTTCATCATCTATATATTCGTTTAAAGCTACTCCACTCACATTAATAGTATGGGCATTAAAGTTTCCATTAATATCTAAGGTAGTTGTGGGAGACGTAGTTCCAATACCAATACTTGTTCCGCTTTGATAAATAACGCTTTGATTTATGTCGTTTGATCCGTCAAACTTACTTAAATATCCGTCTATGCCACTAATGCTCGGCAATAATCCGCTAACCGACGCATTAAAGTCTGTTATGTCGGAGCTTACATGGATGTGTCCTTCTAAGCTATAATCTCCAGACGGCTGAACTCCTGTTACTGTTATTGTTAGAGTATCGATACCATCATCGTATGCTAATCCAATATAATCTCCTTCTACAAGCAAAGCTGCTACTCTATCATCAACTTCTTCTTGGGTTAATCCTCCGCCAACACCAGTATAAGCTATTGTGTATAGATTATCTACAAAAGATATTGATATATCTCCACTACCAGATATAGCTGGGATTAAACCACTAACAGCTGTGTTAAAATCAGTAATGTTTGTTGTTGTGTGTGTGTGGTTTGTACCAGCATATGTTAATGTATTCCAATCATTAACTCCATCCCCAATCTTATATTTTAGTGTATCTGTTTCGTAGCACCACTCGCCTGCCGCAAGGGTTGGATTAATTAAAGATAATGCTGCTGCTGTACCACGTTTTATTTGAATTTGTGTAGACATGATTTCTCCTAAGCTACTTCTCCAGCGTCTGCGATAGATACAGTAGACAAATCAACAATTTCATTGTTATCTTTTTTTGTATAAGCTTTTCCATCTGTTGTATTGACAACAATTTCTCCAACCGATATTTCGTCGGCCGTTGGAATTGCTCCTGGTGTATTGTTTCGTTTTTGCAGTATTACCATATATCAGATGTTGGAATTAGGGGAATAATATCTCTTAATAAAACAATTTCGGTTCCAGCTACTATTGTAGCTACATTACTATTAATCCACATATTATGTAATAATCCTCCGGGTTGAATTTCAGTTAATATATCTGCACATAACATATATTTACCGTTAGTTAATAAAACTGGACTAGGCACACAATTGGTATCTCCAAATTGTGTCCATTTATTTTCAACCTCTGCTGCTAGTTCTGAAGAAAATATTAGTGCGTATTCGCGCAATACTTCAATGTTTGAGTTTAGTAGCGATTCAAACGTCATTATGGCCTCCCCATAGAATTTCGTGCATTTCGCCATATTAATGCGAATATGGCGTGTTGTTCTGGTGTCATGGTTTCTCCAATAAAATATCCACGAGCAGTAGCATTAGATTTTGCGTCTCCATAAACAATAGTTGTTGGAACCCCGCCAGAAACATTTTGATACGACCTAGCAAGAACGCAAAAATCTCCTTCAGGCATTTGGTTGTATGCGGCTGCTGATGTTATTTGTGTACTACCCTTTTGTACACCATCCTCAAATAATCGCATATCCGTTGCTGATGCCCTATTAACCACTTTTAAATTTGGTGATGATGTATAAGTATTTATTCCAACGTGTAACGACTGACCTCCTGGAAATGTGTTATTTCCAGAAATCCATAGTCTTCCTCTTGGTGGAGTCGGACTACCTTCATTAAAAAATACACCACAATGACCATATTGCGTACTTGATGTAAAAGCATTAGCTAAATCTAATCCTATGCTATGGGTGGACCAATCTAATTTAATAGTTGGTAAAGGTACTGTGCGTATATATTTAGTAGAAGCATTTCCAGGCAAGCCTCTATTTAAAGAATAATCTGAAGATATAAATGCTACGTTAGTATCAGTACTATTACCATAAGTAGTCCCAAAAGGAATATCTCCTAAATAAAGAGGCACAAGAGCAGCATTAAGGTTAGAACCTGTAAATAAGTTTAATCTATAAAATTTGTTTCTTAGACCAGCCGCATCAACATCTTGACAAAATTTATTTACAATACTAGCTACTAAAAATGAAACTGTGCCATTGTTCGTATAAACCCTATTAATCCAATCTTGTGCTTCGGGATGCGAAACCGTTGGTTTAACATCAATATTATAATATTGACCTACTAACGATTCTAATCCTAACCTATTAGAATATTGGTTTGTAGCATAATAAATTAATTCATGAATGTTAGCGTCTATAGGACGACCAGCCACTCTTCCATTACTCACCCAAAATCTTGATACACTACTTGTTAATGGAGTATTTGTTGTATACTTTAAGTCTCCATCACGATATGTATAAGAGTTTGTGCCATCCCAACTACCTGAATGTAAATGGGTTGTGTTAAGCACAGGCGGATTATTACCAGCGGCAGTATCATTTCTACGCCAGTTCATATATGAGTTTACAGCATTTTCAAGTCCACCCCCATCAGTATTGAATATATTAAAATAACCGCGACCAGAACCCGTAGTGCCACGAGAACCCACAGTAATTAAATAATCAGCAGTTGGAGATAAACTTACATCTCTATATAAAGTACGACTAGGAGCAAATGCTATATATGGTCTGTTGTTATGTATTAATTGATAGCCAGTAACTGAACAAAAGGGACGTTGACCTACCGATGGTGGTGTTAAATGTCGATTATTGCCGCTTTGATCATACCAAGTATGAACTAATGAGCATCCGTAAGGTAAGGTTGTTGTTGTTTTAAGCTCTGTTGGTGAGTCAGCTATTTCTAATTGGAAGCCATAAAATTCTACAACACGAGCCGCAAAACTATCAAAATAAAATCCTATTGCTCCATCAGCTAGTGTATAAGTAAAACTTATTGAGTGTCTAGTCCAATCTGAAGTAAAAACTTTAGCGACTGTAACGCCTCGATTTGTAAGGTTTGAGCGTAGAACTGTGTTTAATGTATTGCTGCCAGAGACTAATCGCGCCCAAAAAGAAAAGGTTACTCTTCCGTTTAAAGATGGTAAAAATCCTCTAGCGTACGAATCGGTTGGTGTACCAAACCTCCTATTTACGGTATCTGGAAAAGTTACTTGTGCAGCGTTGGTTCCGCCAAAAGGATCGGTTGCTCCAACGGTTTGTGTTGGATAATTTACAACGCCAAATATAACATTGGTTCTATAGTCATTAATGCCCCAATTTACAGAAGGATAAACAGCATTTCCTCCAGAACTAGACGCCCATCTACCAGCATAACCACTACTAATCTCATCCGCCGTAAAATCGCGCTCTATTGAGTCATGACTACGAACTAGTCGCACAACCGGACCAGTATATATTGAAGATAGTTGACGTAAAGAATAAGCACCAGCCGCTCCAGGATACGCATCAAGTACTGGGGCTAATATTTCCCCGCCATCTGCTGTTGCGCTAGTTAATTTTACAATATTGTTAGTTGTTATTTTTGTGTATACCACACCATCAGCAGAATTAATCGCAAGCTCTCCTGTTGTAAGCTGATTAGAATCAGGTATACTATTAGACACTGCCGAATGTTTGTGTTTGATTATCATAGAACTGCTGCGATTGTTGTTAGATATGTACTAATTCTGGCCTCTAGTTTAGCAAGATCAAGTCCTGCGCCTATAGAATAGAAAGCTAAACGACTACTAGCAAAATATGCTCCATCACTAAAGACCAAAAAATTTGCAGAGCCTGGAGTGCTACTATTTTGTTGTATTTCGACATTAGTACTAGCATTACGTGCAATATACCCCGATGAATCTGTTCGACTAACGCCCTCAAAACCCAAAGTTACTGCTGGAAATGACGCTATGGTTACTCCACGAGATTGAGTTAAAAGGGCGACTGATCGATATATAGCAGATCCTGCGGAACTAAAACTACCAGGATTAGCTCCTATGTGTAACCGTGTTGCAATACCTAGTGCGGTTGCCCATGTGGCTACGTGTTGATCATTCTGTGGATTTGCGTTATTAGCATAGTTTGTATTTATATATGTACTGACAGAATTGCCCTGTATACCTGTTTCACGGTTATAATTAGCTGCTGCGAAACCAAAGTTGGTTGGCGCTGGCCCCCGTAACGGTATCATACATCCATCAACTGTTCTAGGACCGGCCAACAAACACATTGCTCCAATACTATCCCACAATTGATCATATTTTAGTCCAACAATTAAATTATAAATAGCCGCCCTAACACCTTGCTCTAGTATTGTTGTGTCAGCGACTTCGACTGCGTTTATATATGCCACGGCATCCATATCGATTTCCCCACCATCTAATATATCTGGTTTACGCAAATCAATAACTGAATCATCTGTTTTTTTTATGAACCATGTGCCGTCTGCTGTATTTAGTGCTATTTCGCCAGTTGTTAGGTCGCCAGAACCAGGAATTGAGCCTGGAGTGCTACTACGCTTATGTAGAATGTTGGTCATTAGTAGTTTCCTCCATCAATTGTGTCCGTAGTTGTTAAAAGCCCATCTGTGGTTGTAACAACGATTTGATTAGCTATAGAACCAATTTTACCATCATTAGTAATGTTGCCATGGGTATGATTATCTAGTGCTACGCCAGTTCCATTAACTAATAATGTAGTAAAATCTCCGCTACTACTTGGAATCCAGTAGTCAGTAGAGCTATCGTATTGTAAAAATTGACCATGGGTTACGCCACTAATGTTTACATCATGATTATCATCAAGATGACCATAACTAGTTGGTCTTACAAAAATTTTACCATTACTAGCTGCGTCTAAAATAATAGCTGCTGATATGCTATGCTTAGGCTCAATATTGGTTAATTTACCAGGAATTGTTGGATGGACATAAAGAATATCTCCAGCAACCCAAGTTTCATCTCCAACAGCAAATGGTGATGCTACATTACCTCTAGTATCAATATTATTGATATGCCCAAAATTCATAGCATATCCATTATTATTATCGTTTATATCTTCTAGTACTAATCCAATAAATCTTATTTCTCTAATAGTTCCATCAGAAACATATAAGTCTGGTGTTATAATACCGTTAGAATGAACTCCACTAGCATAAACGACTTGGCCTTTATATAATACAGATCCTGTTGTGTTTCGTATTCTATAAACATTATGTTCGCCAACATTAATAGTAGCATCATCTGTTAATGCAATATCCATTGTCCCTTCGGTATCATTCCATCCTATCTGACCTTGGGTAAGAATAGGAGCGGCATCTAGATCTAGTTGAATTTTATCAAAAGCTGGCGCTGTTACTGTATTAATCGTAAGAATTCCACTCGCATCAACATAATCAAGATTAATATTATTTCCTGCTACTAAAAAACTATTACCTAAATTGTCTTGAATATCTTCTAAAATAATATCGACTGTATAAATTCCGCTATTTGAGACGACTGAAATACCACTACCACCAACAATATCTTTAACTGGCAATAGACCACTCACAGACGCAGCAAAGTCAGTAATATCTGTTGCTGTGTGAGTATGACCGCTTATACTTACAGGAATATTATTAACAAACAAATTTTCACTAAAATTACCGGAACCAGTAATGTCTAATGTATATAAAGGAGTGTCTGTGCCTATGCCAAATTTACCGTCATGTGTTAATCTTGCTCTTTCTATACTTCTAGGCTTAAAAATAATATTTTGATTAATACTACTGTTAGAGATGTGTCCAATGGTAACAGGGCCAGTATATCCCATAACCATTGCTGTGCCGTCTTGATTTCCAACTTTTACATATGCTCCTGCATCTAAATATAGATTACCAGAATTATCTCCCCTTACTTTGCAGCTTGTATCGGCTATTCCTGTTCCTGTTTTTATGTAAATTGTTCCTAAACTATTACTAGGACCCCTAACATACACACTTCCGGCAATATCTAATAGCCCACTAGGGCTTGTTGTTCCAATTCCAATATTTGTTCCGCTTTGGTAAATTACGCTGTTTCCTAATTCATCTATATCATTAAACTTTGGTAAATATCCAAGAGTACCACTTATAGTTGGAAGCAAGGCTATTACTGATGTATCAAAATCTGTAATATCGTTACTATTATGAGTATGTCCGTTTATAGAATAGTCGCCACTAGGCTGTAGTCCTGTTACTTCAATGGTATAAACGTTGTTATCCTCGGTAACCGCCACATAGCCACTTCCTGCTACAGAAATAGTTGCTGGAATAGTCGGAAGTAAACCGCTAACTGCGGAATTAAAGTCTGTGATTTCGTTTGCGGTATGGGTATGGCCCACCAAAGAGTAATCACCGCTAGGCTGGAGGCCACTGGTAGAAATTGTTAAACTATCACCTAAATCATCATAATTCAATATAATATAAGAACCAGCAACAAGTAAACTGTTTATTCTATCATCTACTTGTTCACTTGTTAGCCCAAAATCTCCAGTAACACTTACAGTATAATCAGTTCCACTATTAGATATATCAATACCGCTTCCTGCTGTCAGGGATGTTATAGGCAATAAACCACTAACGCTACTATTAAAGTCTGTAATTTCGCTTGCAGTATGAGTATGTCCTGCCAGGGAGTAGTTGCCGCTTGGCTGCACACCAGTTATCGCAATAGTGTAAACGTTGTTGGCAAAGGTAGATGTGGCGTACCCCGTACCAGTAACGCTCGGAAGTAAACCGCTCGTGGCCGAGTTGAAGTCAGTAATGCTGCTGGCGATGTGAGTGTGTCCAATATCAGATTTTTGAGCTAATCCACTAGCTACAGTTGTAGCAAAATTTGGATCATCACCTAAAGCAGCGGCTAATTCGTTTAAAGTGTCTAAAACTGCTGGAGCAGATTCTACCAGATTACTGATTTCTGCTCTAACAAATGCTGTACTAGCTATTTGATTTGTATTTGTTCCACTAGGTGCTGTTGGTGATGTTGGTATTCCAGAAAAATTAGGACTGATTAGCGGAGCATAGTTGATTAATAATCCACTAACAGAAGCGTTAAAATCAGTGATGTCGTTACTAATATGAGTATGATTATCAAGAGAATAGTTGCCACTTGGCTGTAAACCAGTTACAAAAATAGTATAAGTATCATTATTAAGTTCTGCTACGGCATAACCACTACCCTCCACGTTAATCTCTGTAGGAAGCAATCCACTTACCGCTGTACCAAAATCAGTAATGTCACTTGAAAGATGGGTGTGTCCGTCAAGAGAGTAGTTGCCGCTTGGCTGTAGCCCCGTTACTTCAACAGTATAAATGTTCGCATCTTCTGTGACTACTATATAACCACTTCCCGCTACTGTAATAGTAGCTGGAATGCTCGGCAACAAACCACTAACTGCGGAATTAAAATCGGTGATTTCGTTTGCTGTGTGGGTATGTCCTTCGATAGAGTAGTCACCACTTGGTTGTAATCCTGTTACTATAACTGTGTAAGTACTGTTGTTCTCGTTGACTATTACATAGCCGCTACCTTCTACTATAATTTCCGCTGGTAGCAAACCACTTACCGTTATGTCGAAATCAGTAATGTTGCTCGCAGTATGAGTGTGTCCTACTGTTGAGTAGTTACCACTTGGTTGTACCCCTGTTATCTCAATAGTATAGACATTGTTAGCGAAAGTGGACGTGGCGTATCCCGTACCAGTAACACTTGGAAGTAAACCGCTTGTTGCTGAGTTAAAATCTGTGATTTCACTACTGGTATGGGTATGTCCTACTAAACTTATATTGTCTGGAATAAGTAGAGAACCTATTACAGCTTCAACTGATTCAGTAGCGGCTTCGATATTAATGGATTCAATTGGAGTAGTTACGGCTACATCTATACTGTTTTGCTCAAAAGAGCTTGGTGTAACTGTTATAGTATAGGTCTGTTCCGTAACCTGAACCGTACTCATTATAAACACTCAAGGTTACTAGTATATAAACTATATCTTTTGACGAGAGTAATTTTTCCGTACAAAACTCTAACAACTATATTGCCTCCGCCCGTATAAAGATCTGTTGGACTTTCCAATTCTAAGTCATATTTGGCAGAATTAAATGTGTAGCCGTTTGTTACAGTGGCAGGGATTTGAAATACTACTTCTCCACTTGGTCCACAGGTTAAATTATACAGGGAGGGATCTGTATTTTCTGATGTAAAAACTTGGGTATTTCCGTCATTTGTTAACCAGCTTATTCGGGCGCACCAATTAGTTAAATCTACCGGATTATTATCTGCGTCATTATAAGTAAAAGTTACGCTATAAGACGAACCCTGTTCAATTGAAAAATCATATTTACCGGCAGCCATATATATCTCCTAATTAAGTTAATGTTATTTTGTAGCATTTAACTTATTATACACTATAAGACTGATAGCTGCCCCTCCAATACCATAAACAATTCCCGTAGGTTGTATTCTATCATATGAACCTATGGCATATAAAATTGCTCCCCCAACATATGAACCAACAACACCAAGAGCTACGGTTTGAAAAAAGCCCATCTTTTCTTCGCCAGGAACTACAGCTTTAGCAATACTCCCAACAAAAATGCCGTATACGCACCATATTAATAAACTAAACATTTGCGGCCTCCATTAATGAATATGTGTCTTCCTGACCTAGATTTTCTCCTGTATCTAATATGGCATTCAATAATGACATACTATATTTAGCATATTGATCTTTGCTCATTTTTTGACGCATTATTTTTTTGATTCTCATTTTAGTAAAATAACCGCGCTTCATTGAAAACATTCTAATTTCTGAACCGTAAAAATCAGCAGCATCTTTGGCTCCAAAATTACATGTTTTTGATTTATTACATTCTTGTAGTACTCGTATTAAACCAATAATAATACTAATAATCATAAGTACAGCGATAAAACTACCAAATTCTTCTTCAGCTGGTATATTAGCTTGCTCTCTTATTTTTTCGGCTAATTTTTTAACGCGTGGATTCATATATTGCCTATCTTCTATAAATAGTTGTTGGTTTGGCGGGTTTGCTCGGTGCTGGTTTAATGGGACACTTACCTTCTTTGCATTGATCTTCGGATTCCTTTTGTGGAGATAGAATAATCGGCGGATGCTCTAAAGCTTCTTCTTGAGGAAGATCGCCCGATTTATTATCTGGAACACAATAAGGACACTCTATATCCACAACAACAATAGTGTCGCCACTTTTAATTATCCCTTTTCCTTTACATATAGGACATTTACTTCTAGGATATTTCTTTTCGATATCGATCTTCCTAGATTTAATCTTAGCTCCTGCAACAATAACAGCGGCTGTGGAGCCAATACCATAAGCGTTAACAGAAGTTATGCAGAGAATGAGAATTAGGGCGATTTTGAGTAATTTATTTTTCATCTTCGTCCTCTTTTCTAAATATTCTTCTTCTTTTCTTTTTAGGTGGAGTAGGTTCGTCTGGAGGTACGGGTTCATCAACTTTGGGCAAATTAGCTGTAATGATTTTTAAGACACCTAATATAAAAGCAGTTATAATTGCTATTAATCTATTGAGGGCGATTTTGTCTAGAATTCTCATCGTTACACCTCGTTGTAAGTCAATATGTGAAGCCGTAATCTGGAAGTTTTTGTGGTTTGAAGCCGTCGAAATTAGAAAAAGCATATGTTCTACCAGCATTGATCATACCTTGCATAGTTTCTGCTTTAATCAAAAAACATCCATCTGGTATTGGTCCCCAGGAGGGATGTCCACCCTGACACCAAGCTCCCCAGCTATTAATTATCATAAAATCCATATTTCCTTGCGTATCGTCACAAGCTCCTACACACATACAATGATTCCAACTACCAGAAGGTTTACAAAAACCTTTTGAATCTCTTTTTGAGCTAAAACCATAATTGCTTCCAACACTTAAGCCATATCCATTAGCTAGGGCGTCACGAGCTTCTTCTACGGTTTTAATAAGACTAACTGTACGAACCTGATGATCATTAGCAATATCTATAACTTTATCTGGTACTCCGCGACCACCCCATGAGTTGCCAATTGAAAACTTATATTTTGATAAATCAACTATTCCATCGTAGTTTTGCCTTAATAATATACCACCAACAGTGCTAACAAATTTTGCTGCACGAGCTGGGTCCATTCCTCCACCAGAAAACCCTCTATAGCCATAAATTCCTTCTGTGGCTCCAATAGAAATATACGCTTCTGGTTCTCCATCTATATCTATTTCTACACAACGCGTTATATCACAAGCATTTCGTGTGCCATGAGAAGTACAGTCTGGTCCGGTTTGTCTTTCTTTAAAAGCTCGTTTCTTGTCCATTTTTTCATAACTTTTATATGGTACACTTAATTTACCCTTACCTGATTTAGCAATTTTTTTAGCAGCATCGCCGAAGTATGGATATTTTGAGTGGGTTAATAGTTCTTCATAAATATGTGGTTCGTTAATACATCCGACATATCCATTAGAATACTTTTCTAATAACTCTTTGGGACTTAATGGCATAATTATTTACTCCCTTCAACAGCGCCCCAACAAATCGCCCTGAAAGCTTCTACTGCTTTTTTTCTTGATTCTGGTGCTAGAGGCACAATATCGTCACCCAAAACACCCTTAACTAATTCATTACATAAAGCCATAGTTTTTGGATATTTATCTTTCATTTTAAGTTCCATCATATGACCACTCATACTATTTATTTCCCTAACTTCGCTCGTATTTGAAACAGCTTCTTTATCGCCCTCTAAACTAATAGCAAGAGCAAGATCGCCCATTAATTTGGCGAATTCAAGAGCATCGCTTTTTCTTGAAAATCCGCCCTCTTCTTTAAAAGTCTCCCCAATCTCTTTTGCTTTTTCTAATAAGATGGGATCAGTAGGAGCCACAACATCAATAGCTACTACGTCTGTTTGATTATTATTCCAATTAAGATTAGGATTGTTATATACGCCAAAACCTATTAAAGCCAAAGCCACCCATAATACCATTGAATTTTTCATCATACACCTCTTATTTTTTGTCTTTGCCGCAAGCGGTTACGCTAAGATGAGGAAACATTTGGTCAGCAATTTCAATAGCTTGATCACAACCAGCTTGCACAGCAAGATCACGAGTTTGTTTCCAGCTAACAATTAACTTAAAGAATACATCAGAAGATTCGTTTTTATCGTTCAAACTTACTGGTTTTGGAGCCGCAAGAATATCAAATATGTCTCCAGACAATGGCTTGGTTTCTACTGGTGTTGTAGTCCCACCAGCAGGTTTAATCTTGCCTACCATATTTGTCACAAAATCTTTGACAGCGCCCAGCTTGTTTCCGAACAAATACCAGACTGCTAAACCAACACCGCCCAACAACACTAAAGTTTGTCCGTTTAAACTCTTGCTAAATTCTTCGAAGTTTTGCGTTGCGAATTCCATACCTGTAGCTAGTAACATTTTAATACCCGATACCTTTCGTTAATGTGTTTATGTGGTCTTTTTGAAATATCCGATTTTATTGAAAGTTGATACTATAACATCAATACTGCTAGATACCATTAACAATAAAATTTTCTTTATATACTTATGAATGAGTCCCTCGAAAATAGAAGGAATGAGTGGTAGATCTACTGCTATAAAAACAGTATCATATAATTTTTCTATAAGGTGTAACGCTAGGGTTTTTTTATCAGCTCCTACAACTGATTCGCCCGCATATTTTTCGATAAGGATAACTATTTCACTAGCTGTTCCTTGAAGAATTTTCCATGCTTCATTTATAGCGAGACGCTTTACTTCGCCCAGATTAGTCTTTATCGTTTGGGCTAGGTTTTGTGTTTCTAGCTTTAGTTGTTCTAGATTTGGTAGTGTTGCTAATTTTTCGAGACTTTCTGGATTTAGTTGATTTTCGAGGTTTGCTTGTTCTGACATTGGTTTTCTCCGTAGCTTCTTTTTGGGCCACTATTTTTTTTACTTGCATTCTGCCCGCAATATATCTATAAAGAATAAATAACTGCCCACCTATTAATATACACGATTCTATGCCGTGGGTTGCTATATTTGTTAATTCATCCGTTTGGTCTTTTTCGGAGATTATGCCGGTTAGAAAAAGGCCCGAAAAAACGAAACTTGATAATACCACCCACCACTCTGTGGTCTTCCATCCAGGTTTATTTGCCATATTTCACCCCATATAAATAAAAGCTACTATATATGTATACACCATAATATGATAGCTTAATATTTGTTAATTATAGAACTGAGGCTTCTCTAAACGCTTGATCCACTTGAGCTTCTGTTAAACCTAGTGCTGTAGCCATAGGAATTAACCAACTATGTGTACGTTCTATATAAGGAGCATACTCCCACTCTATTTTAACACTATCTCGTGTTGCTTGATCTGCGATACTATCAATAGCTGCTTCAATATTGGTCATACTAATTCCGTGTGCTACAAGCCACAATCGAATCTGACGAGCAGAGACAGACGGAGGAATCGAATTTTCGTCTGGTTGAGGTATTTCAGGCCATGGAATTGGTTGACCTGACACAACAACATCCGGTAAATCTCTCAAAGCTTGCCTATAAACAGCCCAAGCAGACTTAACAGCCCCAGATAAAGGAGCATCATTAGCTTGAGTCCAATCTGTTGCTGTTAACACAAGTCCGCGAACATGGCGCATATATTCGGTTTCGTCAGAAGGTGGAGGGTTTTTGCTGGCTAGTGACAAAACTGAATTAATAAGCCAACCTCCACCATTTTTGACGGCCACAGAACCGTTGTCGAATAAAATTTCAGAGTTGGGTGAAAGTCCCAAAGCTTCCATATCCTGCCAATTAATTCCAATAAATATGCTCATGTTACATTAAACCTCGTCGATGAAAAGGTAACCTGATTAACGGACGCATCGCCGTTATTGTTTGTAAACATAGTGACTGCTCCACCGACATTTGTTGCTTCTGTTGGTCCGCCGGTTTTTGTACCAACTAGAACTCCATCTTGATATAGCCGAATATTGCCTAGTCCATCACTATAAAGAATAAAGTCGTGAGATACATCGTTTCCAAATGTTGCGTCGATAGACATTGTATCAAGAGAAACGCCGTCATGAGACATAATCTCAAGATTATTTCCAACGCTTCTAAACCCAATTCCTATTTGATCAAGAGCTATTGATGGATCTAGTGAAAGAGATCTACCCCAAGACATACCAGTGATAAAATTTGGAGATGCGTCAAACTCGTGTCGTGCAATGCGTACAAATAGAAATCTTGGTTTATTCCAATCAATACCAAATAATCCGCCGCGCCTATACATTAATGAATTATTATTTAAGCCAGAATTACAATAAAATACAGATCTAGCTGTAGTTGAAGTATTAGTTCTCCATGTTATTCCATGTGTTCCAAAACCGTATGGGCTAACACCAGAAGATACTCCGCCTGTTGGAAAATATTCAGTAACTCCCAAACTTGCTATCACTGCTTTATCTGGTGATATAATAGTATTCTCGGAAGTGCCATATAATGCGTCATTTAAGTCCGCAAACTCTCCACCACCCCCACCCAACTCAAATATAGTTCCGTCTTCTTTTGCTGCGTAAAGCTTCTCTTGGTCGTAGTCAATACAAAGATCTTTAAAATTAAGGTTTGTAGGCGCGCCCGTTTCTTCGTTCTCAACTAGACGTTGCTCTCTATTAAATTTGACGATTCCAAAAAATCTAGAAATAAGTGATGGGTGGGTAAAAAATTGCATTTTAACTGATCCTGTATTTTGTCTTTTATTGATATTAGCTCTGTATTATTATACACCAAAACCAAGAAAGCTAATACTAGAAATAAATGACAAATTTCTATTGATCTTCTCTTGTATTAATACTAGCATTTACATAAGTGGCAGTACCAGTAACAGCTCTTGCGGCTAAAGTTAGAGTTTCCCCTGGTTGAATTGTTATTTCGTCTTCAAATTCATATGCTCCTCCTCCGTTTTGAGCTAAAGCATAAGCAAATTGTACTTGACTTTTTTCACTAAAAGAACAAGTAGTTGCCGCAGTATCCCAGTACACACAACTATCAGGATCAAACCGGCTAAAGTTTGGTGTTCCGTTAAGCGTTGCGTTTTTTATTAAGTAAAAGGTGATGGGTGTGGCATCATCGTGAGCAGCACTAATACTTAATGGATAAACAATCGATTGGTTGGCTCGTTCTGGTACTCCACTATGACCGTGAGTTAAGTCATTTCTAATAGTAAATAGGGGATAGTATGTACTAGCCGCACTACCAACATAATTATTGGTTTCTACAAAAGGACACATTCTTGGGCCGGTTAGCTTCTTTTTTCCTTCTATAAATCCAGCAAATGAAGCGCATTTAACACTAACGTCGGTAGTAGATCCGGCCGAATAGGCAGCCATAGTAAAAGGAAAAGATGGTTGTGTGATATTTACCGCTGTCCTTAAATTAACCATACGTAAAGTGTGAACAGTAACCATATCGGGATTATTACCAGCTTGTCCGTGTTCTACCTGAAAAACAACATCTCCAAAACCCAAATACTGAATATTAATTTGATAAATATTTCCTTTTAATGGATCTAATATCATGCCGCTTTCGCCAGTGCCGTCCATTGGATCGCCGTTCCAGCTTACTTGTGGAATCCATGTATCAGTACTAGCTACGCCCGCGAGTGTTTCTGTGAATGTTCCTGCTGCTGGTACTCCAGCACCACTTTGTGCTACGGAAAATGCACCAGTCTTATCCCCCACCGAATCTGCTAAAAACACTACTGTTGATCCACGAGCCAAAGCTTTCCATCCGGCATATGTTCCTTGACTAATTTCGTATGCTGTTTTTGTTGTACTTCCGTTATTTGTGGCTGTAACTGTATAGGTAGTACCAGCTAAAGTAATTTGATAATTGTTGGTTGAGGTGCTAGCAGTTGTTATAGTGAGAGTTTGAATTTCTCTAACTCCTCCATTAGAATATAGAATCCCAAAAGAGGTTCCATTATAACCAAAATAGAATCCAGCTTCACCAGTACCCAAACCAGCAACAAGGATAGAACTAGCTGTTGGATTAGAAAACATTGCAGTAAATTTGCCAACCACGCCCTGACCAGCTCTGTATCTTAGTCTTTTTCTAGATTGAATAGTAGCAAAAGAATAAGCATTAGTACCAGTAGAACAAGAAAAAAAATTATCAGTACCAGATATTTGTCCTGAAGTTACTCCACTAGGGCTTATAGCGTTTCCTATTGTTGTAATAATAGCGTCAGAATTAACACCATAAACAGCATCAGCCTGAAAAATTGGCTCTAGATTTTCTACATGAATAGAGCCAAACGGTAGTCTTGGAGCATGAATAGCTACCTCCAAATGTCCTTCTGGCGTAGATGCCATAGGTATATAATTTCCTGCGTCTGTTTGTGCTGTTATTGCTCTAATATATGTCATTATTACTCCTTAAATAATATACCATGCAGATCCATCACATTGAATAGTGAGCGAATCATATTGAGATGATAAGGTAATAGTTGTTTCGCCGTCTATTGTTTCGCTGGTACTCCCGTCAATAGTAATAGTATTGCTAGAAGAGTCTATTTTTTTAATATAGTATAATACACCAGAAGCAGTACTAGTTTGTGGTAGATTTACTGTTATATTATTGCTTGTACAATCACATAAGATGGTGTGATTAGTTGTATCTAATGTAATTGACGCAGAAGTAGTAGTTTCTATTGGCAGACTAATAGATTGATTTAGAATAGCTTTGTTGGTCGTTATTTGGTCAAAAGTGGATAGTGTCATATTGAGTTCCTATTTTGTGACTAATTTAGGATACACCATACAGCTTTGAATGTTAAGCATATCAACAAAAATGCCGCCCTAAAAGAGCGGCAAATTTTAGCGTCTAAATAAAGATGTTATTATTCTGGTGTTGGTTCAGGAATAGTAACTGTTCCGTCCTCATTAAGAGTAGCTTGACCAATAAGAGCTTGTCCCTCAGTAATGCTATCTGGCTTAACGCCCGCTAGAAGCTGTCCTAATAGGTAGTGTAAGGTAAATACTTCTGCGGCATCTGTTCCTAGAGCAGCAGCAATTTCATTAGGAGTAGCTCCTTGTCCATTCGCCCAAAATATTTTAGCTCCCTGGTTATATGCTTGTGCCATCTGTAGATAGCTTTGACGAGCCATTTGCTTTAGGCGATTAGCTGCTTGTGTAGCTGGTGGAACTTGTGGGCCTGCGTTTCCTTGTTCAAGAATGCTCATATTATTGTCTCCATATTTCTAGGTTACTATATTTTTCTACTAATTGTTTACCCAAAATTTTATCAGCGCGAAGAGGTACTGGTAAAACTTGTGGACGAATTGTGTGAAGATCGGGAATTCTGTGAACGCCCGCATCATCTTCTTTTGTATACTGCTCTACATTTGAAAAATTATGTTCAAAATAGGGCTTCTCCAAATAATCATACACCATTTTTAGGGTTTGGTGGGGCTTAGAAGTCAAATCATCAAATTCAACGAATAAGAGGTCTTTTTGGAATCCTCTACTAATTGCGTCTTTTACTCGATTATAGGCTAACCCTACTGGTTGGGCTGCACCAGCCCAAATATCGCATCTGCCTTCTACTGTTTGGGCCTTGATATAATTTTCGCCCTCAAAATTCCATTGAGATTGTCCTGTGGTTTTTCTCCATAAGGATTCAAAACTTGCTAGAATTTCGCCCAAATTCCTAACTGGCACAATAATCTTTGGAGTTTTACCCAAGATAAATTGAGCCATTTCAATAAGGCTTAACCAACCACGACCTTTATCGATTATGATTTCTTTATTTGTCTGATGATAGTTATTAATTATACTCTGCAAAACTACCCTTAATTGATCGTAGTTAATTCCTTCGGCTTGATGTTCTATTAAATGATCCCATTGATTACGAACACCAAATAAAACATCATGTAATCCAGAAGTAGCTTTACTAACAAAGCAATTTGGATTTTGAGCTAAAATGTTACAAAGTAAGGTACTTCCTGCGCGTGGAAGCCCGCTAATAAAAATAAAGTCCTTCATTGGATTCTCCTGTGTGTCTAGAAATATCTAGGTTATTATAGATTAGGAGACATGATTTGTCAAGTGTTGAAGACTCATATTTGACTAAGGAGTTCCCCAACTTACTTGAGCAATATCTACAACCGCCACCCATCTTATATTTTTCGCCGCAACGCCCGTTACTCTTATTTCTAAAGCTTCGTTTGTGTCATCAGCTACTACAGAGGCGGTAGCTGTGGAGAGCGAAGCGTCCGTGTCTGTTGTGGAAGTAACCGAACCAATAAGAGCGGTTCCATTTGCCGCATTATGTCTTATACCACCCTCAAACTTCCACCAAGCTCCTTCATTATCGGTATCGTTATAAGCAGAAAGTTTAACGGTGAATTGCCAAGTTGTTTCGGCTGGAATTGTTAAACGAGCAGAACTTCCGTTAAGAAATAAAACCTGGTTTGCTGTAGCATCAGTAGTAGCGCGACGAGCTACAAGGATAAGATGTTGGGCGTCACCAGCAGTAGCGAATTGTCCTGCCGCATGAGCAAGAGAGCCATAGAGAGAGGCTTTTGCGTAAGATCCACCAGGAACAGAACTATAAGTAGCAGAAGCTGTGTTTGAGCGACCTCCTCCTACAGAGCTATAATTAGCAGAAGCTTGGTTTAATAAACCTCCAACCGCAGAACTATAAGAGCCAGAAGCTGTGTTTTGTCTACCTCCTCCTACTACCGAACACGAAAAGCCAGAAGATGTGTTTGATTTACCTCCTCCAACAGAATTATGATAGCCACTTGCTTCATTTGATTCGCCTCCCACTATAGAACTATAATAACCAGAAGCTGTGTTTTGGCGACCTCCTCCTACAGAGCTATAATTTTGTGTTGCTGAGTTGAAAAAACCTCCCCCTACATAACTCCAATAGGCAGAAGCTGTGTTTGAGCGACCTCCACCAACAAAACCACAATAAGAAGAAGCTGTGTTTAAGTAACCTCCTCCTACAGAACTCGCATAGGCAGAAGCTTGGTTTTGGTAGCCTCCTCCTACAGAACTCATATCGGCAGAAGTTATATTGTATTTACCTCCTCCTACAAAACTATGAGAACCAGAAGCTGTGTTGCCGTTACCTCCTCCAACAGAACTATAGGTGGCAGAAGCTGTATTTGATAGACCTCCTCCAACAGTAGAGCTTTGTCCAGTTGCTTGGTTTGATTGACCTCCTCCAACAGTAGAGTTTTGTCCACTTGCTTCGTTTGATTGACCTCCCCCCACGGTTGATCCGTAGTTGCTTGCTTGATTGGAATAGCCGCCCCCAATGGTTGTGTATTCGCTGCTTGCTTGGTTGGAATTGCCGCCCCCAACGGTTGTGTAGAGGCCGCTTGCTGAATTGTACGAGCCGCCTCCAACGGTTGCGTAGGAGCCGCTTGCTGTGTTGAAAAAGCCGCCTCCAACGGCTGCGTAGTGGCTGCTTGCTTGATTGTTGCGACCGCCCCCAACGGCTGTGTAGTAGCCGCTTGCTGAATTGGAATGGCCGCCTCCAATAACTGAATAATTTCCAGACGCAACCTGTGAGCTAACACTACGATATTGCTGTAAATCAATAGCATTTACTCCTCTTGCATCTCCTTCTATATCTAACTGAAAAACTTCTGTTGATAAATTAGTTGTTGTTACTTTTTTCATTCTAACCTCTTATTACGGAGTTCCATAACTTGTTTGTACTATATCTACTACGGCCACCCAACGTATATTTGTTACAGCGATGCCTGTCACCTGGATCTCAAGAGACTTACTTGTGTCATTTGCAACTATAGATGCGGTTGTTGTACTAAGAGCAGCGTCTTTTTCTTCTAAGACTTGGGTTACTGTTCCAACTATAGCTGTTGTATCAGATCCATCTCTTTTTATGGCTCCAACAAATTCCCATGCTGCTGCCGCATCATTTGTGTCGTCATAAGCACTTAAATTAACTGTAAATTTCCATACAGTTTTAGCGACCGGTAGAATTAATTCGTCGTCTGTTCCATCTAAGAATAGAACTTGGTTAGCTGTGTCGTCCGTGGTTTCTCTGCGAGCTATAAGGATTAAATGTTGGGCGTCTCCTCCAGCAGCGAATTGTCCTGCTGCATGAGCAAGAGCGCCCCAGTGAGCGGCTTTTGCTTGGTATCCACCCGGAATGGTTGCGTAGCTATTGCTTGCTGAATTGGCAGAGCCTCCTCCAATAATTGATTTATCTCCGCTTGCTGTGTTATTTACTCCACCAACAATACATGACAAATATCCACTAGACGTATTTTGTGTACCTCCAACAGTAGCTGTCCATCCTCCGATTGCTATGTTATTACTGCCACCACCTATAAAACTATATTGATTACTTACTGTATTGAAGCCGCCACCAGCAATGGTTGCGCATTGGTCTGTTGCTGAATTGGAACGACCGCCTCCTACTGTTGCGTAGTTGGCCGAGCTTGTGTTACTGCGACCCCCATTGATAACGCTAGAAGTTCCACTAGCAGCATTTAGTCCTCCGCCTCCAATAAAACTATCGTTTCCTGAAGCTGAATTTTGATACCCACCAACTACAGAACTACATGTTGCTGTCGCTTCGTTGCTATATCCCCCAAGAACAGCACTATTGCCTCCAGAACTTGTGTTATAACGACCACCCGCTACTGTTGCGTAATCATAAGTTGCTGAGTTGGATCGACCCCCACCTACTATTGCATAGTTGGCAGAGCTTGTGTTGGAAAGGCCGCCTCCTACTGTTGCGTATTGGTAAGAGGCTGAGTTGGAGCGACCTCCTCCTACTGTTGCGTAGTAGCCAGAGCTTGTGTTGGAATAACCGCCTCCTACTGTTGCGTATTGGGCAGAGCTTTGGTTGGAATAACCGCCTCCTACTGTTGAGGCGTAGCCAGAGCTTTGGTTGTAACGACCGCCTCCTACTGTTGCGTAATTGTTAGAGGCCGAGTTGGATTGACCGCCTCCTACTGTTGCGCATTGGGCAGAGCTTTGGTTGGAATAGCCGCCTCCTACTGTTGCGTAATTGTTAGAAGCTGAGTTGTAGCGACCGCCTCCTACTGTTGCGCATTGGGCAGAGCTTTGGTTGGAATGACCGCCTCCTACTGTTGTTGATAGGGCAGAGCTTGTGTTTTCGCGACCTCCTCCTACTGTTGCGTAATAGGCAGAGCTTTGGTTGAAAAGACCGCCTCCTACTGTTGCGTAATTGGCAGAGCTTGTGTTGGAATAACCGCCTCCTACTGTTGCGTAATAGGCAGAGCTTTGGTTGAAACTACCGCCTCCTACTGTTGCGTAATTGGCAGAGCTTGTGTTGGAAAGGCCGCCTCCTACTGTTGCGTAGTTATATGTTGCTGAATTAGATTGACCTCCTCCAACAGAACTATAATTACCAGAAGCTGTGTTGTACCAACCACCACCAACTGTTGATGCATAATAACCAGAAGCAGTATTACCTTGTCCGCCGCTTACTGTAGAAGAAAAAGCACTTGATGTATTAGAAGAACCTCCCCCAACTACTGATGAATTATTTGTTGCTTGATTAAAACCCCCACCACCAACAAAAGAATAATCACCAGTACTTTGATTCGTTGTTCCGCCTACAACAATAGAGTGTTGTGAGCTTGCTGTATTACTAAAACCCCCCACTATTACCGATCCATATCCTGATGCTACTTGGTTCGCAGCGAATCTAGTTTTTTGTAAATCAACTGCGTCTTCTCCTCTAGCATCACCGTCAGCGGTTCTTTGTATGGCACCTGTTCCGTTTTGGGCAAGAATCAGCGATCCGTTAGTATTGGTGCTTGTTACAGTATTACCATCAAAAGTAAGATTATCAACATCGATATCACCAGTAACAGTAAGGGTTGTTCCGTCAAAAGTTAGATTAGCTTCGGCGTTTAAGCCATCTATATCTCCAGTATTAGTAATAATACGATTATCGCCGGGATTTAAAACAACAGCCGCGCCATCAGAAGCTAAATTTACCAAATCACCAACTGTTATCTTTTTGGTTTCCTGATCACCAGTGGGATCATCCATGATCAAAATAACATCATCTAGAGATAGATCTCCGCTACCTGTTGGAAATTCATTAAATCTTAAAATTCTAGGCATTAGTTTTCTCCATTATTTTTTAGCCCCCGACTATAATTTGTTCTTCAAATCTATCTTGATATTTTGATTCTATTTCTGCAATCGTATCGCATTCTGAAGGAGCCTTCTTTATCAAGAGATATGCACCACCATCAGGACGAGCATTAACATATGCGCGCTTTTCATTAATAGGATTACCGCTTGCAATTGCTATGATGTCAGTTGCCATTATTTATCTCCTTTGTTGTGTCTGTCTCGATATTCTTCTTCTGTTTCATCCATACGCTCTTCTAAGCTTTCTAGTGTTTTGCTAAGAGTAGCTATATTGATTTTTAATTCTGTCATCACCTCTATTACTTTTTGTAGAGTAATACTAAGCGCCCCATAAGCTTCTTTATTACTAGCTAACCTTTCCATAATAAATTCACGATCTTTACTATAAGGCGATTCTGTAAGTATCATTTTTGTTATTTCTTCTTTATTAACTAGTTTGCGTCCCACGCCCACCCAAAATCCAGCCAGCGTTATAATAATAGTAATTGACGCAGTAGAAACAGTCTGCCAAAAATGAATAATAGCTTCATGATCATCTGGCATTTTATTTCTCCTTTAATTATATTCTCTATTTGATAGATACACCAGCCGATAAAAAAACCAAAGATGTCCAAAAACATCCTTGGTTAATTTAATACTCAGTAATTACTAAAAAGAATTAGTAGCTGTCGTTTGTTGGTTCACCGCCAGTAGTATATGTTACTTTTTCGCCACGAGTAGCGTAATCAACATAAGTTGATCCGGTAATAGCTTTGTGGAAAGTATCGTCAGCATCAGTTGGAGGAGTTGTCCAGGCGCCCGAATAGATATCCCAGTATCCAGCGCGAATAGCTGTTGCAACCTTATTGGTCTTAACAGCTTCGATACGATGAACACCCTGAGTTAATTCAGGAACAAGGGCTGGACTAAGAGTTCCAGCATCAACACCACCACGAGTATAAGACATAAGAGGAGCAACTGGATTCGAGTCATCATAAAGAAACTCACCAGCACTATAAGCTTCGGCAATATCGCCTCCATCATAAACATACTTATTATCAGGAGCGTGCGCGCCTAAGTCAGTACCGGATAAAATTGCGCTTGTGGCTGGACCAAGTACTGCTCCATTATTGTTGTCAGTTGCGCCACTACCTAAAGCTGTTGTTGTTGCCATTTTTTAAACTCCATACGAATATTGTGTTTAGATAAAATACTAGAAAGCATCACTAGTACATTACCCCAAACAGGAGCTTAAACTGAAATTTTATTAAAAAGTTCTAGGCCAGAAGTATAGAAAAATCGCACACCAGAGATATTTGGTGTATTTTTGATGAGTTTTACATGTTTGTCATTATAAACATTGCCAGTACAAATAGATCTAATATTACTCTTCATCGTTAAAAAGTTGCATGCAATTAAATTATCCTCAACATTATCAAGTGTCGCCCCACTACTAGTAAAAACCGTATCCAGATTAAACTCCTGCAAAATCTTACAAACTTTATCCAGAGTTTCGTGCTTAAATATCCTATATTCTAGAATATAACGAATTCCCACATTTTCTGGCCCACATAATTCTGTGAGAGCTTTAATTTCTTCCCTAAATTTGTCATATTTTCGATTTGTGATAACTTTGGTCGGAATCATTAAATCGACGTATTTTACTTTGGCAGAATGTTTGATGATTTGACCCACCATAAATACACGACTTTTCCAATCGGCCAGCCCATAAGGAAAATCTAAGACACACGAAACCGGAATTTTAGCAGGGATGCGGTTTTCCATGAGTTTGATGGTATTTAGACTATAAGGCAAAACCGAAATAGATGTAGCACCATATTTTAGGGCTTTTGTTATTTCTTCTTGTGTTTCGTGCTCATTTAGCTCATAATTATAGCAAGCATAATCTATTATCATAATTTGCTCATGTAGTTTTTGATAAAATCAATATTGGGGAATTTTTTACTACCCAATACACCGTCCGCAAAACCATAATCAACAGCTTCTTCGCTATTCAAGATCCAATCTATTTTTGTTGCCAATTGATTAACGATGTGCTTTTTAGCCATCATTTTTTTCCAATTTTTCTCTTTATATATCTTACTGTTAATACACCTTTCAGTAAAGATATTAATCATCTTCTCGGATTCCTTCTCGCTCCACTGAACAGAACTTAATACAGCTTTGTGTTCATTTTCAATAGAGATCGAACCATAATGAATTAAAAAGTTGCTGTTTTGGCTCAATATTCTTAGATCTGCCCCCTGCAAAATAACGCTACTTGACGATTCAACTTTTCCATACGCTACAATACAAATAGGACTTTTACTTGCACGTATATTGTCGAATATACCCAGACAGTCTTGCCAATCACCACCAGGCAAGTGCATATGAACAAGAATGGGCGATAAAGAGAGAGTATTTAAATACCGTAAATTTTTTTCAAAGATAACAGCAGAACGATAATCTACACCCGCCTCGTCTTTATCGTCTGATATATATGAGTGTAAATATATCTCTCTATTAGGAATATCAATATTATAATCGTGTATATATTGAAATTCTGTTAGACGATCTTCTTTTGATTTTTTGTCTTGCTCTTTTTTAGTTGTATTAGTTTTGTTGGTCATGAAAGTTATTTATTCGTTGTTGGATATCTGTCATCACCTCTTTATCTGCAAAACACTTACCAATACCAATTCTAAATCTATAACGGGTAAAAGGGTCTAAGATTTCAACGCCAGGACATTCTTCAATAATATCTAATACGTTTTGGGATATATTAAAGTTAGTATGCCCAACCCAAAAATTAAAAATCTTACTAGAAGAAGTATGTTCGTTATACGGAATAATGCCCATAGGAGTCTGAATAACTCGCACTTGTTTTGGCATATGTTTTTCTATACGTTCCTCAAATATCATTGAGGCTTCGCTATCATCATCGTCACCGTATTGATTCCATTTGACCTCGCCCGTATCTTCTCCAAACGGATCAACCCATTTTTCCCATTTTATCGTGGGATTTGTGGGACTATCATCGTCTATGTCATTTTGGTACATATTATTCCCTTTTTGAGAAATCTGTGGGTCGAACCACAGGAGTATTTTTATTTATTGATCGATTATGTCTGGCTTTATGCAACTCTTCCCATGTTGCTATGATTGTCATAACCTTATCTTTTACCGGAGGACTATTAATTGCGATATCTTTTAAGGTCGCTAACATAGAAGAAAAATATAAACCAGCATTCAAACTATCTATCATATCTGCAAAAGCAACCATTCTGTTTGGATCATTATCGTCTTGAATAACAATCTTAATATATGGCTCATTAGTATCAGGAGTTATGCAAAGCACGATGTGGTCGCCCATTTCTTCGTCTTTGAGTTCTGGTTTTTGGGGAGTTTCAACAACTGTATTATTGTTAATTAGCTCTTTCAGTTTTGTCCATAATTTGTTTATCATTGCAGTTTTTGTGTGACCTCTAATAGAATGTGACTATGAGTATTAGGTACATGATAATTGAACTCAATCCAATGAACATTATTAAGGTTTTGACTTTTGGGCGTTAATAGTCCGTGTATAATATATAGAGTATTTTCTTCTTCACTAATTTGTGGTAATCTATTCTTTATTGAGATAAGTTGTGAAATTAGTTCCAGGTCGCTGATAAATATATATTCTTTGAGTTTTTGGGCGATATACATAACAGGATTATCAAAATACTCGTCAGACACTTCCAATAAAGGTAGTTCAATTTCGTCAGATTTTGTTGATAAAACAAACTGTTTATTCTTGGCAATATCTGTTGCTAATAATACACAAGCTATTTTTGTGTTATGATTTTCCATTTAGCTCCTCTTCATTTCGATTTACAATTTATGATAGGTCATTCTGAAAGTAAATGCAAGTTCGTACTTGTTTACTTATTGATATTGACTATTTCTGTATCTTTAAAAAGATGGCTCAATTTTTCTATTTCTGGTTTATCATATAATCTATTTCGGCATTGACACTTAGGACATATCCATTGACCTTCATGCCAAGTTCTATAAGATCCACCATAACCACACTCTTCTTCATGGGTTTGTTGATCAATGTATGTTAGTTCTCTTATTTCCCAGCCGCGCAAACAATCTATGTTTCCGCACCTTACCAAAGTGTGCGATAATTTGTCGTTAATAGCTTTATATACTAAATTCAGTTGATCTTGTAAATCTTGTTTTTTAGCTTCAAGTTCCGCTAGTGTGGGCGTCTTCATCTACTTTATTTCTCCTGTCTAATTCGTCTGCAATAATTCTTAGGTCATAGCTAGATAAGCAACTTCCTGTTTCTAACCAATAAGACCAAACTCCATCCCCAGGTCGCCTATCTATAGAATTATCTTCTTTGCAGGTTTGTAAAACTCGTTTTTTGTATTCTATATTATTGCATTGTAACTTTGCTTGATCTAAAGTGTCATAAGTTTCATGTAATTTTTCGTTAATATAAACAGAAAAAATAGGAACAGTTTTATATTTTTCACCAGCATTGACAATAGTATAATATGGCTCTATTACTACTTTTTTATCTTCTACGACCAGATATTCTGCGCAATCATAATGACTAAAAGCTCTGTGTTTATATTCACCTATAGTATGCCATACTAATCTAGACATTCCAAACCTCTTGAACAGCCACAACAAAGTGATAATCCGTATTCCAGCTTTGAGAAGGTATTAAAGCTACTGCCTCTAATATATGATGTGCTTCTAAATACTCCCAACGTAGTTTATCTGTTTGTTCCTGAATTGTTATTCTGAATTTTCTCATACGATATAAAGTCTCCTACGAATATCTGCCAAGGTATGATCTACCAACAAATTACCGTCTTGGAATACCGGCACTAGTTCGCCACCCTCTTCTTCTTCGTGTGTTACTTGATCCCGAAGAACATACTCGCCGCTCACTAAATCAACTCTCAAAAGTCCTCTGGCGGATTTCTTCATCCCGTCATCAGTCACAGGGTCTTTGAAAATTTCTCGTGGCTGTCCGTCCACTTCACAGTAGGTACTTTTTACAGCAATTCCTAAAGAATCTCTGGTGTTGTAATTGTAGGTATAGGAACCAATCCCAAAGACGATGTTGTTACTGGCAAATCCCTTCTTAGCAAGACGTTCACAAATTGCTTCTGCTCGTTCTCGGCTAATAGAATCTCCATAGATACAACCGATATGAGGATCAAGTTCCTTGAATCCCTTAGAATTGACTTTACCACCAAATACTTCCCAAAGAAGTTCGATGACACCTTTATATTCGGACTCACTATGATTTTGTTTGTAGTAATCTGAACAGTTTTCATATGGTAATATTGTACCATCATTGGTTCTAGGATTAGTATTTAGCCCACAAACAATATCTACAGGATCGCCGCTATCTGGACGAATAACCATCTTTCCTTCTCTGCTCAAGATTTTGTCCTTGAGTTTTGTGCAGAAGGTCGTGCATACTTGCCATAGGTCGAAAGAATCCGAAACAATACTAACAATACCACTTGGGAATTGATCTAGGATTCTATTAAAGGAATCAATTTCTTGTTCTTTTCCGTAGCTTGTCATGACAGAATGTTCGGAAGCCGGGACAGAACTACCAATCAATTCTGTTTCCATATTGGCGTTGTAGTATTCTTCAAGCATAAATACGCTAGGAATAGTATCAGTACCAGTAAAACTCAGAAGATGACCAGCTTGATTAAACGTACTTTCTGTGCTAGAACGACCTCTTTGACTAAAATCATGACCTTGCCATTGAACAAAACTACGATCATCACAAGTTTTATCGGCCCAATTTTCAAGAATTTTGCGGTATTCTCGGGCGATAGTTGCATTGACACACAAATCCCAAATACACGTACTCATTTGTGTTTCAAGAAAATTTACCAACCAAGCAAAATCGTCATGAGTATTTGTAATAGTAAAGAAAGGAACCTTTTCTCTTACAAGACTTCCTTCTGGTAAAGCTTTAATCAAAATAGGAAGATGCCCAAGATCATGTAGCTTCTCGATATGTTCGGTTGGCATATCGTAGAAACTAAAATGTTTGTGGAAACGCTTGAATTGCTGGACTACTTTTTCTTTTGGTTGTTCAAAAAAGTTTCTGTTCCATTGACCTAATAGGTATTCTTTAAGATAGTATTGTAATCCGAAGAAAACGGATCTATCTGTTTGCATATGTTTGAAAGAGCGAGGAGTAAAATTAGAATATAGACGAGTAATCCCACCTGGATACATTAGGTGGTGAAACTGTTTGTAGGAATCACTATTAAGAATCGGCAAAATTTCCATTATTTTCTCCTGTAAGATTAACTCTCTGTCGCCCTATGTTGCTATTATACCAAGTCTGGTGAGTCTGTCAAGCCCTGGCTGTGTTTCTAGTCCTTTGACAATTCTTCATTAAAGACCCATTCTGTATACTTGTTGATTTTTTCTCTATCTATTTTAGTATAGTTATCTATTACCCAATTATATTGATCTTTTATTTCTTGTTTAAGGGATTTAATAAAAGATTTGGAGCCTCCATATGATACTGCATTCCACACACGAGACAAAGCTAACAAATATTCTTCTGTTTCAGTATTTCGTGATTCGCCAATTTCTTCTAACAAATCAACCATTTCTTCTATAGAAACTTTTTTCATTTTTAATATCCTCTTCTTAATTTTTCTAGTCTATCTTTTTCTTGCATTTCTCTTATTAGGTCTATTGGTGTTTGATTAAATGAATTTTCTGTTTGGACTAAAGCAATTTCAATTATCTCCCAGTTCTCTAGATCTTTTTTAATTCTAGGGTTTATCATTATTTCACGAAGATGTAGTTTGATGTGTCCTATATGATTCCAAGTTTTTCCTTTGTTAGACCATTGTGGATCATAACCACCCTTACTATATAATCCTGTTTTCTTGTGTCTAATTTTATAGATAAACATTTATTTACTCCAAAATGCTAAATAAGGTAAAGCTAACGGCCATAAAATCGCAAAAACAAAAGGTTTCCACAAATCTTCATTTTTGCCGCCTAAAATAGCAAGAAAAAGATAAGCAATAAACGAAACAACAACTCCACCGCAATATATGCCTAATAAAAACATACTCATCATACTGATTGATCTTCCAAAAATTTTGGTATAAAATAGTTGTCTCGTATGTCAGTTAGAATTTCGCCCAATAAATTCTGTCCACGCCATTTTGTTGGATCTTGGGCGTCAGGATGATTTTCCGCAAGACCGATCCCCCAAATTTTATCGTAAGGGCTTGCTTCTACCAGAAGTGTTTTTGCGGTCATTAAAAGTTGTGCGCGTAAATCTTCATTTTGCTCAAATTTAAGGATATTGCCCATACGCACTATACTCTTACAATTCTGTTCCCAAATAACAGCATTAAAATTAACTACTTGTCTACCTAATTGTTTTTGTTCTCTTGGATCTTCTGACAAAAGAATTAAAGACTCGGTTTTAGAATCACCAAAAAGTCTAGCTTTCTCAGCCATCATAAACTGTTCTGCACAATTATATGCACGACCATTTAGATAAAAATTGCTTTTATACCACTGAGAAAAAGGTCCGCTCCAAAAGAAGGTAAATTTGTCGTATTTCATTTAAGCTCCAACAGTGGCTAGAGACACTTCGCCTGTCCGATTAAAAATCCTCTTGATTCCAGCTTCTTCTAGAACCCCAAGTCCCTTAGAATATATTCCGTGACTTGTATATAAATAAACCGAAGCCACATCCTTAGAGTATAAGAGCTTTGCGGCCTCAATAAATGTTCGACCTCCATCGCAAATATCATCAATAATTAAAACGCTATGTCCCGCAAGATCGTATGTTTGTTCAGATATTTTTAGTCCAGTAATTTGACCAGTTAATTGATCTCTTTCTTTATCTAAAACGACTGTGTGAAATCCAGTAGGAACGCAATGCTCATAGCGAATTAAACTACCGTGATCTGGATAACAGATAAAGTCGGGTCGAACTTCCCTAAGAACATCGTATATTTCTGATGTTGGCTCAATATCTACAAAATTTGATGGAAGTAAATGTTTAGAATGAGCATCATAAGTATATACGCGATTATAAAAAGGAGCAATAATCTTCAAGAAGGTATTGAGTCCAAAAGTCGTATCATTTGCAATAGGTTTATCTTGACGACCATAAGGAAGAAACGGAATATATAGATTAGCGTTATGTTGAAGTAAATCTCCCAACTGACAAACAGTAACTAATTCATGGTCGCCCTCATAAATCCATTCAACATCACAACGCTTACATTCTAACAATTCATCATCAAGCTTCCACACTTGTTGAGTCTTATCTGGAAAAATGGTTGGAATAATTTTTTCGCCGTTCAATGTTACTGACATTTTTCAATAGTCTCCTTAATAATCTTAGCAGTATTTTCCCAAGTAAACTTCTTACACGTACCTAAACCATGAGCATTATATACGATACGATTCTCATAACAATGTCTCATATATTGTTTTGTTTGCTGGAATTGTTTTTCGCCCAGTTTTGCCCATTTTCCTGTTCCAAAAAACCATTTTCCGTCATTAGCTACTTCCAATTCATCAATATCAACAAGGAATGAATTGTCTTTAGTACAATATTGAGTATGAGCGGAATAGTTAGTTGCTATGATCGGTTTATTCAATGCCATACTTTCCAGAATTGAATTATTCCATCCTTCTGCTCTTGATAAAAATACTCCACAATGCCCTAACGATATATATTGTGCTAAATGATGTTGTGTTGGTAGTCTCTCAAATATTTTGATCTTCTTTTGTAGAGGAGATAGTTTGACTAGATTTTCCCATTGAGCTGTTTCTTCTGCGTTTAAGAACGGATTTGCGGGAAGTAACCATAATTCTACATTATCTGTTTGACTAAATGTGTTATTGAAGCATTGTATGAGAAAATCGTGAGCTTTTCTTGTTTCCCATTTACCAATATGAAAAAACACATATGGTTGTTGTGGGTCTTCGATCTTTATTCTACGCTCGTCTTTAAAAATGTCAAGGTCAACTGCTAGAGGGGCTACATAAACAGGCTTGACTACTCCATTATCAATTAGGACTTGTTTTGCCCATTCGCTCGACACAAATATTCCGTCGCATGAATTTAGGTGTACGCGCTCTTGATCTGTTAATTGATCTACTTCAAAAAAAACATGACTGAAATATGGACCACTTCCTATTCTTTGGGCGAGGTCAAATTGATGCCAGATTTTTAAGCAGGGAGCTTTGTAGTCAAAGTTTTGGGCGTTTCCATAAGTCTCTTGAACTATAGCTTTTTCTATGTCGTTATTGAGTTGAATATTTTGGGTACTCATAGGAAACAAACTAATATCAACTCCAAGATTATGTAATCCTTTTAGGATGTTGACGCTTGTAATTCCATAGCCAGTTGTGCCTAGTGGACACTGTAGATTAAGTTTCATTATATTTTATCTTTCCATTCTTTTGATATTTCATGACATGTTCTTATAAAGTATTCTAAATCAAAATCACTTTTCATTCGTTGTAGGTCTTTGTGTACCCAGCCTATATTATCAATAGTATATCCTTTACTTGAGTCTATTCTATCTAAGGACGCTGTTTTGTTGTGTACTGATATTTCTCTACCAGTTAAATAACATTTATGGTTTTGTTTTTCTAGCAATAAATCCATATCTTCTATTGTTAGAGAAAATTTTCTATTTTTACTTTTAGCTCCCAACTTAACTTGGGCAAAATAAGTTCCTGTTATATTTTTTGTACCTTTATAAGAAACATGATCAATTCCGCGTTTTCTTCTACTACAATTTTTACATACTTTAGTTTTTCCTAATTCACTAGCTTTTGTCACATATTCATATCCGCATACACAACGAATTAATATTTTTCTTCTATTATTAATAAGCTCTTTAGTATATCCAATAACAGTAAAATTATTAATTATATCTCCAGACTTATATTTATGTAAATTATTTTTAGCAAAGCAACTTTTACAAGAATTAATTCTTTTTATATTTCCTGTAGGAACTATTCTAATTTTTCCACATTCGCATCTAACTTTAACGTGCCAAGCTTTGTTTCTTCTAAAAGGTTTTTTTGATATTACTGTATAAAGACCATATTTATCTCCATATTTTGTAATAATTCTTTTTGTTTTGTGGTTTTTACTATCTTTTTGTTTCAATTTTTTCATATCAGATATTGTGGATTCTTATTGTCATGAATTTTTGTTACTCTTATAAAACTCGCGCATTTATTCATATCTTTAATACATACTGCTCCAATATAAGAGCAACATGATCTTATTCCTCCTAGTAGTTCATTAATAATATTTTGTATTGGTCCTTTATATGGAACCGTAATTTTAGTTCCTTCACTAGCTCTATAGTCTTTTTTTGTGTCTTCATATATCGCTTGTGCATAATGTGTTGACATCCCATAATATGTAAAGTTAATTTTTTGTGGGATTTTCTTTGGGTCGATACTACAATAATCATAAGTCCATTCACCAACACATTCATCTACACCAGAAAAATAGCCGCCAAGACAAATAAAATCAGCCCCAGCACATAACGCTTTCGCTATATCTCCTGAATTTTTATGTCCACCATCAGAACAAACTAGTCCTATTTTTTTAGGTTCCTTTTGTTGTCCATGAGCTATATATCCATTATTTATAACACAACTTAATTGAGGAAATCCACAACCTGTAACAAATCTTGAAAGACAAGCCGATCCACCACCAATTCCAACCTTAACAATATCAACCCCGCCATGAATAATAAGTTCTTGTGTAGAAGCCGTGTTAGTTACATTTCCAGCCATAATTATTGAATCTTCAAAATGTGATCTAACTTCTTTGCAATACTTAACAAAACTATCCATATGTCCATTAGGAACATCAATACAGATATTGGGCGACTCTATATCTAGGGCCAGAAGCTGATTGTCTAGCTCTATTAGTTTGCTTAGTTCGCTCTTTTTATATCCTATACTAATCCAAACATAAGGTATATTTTGTGGTTTCTGTTTAAAGTACTGTACTAATTCTTCTACAGAATGATACTTATGCAAAACAGCAATCATGTTATTGTCAGCCATCTTATCTGCAATAGGGAATGAGCAAAATCCCATATTGGCACACATAACTGGTGTACCTTTCCATGTTCTAGGAGAATGATAAAACTTAAATTCGCGCAAAATCTCAATATCTGCTCTACTATCAACAGTAGATCTTTGCGGTTCAATAAGAACATCGTCAAAATCCAATTGGATTTCATTGTTGATTTTCATCGAAACAAATTCTCCTCAAGACAAATTTAGCGTGTCACTATGTATGTTATTTAACTAGCTGTCTAATGTTTTCCAAGCCCTTCTTTATATTAAGACGAACGGCTTCGCGTGACACCCCGAATTCTTTTCCTATATCATTCAGGCTCAAATCGTCAATATAGTATCTCTTGATTTGTTCTTTCTGTTTTTCGTTAACTACTCCTGATTCTAACAGAGCATTAAGGTCTTGTTTTATGAGATTTATTTGTTCATTGCTTGATGACTCAAATGATGGATCAGTTTGTTTTGGATCAGCAAAAATTTCATGTAGAGAATATTCTTGGTCGTTACTTGGTTTAGTAATTCTATCTAAACTAATCATTTGATAAGGGCCGTTTTCTTTTTTGTATTTGCCACTAACATAAGACTTGATTGCCCATATCGCACACTGATTCCTATATGAATATGCTGTTTTTGATTTTTGTGTCTTTCCTTTTCTTGTTGGATCAAATCTACTATCGCCCAACATAATTGCTGTAGCAACGTCACTAATAGCGTCCTCGCTTTGTAACATTTCGTTTTTGAGTCCTGTATAAAACTTTGGAGCAAATTTACTAATCATTTTTTTGGCTAGTGTTAAGTAATCGCCCAAAGATGCGCATTGTGTCATTGTTTGCATATTTTTCCTTTTCTTTTTCTTGTTAGTTGTCCTAGTACTAGTTTTTTTAGTACTGTTTTGATTTTTCCTGTTCATTACGCTTCAAGTTCCTATTGTACCATGAGCTTCCTGTGTGTCAAGCGAGTCGCTGGTGACGCTAATGTTAGTAGTTTTCATAATAATTTTTCCAAGATTTGAATGAAGAATATTTAATATTATTATGTTTACAAAATTCTCTTTTAGATAAACCAGAATCTTTCCATTCTCCATATTTTTGTTTTTTGTATTCTAGATCTTTAACTCGCACAGATTTCTGAATAGGCTTCTTATCTCTAATATAACTACATTTCCACAATGAAATTGTTCTACTGTCAACACCTATTAATTTTGCGTAATCTGTTTGAGTTAAACCTAGTTCTTTCATTTTTTTTATATGTTTAATTTTATTGTTTGCTGTCAAGTTTCTTAGGTCTGGACGATATTTCCTAATCCACCAATTAAATAAATTATTTTTAATATCATATTTTTTACAAATATTCTTTTTTTCTATAGGAAATGAATTTTCCCACTCATTCAAAATCTTATGAATTTGCTTCAAAGAAAATGTTAGTCTTTCGTCTCTTTGGATATTCCAGTATTTTTGGTTCCTATTTAAACAGGAATTAGACATATTTTTTCTATGATGTGTAGTAAATTTTTTGCCAATATTGGAAAATTTAATATCTTCAGATTCCGTTAATATATTAGTTAATATTCCTGTCTTGTCTTCAATTTTACCAAACCATCTTATAAGAAAACTTTCTTTTCTCAGGGCTTCTTCGTATGAATCGCACTCATATAAAACTTTAATGAGCGCACCGTACTTATTTATATATGCTTTTTTTATAGGATTGTTTGCTCTGTTTTTATGGCTATTTATTCTTCTTTTTATGTCTTTAGTTATCCCTATATAAAATAGGCCATCGTCTACTTTATTGGTGATATATTTAAAATTTTTTTCCTTATATAGTCCATAAACATAAATTTTCATACGTTTGCTAATTCTCACTTAATACATTGACTTTACCAGCTCCACTTGCACGACCACCACCTAGCTTTCCATTTTGGACCAGGATTATCACAATTGTGCCTAGCCCTAAAACTTTTTCTTCGTTCTGGATCGTTTTTCTTGATTCGCATGTTCGGATCGCCAAATCTTAAAATAATCACTTTACCTTTTTCGTTTTTTACATATACTGCAAATTTTTTCGGACCATCTGGTGTACGAAAAGGTTTATTAAGCTTTACTTTACGCCCCTGATATTCTTCTGCTCTGCCCATGTATAATAACTGTTGACCATCTTTCTTATGTAAACCAGTTCTATCGAAGAAGAATATTTCATTTGTTGTTGGATCTCTATATTTAAATAGGGCTGATTCCATTTCTTGTTTGTTTTCTTCTTCATTTTCGTCTTCATGCTCGTATTCGTCTTCATATTTTCCAGGCTCATAATATTTAACAAAATCATAAACATTTTGTATATATATTTCTGCCTTAGAAATCATATCTTTTGTCCAATCTTGAAACTCTACTTCCGTATTCATGACTTTTAGAAGCTCTGTAACTTCCATTAATTGGTCATGCATTTTTTGAATTTGCTCCAAAGCCATCTCGTCACCGCTACTAGATTGCGCTTTTTTCCAAGATTCTGGGTCTGGTCTGTCTTTGTCTCCTGGTTTTGCGGGTCTATACTTTTTACCCTCCCTTTGGCGCTTTCTTCTAATATTTTCCCAAAGACCTGGTCGTTCTTTTGCGCAATCCCATTCTTCTACTGTTTCACCAAAATCTTCATATTCATCCTCTAATGGAACATAGAAATTTATTGGCGATAGCTCTTCTGTGACCCCGTCTTCTTCGCATTCACAGTCGCTATAAGTAATTTGTTCTTGAAGGGCTTCCAAAATTTCGCTGACTACAGAACCTTTTGTGTTAGCTTGTCTATTACAAATAGCGTATCTTTGTCCTTTGTCTGGATATTCTTTATTCATAACGGGATCACTCATACATCTAGACATAAATTTGTCAATTTTTTCATCTTTTTCTCTTTTAGGTATTGGCATATATTTTCTCCTTTGATTAGGATACACCAATTAAGCAATAGACATATCTAAAAATCTCCAGCGATCAAAATCGTCAATAATAACAGATTCATTGATATGATATAAATAACTCTTAAGATCATCCCATGAAGAAAAAATCATTTCATGAGGTATTGTTCCAAATAACCAGTCCGGAGCATTTTCTTTACCTTGCTCCATATGTACCAATATAGCTTTTCTTAAATTGTTTGCAGAAAAACATTCCTCCCATGTACCTACTGCGTAATGATCTAGATCAATATTAACTATTAAAAAATCACTAAGATCAACAAGACGAAGATCAACCTTTCTAATAGTTTTCATAATTTTGGAGAGTTCATCGTATTTACCTTCTTTTTTTAGTTGTTGTTTAAGAATGTGTGTCTCATCATCCTCTTTACCTATATTCATGGGTTTTTTAAGAGGATTGAACACCACCACACCTAAACTCTGCAAAAATGGAGTAATATCTTCTCTCCAGCCTCTACCTCTATCCTTTACTCTATCCATTGCTCCTGCAAGATAAACTCTCTGATTAGATAACCTATTCAATCAAATCTCCTTAATAAAACCCTTGATTGTATTCTCTCTAAAAATATCTAGATAAGGTTGCTTGCTACGATGTACTTCTTCCAAACATCTTGCCAAATGTTCTGGATTTGTGCTTCTACCTTGGGGGTTTTCATAATACAATCCCACTGGATGATTTAGTAATTCCAATTTTGCTCCACCAAATGCACACCGAAGCCAAAATTCTCCGTCTGCGGCAGAAAAATAGCTTTCGTCAAAATATCCAAAACGGTCATGCAAACTCTTTCTCCAAAGAGGCATACAATGAGGACTATTGTGATTTAATAAATTTTCAAGAGAAAAGCTAGAAATAGGATAAACTAAATTATAGCTATTGTCCTCATATTTTTCGTTGGCTGTTCTTGAAACATAAGTGATACCATAAGCTACATCAATATGGGGTTTTCTTACTAGAAGTTTATATAGTAATTCTATTCCATGACACGGTTTACGGTCATCAACATTCCAGTTGCCTATAATGTCAGCCTGACATTGTTTAATTGCAATATTCCATGCTGGATAAAGTCCTGGATCTTCATCTAATCGAATATATTTAACGTTTTCATACATCCTACTCCTTGGCTCGATATACTTTCTTTCATTTTCTGGAGAATTACAGTCCAAGATAACAAATTCTGTATCTTCAAACATAGTTTGCTTGAAGACATCTTCCAGATATCCCTCTATAAATTTTTCACCCTTATAGACAGAACAGAAGATAGATACTTTGTATTTTTTCATTATGAAAGAACCTTAGAGGCAATTAAACATCCTTTAGAAACGCTGTGTAGAGGATCTACGGCATGAACAACTTCACTAATTTTGACAGGAAAATCTAATTCGCCCAATTTCTTTTTGAATGTATCTACATATCCGTCAGCTTTTGATGTTCCGCCCGCGATAACTATTTTAAGTGGATCTTTGAACTTTGGCAAAGCTTTATGTCCACCTAGAGCAAAAGCTAATTGTTTAACTGTATAATCAATTAATCTTTCATAATATGTAGCAACAGCCTCTAAGATCGGATTAGGATTAGTTTCGCCCACTTTAAATCCACCGCCCTCTTTTTCGGCTTGTACAACGCTGTCTGGTTCACCAGTTGCAACGGCACTCATACGATCAATCCAGTCGCCCGATTTTGTTGTACTAAATACAACCGTTGGTTCACCATTCAACATCACACAAACATTTGTCATTCCAGAACCACAACTAATAGCAATACCAGTATAATCGTCATTCTCAAGTTCAGCGTAACACAGAGCTTCTGCTTCGTTGATAGCTCTGGCATCATACCCACATTCAGTTAAGATAGATTTTACAACATCTTCATGATAACCAACGTCAAAATCTTCTGTTTCTTGGTCTACTGGTTGAGCAGGAACGCAGAACACTAATTTGTCGCCTGGGTTAGCTGCTTGCCCAACAACTTCTTTGAGAATAAACGCTAGAACTCTTTTTGCATCCTTTTCTTTGGCCGACACTACTCCTCTATACATGGGGCGTTTTGCTGTGTCGTTTCGCTCAATAGCTTTTTCAATTGCGTCTTTACCAAGTATGATAAATGAGCCATCAACGTCCTTGATAAAGGTTTTTCCTGCTAAACCCTTCTCGATCATTTTTGTGGCTACAGGAGTAGTAGGCTTAATAACATAAAAAGCATCACGAAATTCTTTATATTCGACATTGCCAGCATCATTGTCTTTTGACAAAACAATAAAACTCGTACCCACATCTAAACCAACATTTGCCATAATTTTACTCCTATTATTACTATTTTTTGAGACCTTTGAGTTTGTCAACTGCCGACGATATATTTTCGTCAGATTTTTTGGTTTCGCCCAGCGACCCATATTTTTTTTCCATGCCGTCAGTTGTGATTTTGGTCACTATTTTCTGATCTTCTATAGATATAGTATTGGGGCGAGCTTGATTGTCAACATCCTTTTGCTTCTTAAAGAAAGATTGTGAAGGGGTTCCGAAATTTTGCTGACTATTCAATTTTCCTATTAAATATCCCAACAATCCAATAATAATATTGGAAGATAGTACGGATGCGATAATGAGTGAATCGGTATGAGACATTATAATTGGCTTAAATATGGTAGGTTTTTATCTTTTTCTGAGAGGATAATATCCTCAATACCGATAGGATATTCTATATTTACGTCAGGATCATTCCATTTTAGACCTTGCTCTGTTTTTGGATTGTGAGAAGATTCTGTCGTTAAATATTGGAATATAGACCTATCCGATATTGTTAATACACCATGAGCGAAACCGGGAGGAATATACATCATTTTTCCCTCTGGTTTATCTAAACAGCCATATCCCCATAGATAATCATTTCCCACTAAAATGTGTGCTGTATATTTACCAAATGTTTTAGATCCTTTTCTTACATCAACAGCAATATCAAATATTCCACCAATAATTGGTTTAACTATTTTACCTTGACTATCGGCCCCAGTATGAAAATGAAGACCTCTTAATACGCCATATTTAGAGCTAGCTAATTTTGATTGTTTTACTTCTACATTTAATTGATCCTTATTAAAAGTTTCACATAAATATCCTCTATCGTCCTCATAATAATCATGATGAATCAATAGAACCTCTGGCAGTATTGTGTCTTTTTCAAATCTAATATTCATCTTTTTAAGTTTCTTCCTATTAAATATCCATTACGACTATTTTTGTTATCAATAAGGATTTCAAACTCCTCGCTGTTCGCCCTGATATATTCTGCCGCATCATAATTTTTAAGAGTTTCTGTATCGTCCAAGACTATGATTTTTGATCTACCTTTTAGAATAAAAAATTCAGCTTTAGAACAATATTCTCCTCCATCAAGTATAAGTAAATCTATTTCGTGTGGTATTTTATTTAAGGCTATTGGAGACTCTTTGTGTTCTCTAATTGATTCCTTAAACCATTCTTTTTGTTGCTCTCTAGAATATGTTGTAAAAAATCTATCTGGATAATTATCTAGATTAATAAGATCTTCTTCTATTGTAATTCGCCCAAATACTAAATCTACTATCCATAAATCGTCTTTAAGATTTTTTTGAGCTTCTAAATATCTGTCATAATTAGCTTCTATTGACATTACTAATGAAGGACTAGATAATATCCATTTACTAGAATCTTTCCATCCATCAATGATACATTTGGTTGAACCCAATCCATTCCATGTACCAATATCTACTATTGTTCTTATGTCTTGATGTTTGGCAAGCTCGTAAATCTTTTGTCCTATTTCGGAATCTCTATTGATTTGTCCGCTCATGATTTAGGGAAGTTTGTTGGACTTCCATCCTTTGAGTATTCTGAAAATTTAGGTCGATAATTATCTCCAAGCCAATCCATAGTCTTCGCTAAAACTCCATCATGTTCTGGACTACCATCATACAATTCAAATTTTGAAAGGGTTCCAGAGTTGTCCAGACTACTCAATTCTTCCCATAGTTCTGTTCCTGGAAATGGTATACAATCACTTATTTGCCAATGAACTTTATTGTTATTTTGCGCGCCTATTGCGGCTAATTCTTTCAGTGTTGCTTGATCTTTTTCCCAAGAATTATCTTTTTCTCCTGGTAGATTTTTCATTGTAGTAAAATGAAATTCCATATTGGAAAAATGAGTAACTAAATATTTGAGGTTATCGTATGACACTTTTGTGTCCATATGCTTCTTTACGTTGTCTGACAAAACCTGATTAAAAGTTTCTACTCCAAATCTCATGCCAACACAACCAGAGTCTACCATTATATCATAAAGCTCTGGCTTACTCGTATCTATTCTACCCATCATTGTCCAGGGCAAACCAAGCTTTTTTAATCCGTCACACATTTCTGTGATTCGCTTTGGACCCAAATTCCAAGTATCATCATCAAAAAATATGCTCTTGAGTGAGTCTCCAAGTAATGTTCGCATTTGATTTAATTCATCTATAACAGCACTAGCTGATCTACTTCTATACTTACCATTATTAATAACATTAGGCCATTGACAATAAGTACACTTAAATGGACATCCGCGAGAAGTACTAATAGTTAATTGTATTCTGGGCGTTCCCATAGAAGGATCGTAATAATTTGCGATATAAGATGGGCGGAGTGGTAGAAAATTATCACCATTTGGTAGAGTGTCTAGATTTGTTAAGTGTTCAAATTTATAGATAGATTTAGATTCATTTCCTTTTTGGCAAATATCTAAGGCCGGGATATCATATTCACCAATAATACAATTATCAATATAATCCAGTTTTATACATTCTTCTGCATAAACCTTCATATGAGGTCCACAAAACACATTTCTACAATTTAGTTCTTGTTTTGCCCATTGAGCGAACTCTCTATTTAGTTCATATGTTGGAGTTGAAACATCGTAAAAAACAACATCTGGTTTATACTCCAGGAACATACGCTTAGAATTATTGAGATTACTATGTCGTAATGCAACACCATCATATAATTCTACTTCAAATCCATGAGACTGAACATATTTAGCAGCATAACCCAACCAAAAAGGAAACGGAGCATACCCATGAAAGTGTGATCCTTTATTTGTCCAAGGCCAACGAGAACCAGCATTTGGTCCTGTATGAATCTCTCCATTGATTATTCTAACGTATGGTATATTTGCGAATAAAATTTTCATGATTGTATCCATTCCTTAAAATTTGCTAGTCTGTGTTTTATAGTATGATTTTCAATAGTTTTGTGGTAAGCTGTTTGACGAAATGGCATAGTATAGTCGGGATGCTTTAAATAGAACTCTATAGCCTTTTCGCACTCAGTCTTATTTTTTACGAATACCATACATCCATCAAAATTATCAACTAAATCTTGTGACGTATCAGAAATAATAAAACCTTGACATGCCATGATATTAAAAAGACGAAAATTAAAAGTTCCATAATCAAGATGTTCTTTCAAATGAGCGTTGAGACAAATAATGGAACTAGTATATAACTTTCTTTCACCTTCTAATGATATCTTTCCTTTGCAACATTCGTCATTCCATGATTGTGGATTTCCATAAATAGAAAGTCCATATGGTTTTGCAGATAGGATATAGTCTTCTGTTGTTTGTTTATCTCTTATATTATTCCCAACAAAACAGCAGTTAATATAGAAATTGCTATCAAAATCTGGATAATAAATATCTGGATCTGTTCCGAATTGACAAACCAATCCTTCTTCCTCACATGCTTCTTGCATTTTTTTTGATGTAAAAATGTATTTATTATAGCGATGTTTGTGTTGCTGGAACATTTCTACTGTGCCGGGCCAATAAGGCTTTGGAAACACATTTTGTAGATATAGAACTTTAATGGGCGAATTTGAATTGTCTTGTAGTAGAGGGCTAAAAGATATGGAAATGTCGTGATCGCCAGGAGCGTTAAGGGTCGCCCCTAATTCTTTTGCCCACATTCTTGCTAGAAGCTCGTCACCTTGGACATTGGCTCCATTATTTTGTATTGTTAAAGAAGTTGTTGATGTTGATAAGATATTAATTTTCATGAGTCATCCTAAAAAGCCCCTGATCTATTGTATTTGGTAGATCGTCAAACATCCTGTTGTATTTTGCTGGATTTAGAGATATGTCTTTTGGAAATCTTGTTGGGATTGTGTCTATGGGCTTTAATAGTTTTTCGTTTTTACCAAAAGCCAGAGCTACTTTCTTATAAAGATTGTATCGATTTGATGCCCATGCAGCAAGATGAATAAGTTTAATTTTATTTACATCGTCAAACATAACTCGCTCAAGCATTTCGGCAAAATTTATAACATATGTTGGGCTATTAATCACTTTTCTATAACACTCTATAATTTCACCTTTATCTAATTCATCTAATAGCCATTTTATCCACGGAGATCCACTTCCATAAAGACCAGAAGTTCTAACTACAATACCATTTGAAGCATCGTTTGTTGTGATTTCTCCCAACATCTTACTAATTCCATAAAAAGTTTTGGGGTTCGCTTGACTCTTTTCTGTATAAATTCCTCCTTCATCACCAGAAAAAACATAGTCTGTTGATATATAAATAAATTTTATGTCACTAATAATTGTTTCAAGAATTGTTTTGGGTGCTTCTGTATTTATTTGTGTGGCTAATTCTTTATTTTGTTCACATAAATTAATATCTTTTATACCAGCAGCATAAATTATATGTGAATAATAGGGTTTATTTTTAGAGCTAAAATATTTTCTTACATCCACATCATTGGTTAAATCAAGGTCTTTTCTTCCTATAATATGTGTGGTATACTTTTGAGAAAAAAATTTGTAAAGATTAGTCCCAACAAATCCGTTTCCCACTATCAATATTTGTTTTTGTGGGTGCATTATGTTTCTGTTTCTTGTGCCGCTTTTTTAATTCGATTAATCCAATAGCTTTGACTAGTTATAGATAATTGATAAGTTTTACCAATAGTGATATTATACAAATCTTCCATATGTTGTTTATCTCTTAGTTCATCAATATCGTTTATAATAATAATAGGCAATTTTTCATACATTTCATAAATTTTGTAGTCGCCTATCTTTACAGTAATTGGAATCCTGCCAGCATACAGAGTTTCCCATAGACGATGCGTGTCAACCCCGTTTCCCGCTGGACACAGGTTCATTTTATATTTCTTGACCTCTGACACCCACTCTTTAATGGAAAGCGTAGGGGATTCGCAAACGATATGAGAGCAATTAGAAGCAATATTCCAAACCTTGTTTCTGTGTTCAGTATTTGTTTTGATGTTAAAGTTACAGTAAATAAATTCACTAATTGATTCTGGCTGCATATAATTTAAACAGTCCATTTTTTCTTGTACGCGATTTCCCCAGCCAACTCCGTGTCCGTTTCTTATGCACTCGTCACGGTTTTCAATTCCTATTGGAATTGGCTCTATGATTGGATTTTTAGATACTGCGTTTTGACAAAACCATTTTGTAATATTTTTGGGCGCTAAATCTAGAATATGATCAGTGATCGGATAATCAGAGTTACCTGTAATTAAAATAACATCATGATCAAGCAAGCTTATTTGTCCAAAATCTTCTTGTAAAAAATCAGTTTTACAAAACCACACCTTATCTCCATCATGAAGATTGGCGAAATTATTAAGTTGTATAAAATCAAGATTTCTGTTCATAAGATTTTTCTTCCACAAAGTCTGATCCAGTTAAGTCGTTAAGCTTACGTTTTAGTTCAGCTCTCTTATCATTAAATGTATATACATCACGAGCAAGCTGGATAAACTCGTCATCAAATTCTTTTAATCTTTCTTTGACACGAATTTTGTCTTCAGTTTCCCACAAAATATGATTTACTTCACTTAACGTCACATAATATTGAATAATTTCTGGACGCACCATCCAAATCGAACAAATCTCATATAAATAATGATATTCTTTTTTAACATTAGCTAGTTTTTGTGGATCTTTTACTTTATCTAATTTAATACTTAGAATGTTCAATTTATCCAAAATCTCGCCGCTAGAAACCTCGATCTGCATTATACTTCCTCCCAAATTTTGGTTGTTGTCATGTCGCTATAAGGCAATAGATGTTTATTTTTGTGATAGAATAGCTTTCCAGAAGTAGGAATTCTTTCTACAAGATGTTTAAATGATGAATTGACGCAATGAATCTCACTAGCATTCTGTATAATAAGTCCATAATTAAAAAAGTCAACACTAGGAACAGTGTAAATAGTTTTTATGTTTGGAGTAATTTTAGAGTAATCGATACCATCAATACCAAGAGAACTTGCGCTATGAATAAATGCGTAAGGCTCGTTATTATTAACAAAATATTTGTATGTTTTATATTCTGAAGTATAATCCCTGCGATAATAAAATAGATCTCTATCAAGTGTTTCCATAGGAATGTTTGTTCCATTAAGATAGAAATTTCTGTCCCATAAACAATTAGCTATTTTTTGACCTCCTACAGCAAAACCTAATCTATATCCTCCCATATTAGATATCTTAATAAAGTTTTCTGCGTCTTTATCATCTTCAACCCCAATAATATTGATTCTTGGATCATCTCTATACATAAATATTACATTTTTTAGATTTTTATGTTTACATATCAGATATGATTCCCCGTGTTTCTCAGTTAGGTGTCTAACTAGTGCATTACAAATAATGTGATCACCTAATCCTAGGTGGTGATAAATAATCAATTTAGTTATCCTATTTGATATAGTTAATAAGCTTCTCTGGACAATACATTATACTTGCATCTGGCACTTTTGTCAATATAGACCTACAAAACAACCCATCTTCGCCCGACGAACTATCTTTGTACCATAGGTTACTTTTTTTAATTGTATCAAGTTTGATAGATATTGGACCGTGACACATATTCTCTTCGAGCGGACATTGTAGATTTGTACTATTGTATCTGGCTTTTTTTGTTATTTTGTGTACAGTAATTTTTTCCATATCAATATTATTAAATTTTTGTGAACCACTATTATAACTATGTATCATCATATCAACACTGAAGTTATTAAAAATATGTTTAACTATTTCGCATTTTTGTGGATGTACTTCATCATCAATATCACAAAAACATAATATCCCTTCCTTACACTCTTTTATTAATTCATTTCTAGCATTTCCAGCAGATAGTCTATTTGCAAATATCATTAAGTCTGGCCCGCGTAAAATATCTACATAGGGGCTTGATATATCGCTGACTACTATAAAAATTCTGTCTGGTCTAACTGTTTGATTTTTAATAGAAGATAAACACCTATGTATATGGTGTGCATCAACGCTATAGCTAGTGATGCCAAAGTTAATCATTGTCGATATAAAATTAGTGGAAAATCTGCAAATATTCCTTTATAATTTCCTTTTACTAAAGATTGACAAAATAAGCTATCTTCTGATCTTTCTCTAGATTTGTCTTCGTCAAATTTAATTATGTTAAATATGTTGCGTTTAACTGCTATATGAGCATGATGTATTTTTTTGTCTCTACATTTTACATTAGTGCTATGTTTTCTTCCTGTTGGCAATTCTATATCTGTAAATGTGTTTATTTTATTTATATCGGTTAGATTTAGAGACGGATATTTATTTGATTTGAATTTGTTGTAAGAGTGTAGCATATAGTCATAATCACCCAATATTTTCTTAGTTGTCTCTATTTTTTGTGGATGTGGAATATCGTCAACATCGAAAAACACAATTACTTCATTCTGAGCTAACTCTGCTCCTTTATTTCTTGCCCACGCGGCATTTTGTCTGTGTTTATTGTAATGTATAAGAAATTTTGGAAGGGTCGTATTGATATCCAGATGAGTTGCTTCGCTACATACGATTAAAGTTTCATCTGGTAACTGAGTTTGTCCCTCAAATAAAGGCAAGAGAGAATGTAAATAGTGATGATCACCACTATAACACGTAATACATAAAGTTATTTTCATTAGTTTTACCCTGGTATTTTGATAATACTCAGGATAATTTACACCTTTTTAATAGCTTTTATATTTTTCCTCTAATTCTTTTAAAGCCTCCATTACAGATAATTTCTGCATATCTGTATACACCTGATAGCTCTTAAGATTGTTCTTCATTCCTTCCAAAAAATAAATTGATGTTGTTATATCTTTGTTTTTTTGTTCTTCAAAATATCTTGTTATTGGATTACTAATACATTTTGTGTTGTTTAGGTGGCTTTTTAAGATGATGATCAGGTCACATATTCTTGTTTCTGGTGTTTTATGACTTATTTTCCATAAATGATCACTCATTGTCAGGTATATATAAATAATGTTGTGGATGACGTATATCATATTCGTCAAATACTTCGCCCACAAATCCTCTGTTTACCCTTTTTGTAGGAAATGGCTTTTTTTCAAAAAATGGATCATGAACTACTTTGTCGTTACCTATAATGGGATAAAGTACTTGCGAGAAAAAATCATAGTCTGTTCCATATTTATCTTGTTTATTAAAACCATTTAATAATTTCTTCATATCGTATAAGTAATTTTTACGATACCCCCACATTCCCCCAAGAATAGGGAATCCATGATAAGGATGATCACGCATAATATGAAAAGATTTATCGGTATTGAGCCATTCGTCAACAGCCGCCTTTTCTCTTAAAGATAAGCGACTATCGGTATCTCGAAATATAGAAATATCGATATTGGGGTAATATGATGTTTCAAATCTCCAAAACATTCCTCGCCAATCAGCAGGACCGCTCTTAATATAAAGATACGTATTTGGAAGAGAAGATAGGGTCTCTAATATATCGTCTGGAACATCTGACGCTACATGATAATGACACTCCCAATCTGGATAAAGATCAAGAGCTATTTCAGCGTTACGAATAGCCCCAACGGTATATTTTGGATTACTTCCCCATAAACTAAAACTAATTACTTTAAGTTGTTCTGGCATTATACTCTTTGTGTTCTATTTTTAGCAGGAGAATAATTGTAGATGACTACTGGTATATTCTTCCAGATATCATCAATAAGGTCAGAAATGAAGGCCCAGTCGCCGCCTGCGAGTTGACTACCGAATTTATTGCAGTGCAGTTCTACTTTATCAAATCCACTATTCTTGATATAATTGCGAACATTAACCATACAATTGACTAATGCTTCGTAGTTTAGTGGGCGAGGATTGGTTTTTGGATTAATGATTCCATTTTGGGCGACCATATTCGCAAAAATTAAACGGTGGTTATGAAGGGGACTTTTAACTGTCTCTACATATTGTACATAACCTAGAGGTGGTTTTGTAAGCAAATCAAAGTTTGCTGCCACTTCTGGAAATGCGTTACGAACAGCTAGAGCAAATCCACTACCAAATCCTCTAACGTTATTACAAACGTGTGGAATGATTACAGAACTACCCAAATTACCGCTTAAAACAAGCTTTTTTGCTGTGCTGAAAATTTCGCTATTAACAACACGTACATATGGATTCATGATATTTCTCCTTACTTAGAATGTCCTCACACCCTTCATTATATCAGACGCAAGAGTACTTGTCAAGCACCAGACTACTGAGAGTCTAGTGTCTTACCCATATTTATATATAAGGTGAATGTATAATAGTGAATTACTAAAATTATAAATATTTGCGTTCCAAAATTTTGGGTGTATTATTAAGGTAGATTATAGCTAGTAATATATCCCACCTATGGAGAAAAATATGAATATCAAAACTCGCCGCTCTGCATTTACCCTTGTCGAACTTCTAGTTGTAATTGCTATTATTGGTTTATTAGTAGCAATTTTACTCCCAGCCCTTTCTTCTGCTAGAAATTCTGCTCAGGCAGCAGCAAGCGGATCAAATTTAAGCACATTTGGTCGTGGTTTCATGATTTTCTCCACAGAAGATAAGCGATCACGCATGAGTAGCGGCGCTTTTGATCATTTAAGAGATGGAGATGTTAGAAAAGTTGGATGGGTTGCTGATATTATTAGGATTAAGGTGTCAAATCCAGGTAAGGCGCTTGATCCAGCTAATACTTATCAGGTAAATGAAAAGGTTGCCGACTATATTGGAGCTACCAATACAACTAAAGCTAATCCTGTTCGCTGGAATAATAAAACAGCAGATGTTCATTTTGGTGGAGCTAATGGCCCCACAGATTTTGCTGGATCACCAACACAAGCACAAAAGAATAAATTATGGGAAGACGGATATAACACAAACTATGCAACAACATGGCAGTTTAGTCGTGGCGATGTTGTTCCTGGGTCTGACGGAAAGATTAATTCTAATGGAGCTATGAATCCTGTAACATCTGATCCTTCTAAATGTCCTCTAGATGGTGACGGCCCATTAACAGAAAAGAAATTAACTGGTGGAGGAGTAAGTCGTGATAGAGTTGCTGTAATGGGTGCGGCTCGTCCAGGCGACGGTTCTGATGCTCTTGTTACTGATGCAATGTTTACCACCTTTAATAATTTCTTTGGAACAGATCAAACAATGATTACAACTGGAGGTATTTTAGTTGAATCATTTACTGATGGAATGAATTGTCCTTTTACTGATGTTACTCTTGGTGGTGGCACAGATCAAAAAATTCATGAAATTAATGATATTTTCCCTATTCATGGTTCTCGTAAAACAACTGTTGGAGCAAATACTCTTCTTACAGGAGGATATGCCCAAGTTTTATTTGCGGACGGTCACGTTGCCAAAATTGAGGATGTGGGCGGTTATCAAGATAATCCTGACAGTTGGCTAGGCCCATATAAAACTGGTGGTGTTCCAACAGCCTCTTCGTTTGAAATTAATAAGAGTGGCTATGATGAAGTTAGAGAACTGATCTGGCTCCATCAAATAGGTAACTCGTCAGGTGGTGTTGGCGGAGGTTCTGTAGAGTAATTTTATAAGGGACTTACAAAAATCCTTGACTACTCTTATTTAACCTTTGTCCACTTGGGCGTGGGTAACGGACACTCCTGATCTCTCCACGCAAGTTTATTCATAAGAATTTCTTTGTCGTTAATGTTACAGCCGCAATGGTCGCATCGCTCTAGTTGAGCATCATAATATTCGCAGCTTTTGCAAATAGCTAGACGTTGTAAGATTAATTCTTTGGAGCTTTTTGGTGAGCCATTTTTAATATGTGTCCAAAGAGCTTTTATAAATCTAAGTATTCTTTTCATTTTCTTTCTTTCCTATTTTTTGAATTGTAGAATCAGCTCCAACTATCTCATACAGATCAACTTTATTGACTATCTCATTATCTTTAATCCAGCGTATTTCTCCGGTATTTAGACACACGCACATCCTTGTGCCACTTTTCTTAAAGTCTGTAGTTAATATATACCGTAAATGATTGGTTTTACAATCACACGAACATATAGAAACCTCAAAACTATCTCCTGGAGATAATTCTTCGAGATAAAATTCACCTATGGCTTTATCGCTCATCTTCTTGCCATCTGCTAAAATACTCAGAATATTTTTCTTCTTCGTATTCTTGCTCTTTCTCCTTTTTATTTAGTTTATCAACTCGATGTTCTCTGTTGATATCTTTGATGAATTTTTTATCTTTGCGCTTTTTCCCATAATTATTCTTGCGGGAAAATGCTTTGCCTTCAAACTCGTCGTTGTGTGACATAATTAGTCTTTTACCTTATTCTCCTCTATCCACTTAATATACGAACTCACCCTGGTGTGACCAGACTCTTTATTATAGCGTCTACGTGTCTTTGTGTCAATCGTTTCCGATACAAAACTATTTACACCAGCTAATTTGCCGTCGATAAATAAACCGCCCCCACTATCACCGCTCTGTATAAAAAATCCAAGCTCTTTTTGTTGGCGTGTCCCAACAGGAAACGGACAAAAAATCATTTCTGGTTTTGATCTATAGATATAGTTTAATCCAGCCCTCTTATTTCCGTCATTATATAGTTTTTCGTCATGAAATCTCCCAGTAAATCCATAGCCAGCAACTTCCACCTTCTTACCTGTTTCGTTGCGATCAGTAAATAGTTCTGGATATTTATCTAATTCAAAGCTTTTCTGAGAATATCCTAGAGCTAAATCTACAGTCGCAAATGTTTTTGAGTTATAGTCTTTATGTATAAACACTTTTTCTAAAAGAAACTTTTTGGTCCCATGAACCACAACACAAATTTCTCTGTCATCAACAACATGAGCAGCCGATAAAACGTGGTGATCGTCAATCATTATACAAGAACCACAATAAACTCCACCCTTGTCATCAGAAGCAATCAATAAACACACAAAAGGAAACTCGTTACCTTTTTCTATGTATTTTTCGTCTTTAGTATTTGGGTCAGTAACGCCCCCATAAGATATGGCTGTTAGAAATATAGCTAACAATAGTTGTTTTAAATATGTCATATTATATATCCTCCAGATGAGAAATTAACATATTCTTATACACCTATTGAATTATGTGGGGAATTATTCTATAGATTTTAGCCATTCCCTATATCTTTTGGGCATATATCCTATTATTTTTCCTTTTTCTTTATCTTTATCAAATATCCTTGATTCTGGTATAGTCTTTATTCTATATTTCTTTTTAATCTCTTCGTCTTTTTCAATATCGATATAACACACGATATATTTATCTGATTCTGGAATACCGCCCAACAAAATGTCTCTTTTAAGTTTATGACAATAGGTACAGTATTCTGCCCCGAATATCACAAGGATCGGCCTGTTGGTTTTTTCGGCCAATTTTTGCGCTTCTGGTAACGACTCAATTATAAATCCTTCTGCTAAACTTGATGAACTAATGACTAGACCCAGAAATATCGCAATTAATATTTTTCGCATGTTTACCTAGAATCCTTCCTTTTTGAGTTCTTTGAACCATCCCGGTTCTTAATAGATACGGCTCAATACTGTTTTCAATAGTGTCGATGGCAATACCTGTCATCGAACTAATTGCTTTCAGCCCTAATGGATTACCAATATTCTGTTGCAGAACTTGGATGTATATTCTATCATACACATCTAGCCCATTTTCGTCTATCCCCTGTGTAGAAAATACTTCATCGACAGACAATTTGTTGTTATCTCCTGATGCTGTATACATTTGAAACCATTGAATACGGGCGTTTAAGATTCGGGGCGTTCCTTTACTACGCTTTGCAATCTCGCTCAGAGCTTCATTATCAAGATTTAATCCAAGACGCTCGGTATTAGCTTTTGCTAATTGTACAAGCTCTGGGGTATTATAAAATCTCAGATGTTCTTTGATTTGAAAACGATCATAAAACGGCTGACTAAGACTTCCTCCACTAGTTGTGGCCCCAATAAGAGTAAAGGCTGGAATAGCAATTTCCTCTGGTTCTTTTTCCAAAACGATATTGATTTTGAAATCTTCCATTACTGGATAAAGAAATTCTTCTACCAAAGTTGGCAAACGATGAATTTCGTCAATAAAAAGAACAGAGCGTTTAGTCATTCTCAATAGGTATGGAAGTATATTTTTGACCTTCCGAAGATTGGCGGCGTTTGTGATATGGAGGTCAACCCCTAGCTCATGGGCAATAGCACCCGCCAACGTCGTTTTACCGAGGCCAGGAGGCCCGTCAATTAAAACATGGGGGTGGACGACCCCTGCGTTTTTACAGCCATCAGTAGTTACCCTAAGACGCTCTACCGTTTCGGTTTGACCAATAATATCACCAAAAGTTGTGGGACGAAAAGCAAGTGTCATTTTAGACTCTCCAAGTTACTCAAGATATATTTCAACAAAGCGCCAACTTCATCTATTGGATTTTTAGCAAACCCCTTATCAATTAAGAGTTTTGCTTCTTTTTCCGTAAAGCCGTAGCCAACCAAAATTTTAGCACACTGGTTTTGCTTGTCAAGCGATAGGATTGGCTTAGACACTTCCTCAATTTCAATTGGTTCTATAGGTTTAGTCGCTGGTGTTGGAGCCTCTTTTGGTTTCTTCTCTTTATAGAGAATCTTGAGCTTGTTGATTTGTTTGGGTTTAAAAATCTCCCCACAATCACAAACAACCATAAAATTCTTAGTCTGACATTCCTTCAAAGAAAGCCAATGAGTATATCCACAAGTTTTTTGTGGACATACATATTTTAGGTGAACATCAAGTTCAATCGGTTTCTGGTAGCTCTTCTTCTTTTTCATTGTCTTGGTCTGCAATATAAAACACCCAATCATCTTTAGTGTCGTCAAAACAAGTTTCAATCAATCCCCTATTAGCAAGACTGTTTAAGATATTACTAACCAATCTTGAATTTAGGTTCTGCAAAAATTCACTGTATATTTCAGATGTCATAAAATATCGCAACTCTTTTGTTTTCTTATTGCGTTCTTGTTTGAGAACCTGTTTAGCAATAAGCAGTGATTCATTGTATGACAACAAATGATCTAGTCTTTTTTGTTCTTCTTCTGTAGGATCTTCTATATCTTCTATGTCGATAGAGTTGGGCCTGCCAAAACTTTGAAAAACCATAGTTCTAGCAAAATTGATAAACTGATCTAGGTTTTCAATAACATATGTTTCCTGCATTATAGTTCCTAATTAAGAATGTCAAATAAATTTTTGTAATATGGCGGCTCCTTGATTAGATATTCGGCATTACTAATTTTGTAGTTTTTATACTGAACACCTAATTTATCGCAAATAAATATGTAATCTTTCCAATATTGTGCTTTTTGTGGACCAAAAATAGAATTAACTATATCTTTGGCTAGTTTTTGAATATCGTAACTGTCTTCTTTGTTAATTTTACTAGCTGGAAAATCACCAAAAGAGAAAAAGAAACAGTCAGCTAAATGATTGCCAAAACCTATACTAAATATATCAGAATAGTTAGTTGGAGGAGTAGAAAATATCCCTGATCCAAATAAACCAAATGGATCATAAGGATTTATGTCTTCGGATTCTTCCTCGTTGTCTTGATAGTCGTCGTACATTTTTATCCAATACAAAATTTGTTAGCTATTTTTTCGGCCAGCTTATAGCCCTGACTACTCAAATATTTGTTACCAGAGTAGTATAGAGTTTTGCTGGTGTGCTTGATAAACTCAACAACCTCTACTAGCAATTGATTCTTTGAATCATCTTCTTCTAGATTTTCATCTATCAATTCAGCTACGTATGTATATATGGGATCATTATTAGTAGTAACTGTTTTACAACCCTTTGCTACATCATTCAATGTATGCGTATGCCATTGAGTGCTGCATTTTTTATAGTTGTGTTTTACAGTAGTAGAAACTCCCTCTAAAGCCTTTTGAAGTTCTTCGATTGTATAACGACCATTACCAACTCCCTTATAGTCTAACAAACTAGTAAAGAATGGAGCTTTACTTTCCCAAGGCTTTCTCCACCAACTAAAAGGAACACGCAAAAGTTGGTTGGGTTTAATAGCTAAAGTATCGCCCCCAAAACGGTTTGCTAGTTTCTTCTGTAGACCATTCCATACAATACGCGAGACACGCCTAGCAGATTCTTTAAGAACCCAATAGACTTGATAGCCGTTGCGAGTCTCTACGATCCATGTAGGGACGAGAGGGAACGCCCCAATTTGTTTAAGAAAACCAGCCTTCGCCGTGTTTACTTGACGAGCAGGAAGATACTTGCCGTCTGCACCACGACCAGCATCTAAATCAACAAAACAAGTTTTATGAGAACGAACTTCGTTGAGAGTTGCATAGCCATTAACATAGAAATACAAATCTCGATCAGTATTTTCTGTTTCCTTAATAGCCTTATCTATAGTCCCACATTTAAGCATAGGACTGGTTTTCTTTTTGGGGTTTTGATTATAGGCAAAAAGAGTTGTTGCTTTTAGACTCTTTAGAAACTTATCAATTTTTACCTTATGATTTTTGGAATGATTTGTTTTATCGAACGGATTCTTAATTGTTGAATTAACTTGCATATTTTTTCCTTTGTTTTCCTAAAAGTCCAAATAAAAATGAGCGAGTTAGTTTTTTACGCTAACCCGCCCATCTTATTTATCAGCGACACCAACTGCATCCATTAGGGCCACACATTCCATCATCCTCATCTTCATAATCTTCGTCGTCAGCATATTCCTCTTCGTCATACTGACTCCAATCATAATCCTCTTCATCGTATTCTTCCTCGTCTACATCATCGTAAGAGTAGTCAGAAGCATAAAGAGGCTTTTTCAATTCGCCTTCATACTCTCCGACCACTTCATACTTACAAGTACGCAGCTTTTCACAATTGCAATCTGTTGGTACAGAAACAACGTCTGCTGGATTAACCTTGCAAATCATCAAATGATCGCCATGATCAACAGAACCAAATCCGGCAGCATAATTCAATGCTCCAACATGGTATCCATTAGAACAACCACGAGAACGATCATCGTCAACCTTTGCTCGTGGCATTTCAGGCTTATCTCCTACCATATTTCTAGTCTTACCAGTATGCTTATCTGTATAATCTGGACGCACACACTTATACGCTAGGAAACATCCATCTTCGGTAATTGGCAGATGTTCATGATCAAGAAAATCATACAATTCCTTTTGACTTGTCATGGAAGGATTTTGCATGAGATTCTCAAGAAACTTAACAAGTCCATCGAAAGGAATTGATTCTTCCATAAACTTGATGATTCTCTTCGCAATAGAAGAGTGAACAACTTCTCCGTCGAAATATACCTGACCATCCTTAACTTCGACACGACCTCCGCTAACGGCTGGTAGAGCTTTCTTGACATCAACAATCTCTAGCAACTGTTCAACAGTAGCAGTTGGAAGATTTTCCAAAATCATCTTACGATTAGGATGATCTTGTAGCACAGTAAAAGTCTTGTTACCAAGAACAAGGGTTAAAACACCATCAGTATAAATAAACGGAACGCTCATCTTTTCTTTCTCCTAAATTAAGAATTAATCAAACCACCAATAGCTACTTTAAACGCCTCATCTTTTTTAACCGCAGAAAACCACTTATTGCGATAATCTCGATTATTATCAATCTCTGTGAGACTGCCAGGATTGCTTGTTCTCATAGTATACTTGAAAGCTGGTGACTTGTCAAGCTCACTCTTTAGCTCTTGTCGTAGTGTTTTAATGTCTAGAGGAGCAAAGCTAGTAGAACTGCTTGCAAAATCAATCTTAGTAGCTTCGTCTGTAATAGTTCTTTGTTGCATATCCATTAGTCTCTTCATTTTCTGAATACCGCTATAAATAGATCGACTACTAATTTGATCTAGGCCATATACCTTTAGAATACTATCAATATGAGCATAGTATTCGTCTAGCTTTAGTTCACAAGCACCAATCCTGATTTTATCTGTTTGGTTAGTAAAGAAGTCGCCCATAATCAAGTAATCAATATGGTCTACAATTTTCTTGTTCTTAACATACTTCTTATAATCAAACCCAAAAACACTAATCATATGGTACAGAATTTGACCGACAGAGGAATGATTGGCTCCATAACCCCACTGACTATCATCAATATTATCCATTGACACACGGATTTTATCAGCAATAGACATATAATCCAAGTACTTGTCTAGCTTTTTGGCTGACTTTTTGATTTCACGGATCATCCATGTATTAAAGTCGATCAACTCATAATCTTCTTTCAGTTTTTCCACAGACTTTTCTTTGATAGCATAGATATTTCCAGAAACACCCAAAATGTCTTTCATTTCAAGATAATAATTATGGATTGTATTGAGTCCCACAAATCCTTCACAAGAAATATATCTGGTGATAGGAATGTATACAATCTCTTCCATATCTTCAAGAGACTCCAAATGATCTTCATTAAGAGTTTTTAGATAAGGAGCGTGACCATAGTTAGTATCCAGAGCAACTGTGTTAGAATCATCGCCACACAAGAAGAATAGATCATCACTACTTACAGAACCCGTCTTAGCTCTTGCCTTGCGGGTTTGAGCGATAAGGTATTTGTAGTCTGAAACCTTCTTGAAGTTTTCAAGACCAACATCATTGATAAGATCATCAACACCCACAAGACTTTCGGTATGATCCTTGGTATCTACAATAAGATAACAATAACAGTTATTCTGCTTGTAATACGCACTAAGAATCTTTTTAGCTTGATTGAGACTCTTTATATCGCAATAGAAAAACTCAACATTAGACTCTGTATAACCTCCACCCCAACTACTAGTTCCTAGAGTTCCAGAGTAGATTTGCGTGGTAAGAGCAATCTTAGTACGAGAACGTCTGGCAGCATAATAGTAGCCGAAAACATACAAAGCTTTATCGGCACTGAGATTATATGATAGGTCTGCTCTATCACTAAGATTATAGGTCTTTTGTGTTGTTGGACAAGTCCAAGACGCACCAACTCCCCAATCATTAATACTGCGGAGCTTATTAAAGGTCTGGATTGCTTCTACACGAGTTTTGCAGGTAGAAATCTTGTCGGAAAATTCCTTTTTGAGAGAATCGTAGATTTCTTGTGTCTTAGCTCTAAGAGTCTTGATAACAGCTTTAGTGTACTGCAATCCCTCGCGGCTTATATCCATGTCGAGTTCACCAATTCCAAACTCGATTTCTAGATAAAGATTCTTGCTATTAATGTTAGACAAAAAGGACTTGTAATTAGTGGCGTTTTCTTTTGCTTTTTGATTCCATTGAGCAATGTGGGCTTGTTCCTCTTTTTCTACATCACCAATAAGATGTGTAGTATCTACTGGATAAGCAATATTTCCCATAATAGCGATAACATTAGAGCCAACATTATGATACGCATTAGGAAATAGATTGTTGGAATTAGTATTACAAACATTCCAATTATCTCCAGAAAGAAGAATATTACGATTGGAATAATCCTTCTTGAAGTCAATACCATATCCACCAAAAATGGTAGGCTTTTGCTTTAGGTAGTGAAATACTCTGACTGCTTTTTGAGAGAACTCAGAATAATCGTATCGCTTAACGGCAAAACTGATTTCCAAACCATTTGGTTCAGTTGTATCGCAAGAGTGCATCAAATTAAGTGTTGGGATTCCATCATCACCAATACTGGCGATATATGTATATTGCTTACCATTAAAAAAGCTTGTTGAAGTAAAGCTCTTAGTATAAGCAAAAGGACTCTTACTTCCTAGACCAAGACATCCAACAAAATCATTGCTGGTATTTTTGGTTGAAGCTCCATAAGTTGTATAAAGCTTCTCCATATCGGTCTGACTAAGACCTGTGCCAAAATCCCGAACCTTAAAATTAGGGTCGGTATCACTTGGAAGATAAACATGAAAAGGATTGGTATTTTTTGCAGCAATATGTGCGTCGTTTGCATTGGTGCAAAGTTCACGAATTACGGCCCCAATTTTATCTGAATATAAAGAATTGCTCAAGACGTTAAACATCTTGGCGGATTGCTGAATAGTGAACTGATTTTCGCTCTTAACACCACGGGAATGAACTTCAACTGTCTTATCTGCCAATTTCATCTTATCTGCTCCAAGTTAGGTTTACTGCTCCAATCGTTACTGATACGTCAATTGTATCACACTACTAAGGTCTGTCAAGCGTCAGTCATCATCACTATCTTTTTCCCAAAAGTCTTTTTCCTCGGGAACCCATGTCGAATCATTATCGTAACCTTCTTCGTCGTCATAATCGCCATAATCTTCTATTTCGTCATCGTCTTCATCATAATCTTCTTCGTCGTCTTCGCTGACCATAATAGAAAAAGTGTTAAGAATCTCTAGAACAATATTTAGTTTCTCATTCATTTCTGATAAACTTTTTGCCATCATAGAAAAAGCTTCGCTAGATTTTGCTTGAAAAAGCTCGATTTTGGCAATTTTTTCGGTAATAGATTCTTCATTTGGATTAGATTCTGACATTAAAAACTCCTATTTAATAATATCTTTATTAGACCAATAAAATATACACCAACAAAAATAAGAATAAGCCGGGACTAAAGCTAACCATAGTCCCGACTTAATCTCAATTCTTGTTAAATTACTCACGAACCAGCGTGAGCGGCCTGTAAACGACGAACAATGTCGGCCATAGCCTCAACATTATCCACAGTCTTAACAGGCTTACGACGCTCCATAGCAGGCAATTCAATACCCTTTGCCTCAAGAGCCTTCTTTACTCGGGCATAACGAGCCATTGTGGACGGAATCTTCTGTCCCGTCTTTTCAGCAATTTCGGCATAATTCTTACTGCTATAAACAGCCTCAAGAAAAACCTCGTCACTGCAATGAACACGCTTCTGAACACCGCTTTCCACAACTACATCAGCCATAATAGAACCTCCAATTAAAAGTTACAAACCAACCAAATTTGTGTGTCTTTGCCACGCTGGCATCGCTCACACGCTACTACCTTATTGTATCACGCCTTGATTCTTTGTCAAGCACCCCTTCTTCGATTTTCTCAATCCTTCAATCCAAGGATTTCGCCCACATTGAGATTTTCAAAAGTGTCTGTATGAAACCGCCCCAATATTTCTTTTTGATTTTGCTTTATTTCAACGGGAATCTCATCCAACACTTGTATCATATGATTAAGTTTAGTAATAGCATCTTTTACTGGTGTCTTTAATTGCTTCGACAAATTAGCAAAAGTTAAAGATTCCGCCTCAATTTTACTAATGATTTCATTAACAAAACTAATAATTGCAGGATCTTCGTTGTATTTGTGAACCAGTCTTTTAGCTATCCATTTAAGCTTATCAATATCTTTACTGTTGACCATTATTATCATCTTCACAGATTGTATTGAAAAAGTCTCTAATTTCTTTAATTTTTTCCATACGGATACTTGTCATACCCTCATAAACCTTATATCCAAATAGAATCCTTACTGCCAATTTAATTTTTTCCCATAATGTATTTGGGTTTGTAGGATAGTATGAAAATAGACCAATAGAAAGATCGCAATCGTTTTCATTGCCATATTCGCCCCAATAATAATAATCGAACGTAACTACTTCTGAATGACAATCACAGCGAACGATTAATTCTTGATCTGATTTTTTCATCATACACTCCTAGTTACTAGTCGTCTATTATAAAACTAGCAACAAAATACACGAGGATGCCTGGAACAACGCCAGTCATTATAATACCAACAAGAGTTGCTAGTCTAAGTAATGTAACATCAACATTGTATTTGTTAGCTAAAAAACTACAAACACCCATAAATTTTGGTTTAGCGTTCATCTATCCTCCTTTAAACAATTATTAATATCAACTCTTGCAAAATTAGGTGTTCCTAATCCTGTTAATCCATTATAAAGGAATTCTACCTTTTTGCCAATCCACTTCTTTTTATCGGCCAGAAATTGGACAGCCTGTTCATACGAACCTTTGAATGTTGCGTCAAACTTCAAGCCGTTCCAATCAAGACTGATTCTTTTTCCCGTTCCACTCCAATTTCCTTCGCCTTCTGTGATATCGGTAATAATAGCATCGTCAGAATCTTCGGGCTTAATTTTCAAGAGATTCTTACTTCGCTTGTTTTCATATCCCATATCTTTTAGTCGTAGCATAGCTCCTTCATGTCCCATATCAATTAACTGTAGATAATAATCATTTAGATCATTTTCTGAATTAATATCAAATGAAGGAACTTCAATTATATAGTCTAACGGAACTACGTAAGTATCAATAAACCTCTTACGTTCTGTATAACAGCAAGTTTTATCTATTCCGAATCCATATCCATCATAAACATAATAGCGAACCATTTTTTCACCTTGTTCTAAATGGTCATCAGTAATATGTACTGTTCTTCTAATTAGTTTCATTAACTCATTTAGTTGTTGCTTCAAATCTTCATTAAATAGCTCTCCGTCCAAAACTGCATCTGGATATTTTTCAAAGAATGGAGCTAGAGATTTCTCGATATGAGGACAAGTCAAATACTTTTCTCCCTTACGAGTCCATAATCCATCCTTAGTTGCAACACATCTTCCACCATTGTACTTTGTTTGTAGTAAATATTCTCCCTTAGTTAAATCAATTTTGTGTTTGTAATCCTTATATTGTTTGGCAAGCATAGGCTCAACATAAGCCATGTTGTCGATTTCATTTTTGTTCTCAAAATAGCCTGTTTTTTGCTGCTTTTTGTACTTATTTTCCACTTCTTTTTGAGCTTGTTCGCTACCAGTAGTTTCGTTCTTTTTGCCTACATTTTTTGGTTGGGCAATTGTCCACTCAGAAGTAACTAGCTCACCCGCTTCAAGTCCACTAACAGTTCGATATTTATCTCCCTGTTGTTCCATTCGCCAAATACGAACGCGGCCCATAGAATCTCGTGAATATAGTGTTGGGTATGATTTCATTTTTTCCTCAATAATTAGAAGTGTTATATTCGTCCAAATTAAATATCTGACTCATTGTATCATGCAGCTTATTGATATTTAAACCCAATAAAGCTTTTGTGCCGAGTAAAATATTAACTGTTTCATCTTCAGTTAAATTATCTTCTAGTACATTTTCGGCCAAAATATGAAGATTCTCATAAATAGCCCACAAGCTATTAATATCTGTTTCTAAATCAAACCGATCTTTCATTGTTGTTCTCCAAGATGTTAGTGTCGATAGCTCGATTATATCCTACTGTTGGGGTTTGTCAAGCTGATTTCTGTTTCTAACCTTTATAAGATAATTCAGGGCATTAATGAGAGAAGGAATATCATCACCCAATTTGCCAAGTCCTTCGTTACACCGACTGCAAACGTGACCACGAAAAGTATCGTCTGTATGATCGTGATCTATTACCCATTTCCAAGGAACCTTACCACAAATTTCACACACTTCGGGTCTAGGTGGTGCTTCCTTCTTTAATTTCTTTCTGACTTTTGCGTGATGCTTGATGCACTCTCTACATCTTGTATCAAGACGATCTTTATAAAGACGATGTTTCGGAAACTCAGAAAGTTTCTTAGTTTCTTTACAGTATTGACAAGGTTTTTCTTTTTTGTTTTTCATTTTTTGTATTGGTGGAGATGTTGGCATACGATAGCCAAGTCCTAAAAATATTTCAGATAGCTTTTCTACAAGTTTATTTTGTTCTTTTTAAGAGAAATTATAGAACAAACAACATTCTTTTCTCTTTGCTTGTTTATCTTAGTTTGTTGATACAAGCTTCAACAAAAGCAAAAGGATTTTACATCAACTTTTTGGACGCCTCCTTTTAGCTTCCTAAAGTTGTCGTAGCCGTTATTAGGCTGCGAGAGCTAATTGATTTACGTCAATTAAACGTTTTTATCGACTTGTTAAAGTGGCCTGTCGATAAACCACTACTTGCTTTACTAACCTCTTTATTCTAGTCGAAACCTTTCATCCCCGTATGTTCTTATTATACACCATCAGTTTGGTTTGTCAAGAAAGAGCTAATTCTATGAGTTTTTGCGCTCTTTTGCTGGGTTTCTTATATCCGTTCTGAAATCCCTTACAAATACCATTTTTATACATTTCTTTGATATCAATATCTTTTTTGATCTGATCTATTGTTGGATCTAAAATTTTCCCTTCTTTGTTTACTAACCACCAATGAGTTTCAATAACTGGATCGTTAGGTCTATTGACATAAAAATCTATTGGAAAAGATATACATACTGGTTTATATCCAGAATTTTTCCCTCCCAACATATGAAATAAGGCTTCTGTAGCAATATAGCAAAAACCAACCGAATGAACATTTTTGTTTTTATTTTGCTCTCTCCAATATGGAGTCAATAACTTTTTTGCTTCCGGTGTCTTGAATGTTTTTCTAATTAATTTAATGGTCTTTTGTTCTTTTTTATTCATTTCTGAAATCCCAAATTTTTAAGCCATATTTTTTTGCTGTCTCATACATATTCTTGGTTCCTTTTCCTCCAGGAAACAAAATAACAGCATCAGCATAGTCAGCCATTTCTGCATTACGAATTGGACCAGCGGCCTTTTTGTGCTTTATCCATTCTGCTGGAAACATTTTTATGGGAATTTGATTTTCTCTCGCCCATCTTTCTCCACAAGCATCAGCACCCTTAGCTCCACCAGAAACAACTTCGGTAATTTGATCCCTAAGTTGATCTAGTTTAAGTTCATCTGCGTCAGTAAAATAGTAGTCACGACCACCCGCAATAATTACTCGCATGGCATACTCAAACATTCTAATTTTAATTGCAATTCATGAAGTTCTCTAGCTACTAATTTCCATCTTGGTGTTACTAGACATATATCTGGAATATAACCATTATAATCCGGCTCTACTCCATGCTTAATAATTTCTTCTGGATCTAATCCTTTTTTATTACAATATTCTCGTGCTGCTTTTTCTAGTTGTTGATCTGACATAATTTACTCCATTTGTTTATATGGTTCCCAACCTTGTAATTTATGATATTGTATATTTGCTTCCACCCAATTATCAGCCCAAATCTCCCATAATAACTCATACTCTCCATCTTGTACTGCGGCAGTATATTTGGGATGAAGATCTTTCCCTTTAATAAGTAAGAAGCCACCATCTTCTTTTTTGTCTTCCCAAGCGGTATAAAGAGTTTTATTGTTATCTGTCATTTTTTATATCTTTTTTAATTTCGTTTAAAGCTTGATTTAGACTAATTAATATTTCATTGCTAGTATCTACTAGATTGTTTGCTCGTTTTGTTGCTTCTTCAGAAATTTCTTTTAGTTCTAATACGGAGTAACATAATTCTATAACTAATTTCGTTGTGTCATTATTAGTAAAATCTAGCGTCAGTATTTCTTGGATACTTTGCTTTGATATGCTTTCGTTTTCTATTAAGGTTATAAGTTTCTTTTTTACTTCTCCATTAATCAGCTGTTTATATGGAGATTTAGTAAGCATCTTTAATATTTGGTTTATAGAAGGAATATATTTTTGATTAGTGGTCATTTTTAGTCCTTATGGTCTGGGACACAAAGTTTTATGCTCTTCTTTGGAAAAACAGTGAAATTTGTTTCAAAGGTTAGATTCATTTTATCCACCAAAAACCACACACCAATATAGTCGCCCATTTCTATTAGGGCTGAAAGAATATCCCATATATTTGTATGAGGCACTTAGAATATTCTTCTTATGTCCCCAACTATTCATCCATACTTTCATAACTTCGTTTGTATTTTTTTGACCCCACGCAATATTTTCGCCCGCCCTATCAAAACCCAAGTCCATAATATCTCTCATTGAACTATGTTTTAGTTGGTCATTTTCTGCCATCCAATCACAATGCTCAAACGCATATTTCATTAATTTGTCATTCAGAACCAAAAGATTGAGTGGTTTTGGTTTGCGCCAAATACTCCAAGGTTTATATTCAGAACGATATTGATTATGTAGAGTTAATAGACTCTCACTCATTATTTTCTCCGTTTCTAAAATCTTTTATTTTTTCGTCCGCGACCAACTTCTTTTTCTTATACTTATGTTGTCGCCCACTTTTACAATAAGGGCAATCTCCACCAGGGCGACATGAGGGATCAAAAGCCTTACTCTTATAATAAGGCTTCCTGTGTTCTTTGCCGTGATTTATTCCTTTGTCAAGGCTCATACGATTTCGCCCCGGAGTTTTTTGTTTCGATATATTTTCTGTATTCGCTCATTATAATACCGCTTACAGTACCAACATTTAGAGAACGAACACTTCCCCAATCCTTAATAGTATAAATCTTATCACAAGCTCCCAAAACATAATCGGAAAGCCCATGATTTTCTGACCCAAATACGAACAGGGGACTAATTAGATTTTTAAAATCCGCCCCATAAAGATCCTCTGTCTTATGAGAATACTTAGGGATATTGTTTTCGATAGCCACAATAGTACGATGTTGTTGACTATTAATCAAGACTTCTTCTGTTTCGTAGTAATAAAGGGGCGTATAATTATATGTACCTACAGCACCCCTCTTATCCCACTTCTTTTTTCCAGCATAATGAACAGAACTAAAACCAAAGAAATTGGCATTACGAACCAATGTGGAAAGATTAAAATCCCCCTCAACATTAATCATACATACAGACGCATCAATAGTATTATTGCGACAATATTGTGCGATTTCTTCTACAGAAAGATTCTTTAGTGTGTCTTTTACGTTGAATGAATTAAATGAGTCTGGTGACATGATTATGTATTGAGGTTTTCTAATATTTTTAGTTGCGATTTAATATTTTCTATTTCTTCTTCTGTCTTTTTTATTTCTCTATATATTAGTTTATGTTCCTCGATTGTCTTGATAAAATCTGTATGAGAATAATCTCGTAACTCGATCAATTTATTTTCTAGATGTACGAGTTCATCCTTTTTCTTTTGAATTATTTGTTGCGGACTCATTATTGGGCCTCCAAAAGACCATTTCGTTTTTCTCATCATCCCACGCACACTCAAGCTCACCTTTTGCTGCCAAGCTTATTTGTGCTGAATTATGAATCCAAAGCACAGCTTCTTCAAATAGTTTTTGGTTTGTGTTCTCGTCAATTACTGGATTATCGTTCACAAAATTAAGGGCATTACTATGGACTAGCTTTTTGACTTGATCAAGAGTTATATACTTATCAAGATCATCCATATAGTAATCTTCTGTAATAGCTTTTGCTGCTTCTGTTCTAATGCGATTGCAATAACCAACAATGTCTGTAATTATGAATGATTTGTTTGACATTATACAACTTCCTTAGTAACGGTTTCAACTGGCTCACGACGCTTGAGTTTGAGAATCTTGTGCGGAACCTTAGTTACACCAGTCTCCTTATTATAGTATTCTGGCCCCATATAGATATGGGCGATTCCGCCACTCTTATCAATGCCCCACGCTAAAATTCCTTTATCGTCAATCGATTCAACAGAAAACTTGCCACGATAACCCATAGGAATGAGTTCACCTTCTTTTAGATAATACGGGCCTTGGGCTACCTTGATTTTATCGCCTTTCTGTAAAGATCGCCAATCAAAGTTCTTGATACCTTTATGAGTACGCTTTTCTTGGGCGGATACGGTTGTATCTTTCTTACTAATAAAGACATGGTTACAGTTTGAACACACATAAGTTCTCGGCCCTGTTTCACCCAAACAATCCGGGCAGACCTTTTTGCCTCTCGCCATGAAAATTCTCCAAAGTGTTATCGTTCTTATGCTGCTAGTATACCAGAAGAAGCTGGTGTGTCAACAGACTTAGGTAAACCGTCTACGATAGTCAAGTTTCCTGCTGAATAATGACAAAAATAACTTTGGGCAATTTTTCTCTTCATCAAACCTTCTTGCTCAATTTCAATATAGACATTAATACGATAACGATTATCCCATAGATTAATAACCTTAGTCATATAGTGATGCTTAGGTTTTTTAACTTGCTTGTATAGAAGAGATTCAATTTCTAGACTCATGTTATACTCCGTTTCTATTCAAAAATTGTATCAGAATTGATAGTTAGAACAGTTTTGTCTCCAAGCCGAAATATATCTACACCTTTTTCTTCGCCCGTGTTGGCGTCGTGTAAGACTATTTCTTCTTGCCAATTAAATTCGCCCATTTTCTCCATATCATGAGCTTGATCGTACAGATAATTATAGAGGTCTAACCAGTTCAAAATATTCTCCTTTATTTAGTCTATTCTAATCATACTGCCTTTTAACCAACCGGACGTAACTGCTCCAGTAATAATTTGTCCAGATGGTGATTTTGCTCGGAAACCTGTAGAAAACGTATCTTCTTTTCCTGCCATAAATGGTCGCCAACCCGTAATTTCTATTTCGCTATATCCTTGCGATTCTAGAACCCGTGTTGCATCATCTGGTCTAATTAGTCCTTGTGGTAGTGCTATAGAAAAAAGTGTTACAAGTAAGATCACTCCAACTGATACAGCAATAATTTTTAGAACACCAGACATCATAGCTTTATTTTCATAATAAGCTCTGTTCAAAATACTTTCTCCTTATTCATATGACACTCTAAGCAATGTTGACAATGTTTACATATTGTGATTTCGACATTATTATATTCCTCAAAATTACTACATATTTCAGGAATATTATCTGGATCAAACCAATCATCAATATCACAAATACATCCAGTAGGAATATATGACTCATCCATTAGAATAAGTTCAGATTTTGAAACTCTTTCCATACAATGAGGACAAACATGATATTGCTTTGGTGTCATTTTTGTATTGTACCAGCGATCTTGGTTTTGTCAAGTCGAGCAGGGTCGTTTGGCTGAAACTCCACATCTATTTCTGGTTGAGGTAATGTTGGAGCTATTGTCACATCTTCCTCATTAACATCAGCAACAGAGAATAATCTAATACGTTTTGGTTCTGGTTTGTTTAGTTTTTCATCCATCATTAATCTCCTCTATACTATAAACCTTAACGATATTATATATAAGCCCGCAAGTTCCCTCAAAAGCTAATTGTGCCTCTTTTTCTGTATTTGCATTAATTACGTCATTATAAAGAATTGTTTGTTTATATGGATCGGCCTTCTTATAAACTTGTGCTGTTACATTAAACTGTTTCGACTGCATTATATTTTTCTCCATAATCTTTTAGGAATTGAGATATAGCCACGTTTTTTTGCTTGAACTCATAGTCTATGGTTGCTGGTAACAAAAATAGCTCTTCGTGAAGCTCATAAACATAATCTGAATGAGCTTTGTCTGTAGGAGATGCTTTGCCATTACTAAAGTGCATAACTGGCGTAATATCTCGCCATGTTTCATAACACATTACCATAGCAGTCTCAGGATCAATACCAACATTATTTAGTCGATGATGGTGAGAATCGTATGTTATGGGAATTTGTGTAGCAGGATGGAAAATCTCTACTAATTCTTGTACATTCCAACAATTAGGTTTGTCGTCAATTTCGATAGTAATGCGCGATTTACAATTATCGTGCAATTGGTCAAAAGATTTGAGAAATCGCCCAATAATTTCTTCGTGGGAGCCTTGCTTGTTATTGATATGAAAGTTAATGGGCGAATTATGATTAGTTGGAAGTCCGATGCGGTCGAAAAACCAACTATAGAAATTTAGTTCTTGAATAGAGTTCTTGACGGCATTTTCATTAGTAGATGCTAATACCACATAAGGACTCGGGTGGTTTGAAATTCTAACACTAGATTGCTCGATTGTTGATTTGATATTAGTAAATTCATTATCAATATCGTTATAATTAGGCAAATCTTCTAGCTTAACATTAGCTTCGTCCATTGTGATAAGGGGAAACAGAGAAGAAGAACAACGATAATCCCAACCTAATTGATCGCACGTTTGAATAATTTTGGTAGTTACTTTGAGATTATTAAGAATTCGCCCACCTAATATTGCTAGGGCATCTTGTCTAGGTAAAGCTGAAAATCTAGAAAATGTCATTGTCTGGAACTCGTATCCAGATTTCTTTTTATCTGCCAAATAAATACAGCATAGAGAAGGTTTGTTCATAACCCTATTATACCCTAGTCCGTGGATTTGTCAAGCTTCGGTTGCGTCTTGATATTCTGTGAGTAAGGCTTGTCTCATTTGTGGATTAATATTTATTGGATCAAAATAATAATTAACATCTTCAACAAATCTATCTGGCATCACTTCCATGATTTTGGGTGTATAGATTGTATTTTTAGATTTTAGTCTTAGTTCTTTGGCGATATGGTACGACCACAAATAAGCATTTACCGCCCTAATATATTTTGGGCGATCAAAATCTTCGATTCCAAGTTGTTCAGCTAAATTAAGAACCCTTGATTCGCAATCATGTTCAAATCGGATTATTGTTTCGAGACTTTTTTGGAGTTGTTCTTCGCTGTATTCTTTATCTAAGTGCATGATCCAAGTAAATAAAAGATCATAGTCTGGTGTTTGTTCTTCCCACCCCTCTTTATTCTCTCGCCATTGTAGGTAATGACAATATTCATGAATAAAAATTTCGAAGCTTAATTTGTGTTTCATAGCGACAACAAGCTCCATTTTATCTCCAGCTTCAAACCATCCTCCATATCCTCCTGCCAGTTGTTCTTTGTTGTGAAGAAAAACAGAGATATTGTCTCCAAGAAGTTCTTGGATAGCTTTTGCTAAGAATTCAGATTTGGTCATTTTCGCTTGTTCCTTGTGCTAACCCACATAAATACGCTAGTTTCATCAATTCTTTTGGAGAAGTATTAGCTAGATCTATCTTGTTTTGAATAAATGGTTTATTGAACCACTTTTCGAATTTCCACTCTCTTACTTTATCGTGCGTTATACAATATTTGTAGTTTAGTAGAAATACTCCAGAATGATATTCATTCGTTATTGTCACATGAAAATTAATATCATTATCAGTATTGATAATTTTACTAACATAACCTAAATGTACATAATTTCTCTCTGGAGTATGATGATCTAGAGGCATCATATCCCACTCTTCTCCAACATATAAAGAATCTCCCGGTTGTACTTTTTGTGCTTCTTCTAGTGTCATTAGATAATCCACTCCTGTTCTAGTCCGCCCAAAGCTTCACTCACTATCGGTAATTGTTCGCAGAATATCTTCTTACATCCTTTTGCTATCTCTTGATGTTCTTTTTGAGTGCCGTTCTTTTCTCTTAAAGCTATATAGGTAATCCATGAACGAATTGTTCCATTGGCATATAGTCGCGTTGGAGTACAAAGAGGTAATACATTTCTAGCACACTCTTTAGCAACTCCGTCTTGTAACATACCTTCATAAATAGCTTGAGATTTAGCTATATTTTCTCTTAGCTTCATATTCCACTTAAAAACAATTTCTTGATCTAAGTCATTAGTGCTGTTTTGTCTATTTTTTGTGTCTTGTTTACGAAGCTCAAATAGTGGAATTTCTTCTGCTAACAATTTTGTATTCGAATATCTTTGAGAAAATTCCTGAAATGAAAAACTTCTATGTCTCAATATTTGTGCAGCAATAGCTCTAGTGGTATTCAGCTCTAGTATTAGGTTAGCCATTTCAAATATAGACCAGTGTTTCTTCTTTATGCAATATCTAATAAGTTTTGCTATATCGTCTGAATCTTGATTTTCTGGATTTGATACTCTCGCACAATAAGCTATTAAACTCTCTGCTTCTGGAGTTATTGCTACTAATTTTACTTTATCTGACATATTATTTTTCTCCATATTGTTTATTTGTGTAAGATATATCAAATTCATCAATACTACACATTTCTTCGTCCCAATTTCCATTACGCAAACCTAATCCTAGAAATGATTCTCCATCTCCATACAACATTGATCCACTTTTCCATGTTTTATCAAAATACTCTTGAGTTATCCTTATTGGTTTGTCTCTATTTATGTATGCTGTGGCATCAAATACTTCGGTTCCTTTGTCAAACCATTCTCCTTTAGATATAAATACCATATATTTTTTGGATGGTTTCCAAAACTTTGTGATTTGATTCCAAATTGGTCTAAATATATATGCACCAATAACGCTTGCCGCCCCACTAATCAAACCGTTAGTTACTGGAACTAAAATTGGGGCGCAAGTATATTGGATTTCTTTTTCTTCTGATTTATCGGTCATCTTTTTCCCATCCATCACAATGCCCCCATTTGTCAATTAGTAATCTTTCTGGTAAGCCTTCTGGTGGTGGTTCTCTACCGCACCACATTTCGTCATGAAATGAATCATACTGACGGTATTTACAGTACATACATGGTTGTTCTGCATTTGGTTCAGAATACCATAAAAAATTATTTTCAGTCATTATTAATATATTCCGTTGTCATAATCTATTTCGCCCTTATCTATTCGTTCTTTATATTCTTTTTGGTATTGAACCCACTTATAGTCTGTCATATGATTATACATTTGTAAATAAGCCTCACGAAGATTAGTGTGGCTATCAGTAACAAGAGGATCAGTCCCAGGCTTTGTCCATCTATAAATACTTGGCTCAGTATCTTTTCCTTTAATCTTTTCAAAAGAGTACCCAAATTTTTGACACCAGTTTTTAACTTCTTTTTGTGTAAGTGGCATAATTATTTGTTTAGTTTATCTTTCTTATATACTTTTAATATATCAACTACATACGACCTAAATTGAATCCAACCCTCTCCAGTATAAGGATAATATGATTCTATTCCACTAAGATAACTAATCGCAACATCTATATTTTTATGAACTATTCGCCCAAAAACAAAATTAATTAACGAATTTACTGGTGGATTTCCCCCAAAATCTTTAACGGTATCTATACCAAGATAAGATTCTGCTAAACATCGCCCACAGCTATTATAGTGATACTCACAATCTCCGCAATGAGGATTTTGTAGGTCTTCGATTAGATCTTTTATCTCTTCTTCGTTATATTCTATCTTATCAAATTTTTTCCATAAATTATCGATATTGTCTATTAGATATTTATTGGGCGATTTACGAATGCGCGAATAGTTTTCTTCTATCCATTCATTTTCGTGTTGAGTTGTTCTAGTGGTGGCTTGATCGACATTATATTGGATATCAAAAAGATTGTTACATAATTTGTCTAATTTCACCCTATAAAACAATAGCTTCTTTTCTGTGTCGTTTAGAAAAACTTTTGTTTCAAGAGGATTTTGGGCGTATTGTATAATCATACTGTTTTAGACACTCATTTCGCCCGTTCTTGTTTCCATCACAGCTTTAATTTCATCGAAACTCCACGGCTCACCAAAGATTTTACCATAGTTTACACAATTGTCAACTCCAACATCTAGAGTTTTTCTTTTAAGGATTCTATCTTCCCTATCTAGATTTCCATGAACATGACCAAAAAGATGCCAACTTCCATGAAAACTCTTTGCCCAGCTACGCATTGGGTAGTGCATCATAAATATCCATTGTCCTCGATGATTAATCTCTATATACTTATCAACTAGTTTTACTTTGCCGTAAGTCTTTTGTAGTTCATAAAGATCTTTTGCTCGGTCATGGTTCCCAATTGAAATATAGATATTATTACAGTTAAGAGTCTTAAGGTAATCTCTAACTGGACTTCCTCTATAGCTCACATCGCCCAAAAGGTAGAGATGATCATTTTGTTTGACTACTTTATTTATTTGATCAGTCATGAATTGATTCATATCGTGTATATTGTCAAATCCACGATTACAATGTCTATTGATATTTCCGTGGCCCCAATGCTGATCCGAACTTATATATATATCGCCCATTATCTTGCCCTCGGAGGCATATCTCCTGTTCTTTGAATTTTATCAAGACGATCTTCTACTATATCAAGCCTATCTCTCATTTTTAGAAGTTGTTCAGTATCCTTACAGCTTTCTTTGGTAAAATAAAGCACATGCTCTACAAAACAATTAGTTTCATATTTATTGAGTTCTGCACGAACAATAGCTACTATAGAAAGCAATATAGCGCCAACAGAAACAATCCATACGGAATAAGACTTCATAATATATTTCTCCTTTATTTATCTGTTCTAATATTTTTTACGCTATCTACTAATTCATCATTGATATAAACATCTATATAACAATCGCAGTTTGTGCCTTCTTCATACGTTTCTACATCAATTCCGCTCTGTAGTCTAGCATTATATTTATTTAAGAGCGACTTTAATTCTTGATAAAACGGTCCTGTTTTTTCATCAATCCACATAATATACCTCGATTAAAAATATTGATGGACGTTTTGCGTGAGCTTTTCAGGCTCCACCAGAAGTGCCTGCTAGTTGTTGTAGCGTTACACACCCAAGTATACCCCTGATTAACAACCGTATACTTGCTCTATCTCTGTCGCAATTAGTCTCCCGAAGGTCAGAATACGTCTGATCATGGCGGAATCTGCCGCCCCATCCCGTCCATCAATACATACTTATTATAGCACAGGGATGGGGTTTGTCAAGTGAGCAGATTGACACAATTTTAGTATCTCCATCCAGTTGTTTCACCAAAAGCATTATAAGAATTATCTCTATAAAGAGCTATTGACACTTTACCTTTTTCTCTCGCCTTATTCATTTCTCGCTCTACTATTTTTCTGTATTTTGGTTGAAGTCTATATTGATCTGAAATATTATCGAAATAACACTCAACAAATTGGGCTAAAACTTCCGGTGGCCCCTGAATCCTCACCATAAATCCTTCTTCATCTAATTCAATATGAAGTTGATCTAATTTATCAAATTCACCTACAACCCAATCGTCCGCAGCGAGTAGTATACCACAACTCAAAATAAGTGTCAATAAGGCGCGCATTTATCTTTTTGTTTTGTAGTTTTTAAGTTTCTTTCCATTCAATTTCGTGCTATCTAATTTTGATTCTAATTGATCTAATTCTTTAAGGGCTTCACCCAATTGTTTGTGAAGTTTTCTAATTTCTTTTACTCTGAGTTTGTGAGTGGCATCTTCTTGCCAAATATTGTAAATGTTGGACTTTACTTCTAGTTCGCCAGAACCATCCTCAAAAATATTCCCCTTAATCTGCTTACCCTCAAAATCAACCCTATAAGCAATCTTATCAGAAGGTGGCTCTGATATATAGACCTTAATCATTTATTTCTCCTTATCATATATTTCCTGTAACTTCTTTCCAAATTCTCCAAGAACAATAAGTTCTCCCAGCGTATCTGTAATATAATCATGAACCTCGTCATAAATTATATCTATAAATTCTTGTCTAAGTTTAGGTTGTGCGTTGAATAGGTCTAATACTTTTTTCTTATCTTGTCTCCATAGAAGATGTTCTACTAATTCAGATATAAGGAAATGAAACTTGAACTCAAATCCGTCTGTTTTTTTATTCATTTTTATCCTTCTTAAACCCATCATTTATCATTAGTGGTCCCGTATGAAACACAGACAGCTTTTCATTATATAGAGGTAAATGAACTCCTACAACCCTATTTGTCTCTTGACATCTAAGTAAACAAATATCTGCCCCTTCACCCTTAATCCACTCTCCATAATGAGAAACAGTTGGATCAACTATTAATTCTACGGAATGACCATCCATATCGACATAAATAGACATTGATGGCTCATAGTTCTTAGCTTCTTCAATCAGTTTTGACATCATATAATTAAATCTGTCTACGTCATATTTTTGTCTCTCTTTAAAATCTTCATCATTTTGATCGGTCATTTTCTGGTTCCTTCTCTATTGTTAGAACATTAAGTGGGCCAGACAAATACCAGAATCCTCCCGATCCTTTTGTAGCAAGCCATTCTTTGCCCTCAATTACAACGATAGTATATTTTATATCACTGTTTGGGTTATGTACTTTAGTAATACCTCTTTCACAACCACAAAATATCAATAATAGCATCAATATTAGAGAATATTTCATTTTTCGTCCTTCTTTTTCTTTTTCTTCTTTTCGCTTCCTTGTTTTAGTTCTGCATACTTCTTGACGTTTTTCTCAAGACGTTTTATATATTCTTCTTGTTCTTCGGCTTTTTTACAAACTTTTTTAATTCGCTTTTTTGTCCAGTAGTCCCAAAATCCCATGTCTCAAAATGGCGACAGCCTATCCTCCTTGGTATTATCTGATAGTAATTTTAGATTTTCATATTTAGTAATAATTTCAGAAAGCTCATTAACTAAATCTGGATCTGAATTTCGTAAAGCTCCTAGTAACAGTTTTGTTTCTTCAAAATATAATTTTGCAAATGATTCATTCCAAGGAATATCGAGACAGTTATCAATACGATCTATAAGTTTGATTGAGCGACATTCTCGCGGAATTAAAGCTAGATGTTCTCTGTCCATCCTTTTTCTTTGTTCTCTATTATATTCTGGATGTTTTTTGGATACATTTGTCAAGCACGAAACGTAATGACCTACTGTGCTTCCAAAAATATAATCTATTTCATTTTGAGTAACTCCACAATCTTCTATAACGTCATGTAAATATGCCGCACACACAAGTTCCTCTGTGCTATAGTAAAGCATCATGGTCTTGGAGGCAACCCTCATTGGATGAAAGATATATGGATCGCCCGAATATTTACGAGTTTGATTTTTATGGGCTTCTCTAGCAAAATGGGCGGCTTGAATTATTCGGTTTTGCATTTTTTAAGTTCCTGTTCTAGTTTTACGATATACTCTTGAAATTTTGCTAGTTTTGATCGGGTTTCTTCTAGTCTTTTCCATATTGATTGTACGCGAATATCTTCGTGATTTTGGGCAAATTCACGCATTTCTGTAATGCCAAATTTCATGTTTAAGTATGATCTTGTTTCCATTTTTTAATTGCTGTTACAGCCTCCAACAAATAATACATACGTTCATCATCATCAAACATTCCATCTCCATTTGGTGCTGCACTATAAATAGTTTCGCCACCACAATGAGGAACATCTACTGTAAAACGCCCATGTCTGAGTCGTAAATATCCAACCAGTTTTCCTCGACCATCAAACGCATCGTATTGTTCAGGACAAGCAAAGCAAGTTAGTATAAGTTTTAGTCCGTCAATAATTATTTCGTTCATATTTTTACTTTTCTAATACAAAGTATGTTATCAATATCAATATCGTTGAATATATCTGAATTACATTCTATAATATCAATAACTTCTCTAATACTATCGGCATATAATTCTTGAACTTTTATTGTTGTTCCATAGTAATATAATATTTCAAATAATATCATAACAACTTTAGATGTCCGCACAATTTATCTAATTCCTCAGAAAGATACGGCCCAAAAGCCGCACAAGTATTTGTGGGAACTCCATGAAATTCTGTAGCTCCATTATCTGTAATTAGGTGTGTTTCAATTCCTAACTCTTTTCCCTTTTCTACAAGTGCTAGTAATTCTTCTTCGGAGTCTACTGAGACACAAATTTTGGTGAAACTATTTTCGAGCCAGTGTTTTTCAACTTCTGTTAGAAGAGTAGTATATTCATACAAAAGTCCACACTCTAAAGCTTGTTGCATACGTCTAGTTATAAAAGACATTGAGGCGTGAGAAACTTGTGCTGCGATTTTTCCTTTGCGCATATTGAGCTTTTTATTTACGACAATAACTTGTTTAGTGTTCATTTAATCAATCCGTTAAGTTCTCTAAGATGTTCACACGTTAATTTCCATTCTTCCCCATTTTGGGGAGGATATCTTTCTTTCAAATACGCAATATATCTATCCCATGCCGCTTCTATCTTTGTTAAAATATCGGCAGCTTCGTCAATCTCTCCGTCATGACAATAATCATAGTTCATTAATCTACTAACTAGATTTTTGGTCTTTGACATGACTATACCTCTCTCCAATACTTTACAACCTTTTCGGCCTGCTGAACTTCAACAAAACCCAAATAGTTATCAAAGCGTGTAGTTTCATAGGAAGAATACCAACCATCCAATTTGAAGTATTTGGTTTCTCCATTCTTTTTTGCTGAAAAAATTACCCAATAATCTGATCCTTCATAAGAAGTAGAACTTGCTTCAATAAAATCAAGGGTAAATCCGTGGATAATTGCGGATCGCTTATTTCCGTTATCAATAAGTGTCTTAAATCTAAGAAAATCGTTATGATTTTGCTTACCGCTAAGTGCTGCTTTTAGCTCATTGATCATTATACATCCTTCCAATAGTCAATCATTTTTTGAGCCTTTTCTACTTCATTAAACGCAAAATAATCATCGAAAGTTGAACCTTCATAAGAAGCATACCAACCTTCTAGCTTAAAGTATCGTGTTTGACCATCCTTAGTGGCTGAAAATACTACCCAATATTCAGATCCCATATCTTCGCCGCCATATCCGTCCTCATGCTTGAGAGTAAAATCACCGAAAGTCTCTTCGCCGTAACCATCATTGATAAAATCTTGAAAATTATCGTAGTTTTCATCCTTTTCGAGCGTATTTTTCAATTCTTCCAACATTATAAGCCTCCTTAAAATCTTTGACAAAATCTTTCTGTGTAGTACGAATTTCCCACCAATTATCTATTGCAAAATCTCTAAACCATCCACTCGTGAGCGTGGTACAAATTTTCTCTTGCGCTGCGCTGAACGCTATTCTACCAGGCATTTGTGGTTTGTCAAGCACTAGCTTTGGAATAATAAATCTTTCCAGAGCAATAACATACGCTTCTTCTTGCACACATCGTATTTTATCTTCATGAGATAATTCATCCCACAAATCTCGTTCGCACTTAGCGAGTTCTGGATTTCTCTTGAGTCGTTCATAAATCGGTTCCGCATAATAAGCAACTATACGATGAAGAGAATCATGGTCGAATACTTTGTCTACAAAATCATCAAAAAACTCTTCATTAGTTTTATTAAGAGAAGGAACACGATCTTTGAATTGTTCTTTGGTAAGCTTAATTCGCTCTTTTAGAATAGGATGATCCAATGAAGTAATATCACTCCCCAAAAGCTCCTTAATTTTTTGTAGTTCAGAGATATGTCTCATGAATTTGATAGGACGCCAAACATGACTTCTTTTTTGAATATAGAGTTCTTGAGGAGTACAGACTACAAATCTAAAAATCTCCTTATCGTCAACTTTGTAAGAAGCTTCTGTGTTAGAATCGCCCACAAATTTATTATTGTTTAGAGAATCTCTATTGATAAACTCAATATTGTTATCGTATGAGACAGCAGACTTCCCCTCAAAACTTAGACCGATTTTATTTAAGTCGGCTTCTGAGGCAATAAAGTCCCAATCTGAACTATTGGAGTTAGATTCATACGAAGTGCCTTGCCAGTATCTCAAAGCTCTTGAACCAGTTAATAGAATCATTATGCTCCACCCCCAATAGCTTCTGCTCGTCCAGCTTCAATCCTGTGTTTTCTTAACTTTCCCCAATTAGTAATGGGCCATTTCCGTCTTTTTTGTACAGCGGCTTTTGCTTCTGTAAGATTATAGGCAATCGCAAAAGCTAATCCGCCCGACCAATCCGGCTCAAAACCGTGCCATACATACAATTTCAGTTTTGGTTTCTTTTCCATAAGAAAATTTGGCCGGTGTGGACACATTGGGGCATCACCCCCTCCCGCCACTCCGTTTAACAATCGGGTGAAATTATACCGTGTAGTGATGTTCTTAGGTATTCACTTAACCCCTGCTCCCGCTTCCCACTACGGTCTGCTCCTGCCAATATCTCCTGTTTGTTTTGATTCTTGTCGATACACCTATTATAGCATAGAAGTCGATACTGTCAAGCCTCAGACGATCCCAAAATGCCGCATGATCTTTTCAACTATTGCATAAATTGCGTATGGAGGAAAAAATATAGCAAGTAATTTCCACCAACCTTGGGCAACAACCATTCCTGCAAAATACATAAACATTAACCAAACAGACGCCATATTTAAGGTTGGATATTTTTTAGCCTGCTTTTTTTTCTTTTTGGAGATTGGGGCGGGATTCATCGGATACTCCTTTTTCGGTAGGATTATATAGGGTCTTAATTTTAATCATGAAGAATGTTCCGCAAAATGCTCCTGATGCTAATGGAATTAAATAGTAAACATTCTCCGAATAAGATATTACACCATAAGCAAGTAAAGAATAAATAACGCTTGTTGTTACTGCTCCCCTTAAAGCTTTGCCTTCATTGACGCATATTATATAGTATGAATAAAGAGCATCTATAATAAAATAACATATGAAGATTTGTAGGGCTGTTATATATGAGAAGTCTGTACTATTCATGTTCGACCTTGGTACTTTAGATTAGACATATCAATCTGATATATCAAATATTTTCCGCCCAATAGCTCTTATTTCTTCTATGCTAATATCTTCAACAGTAGTCCAACTAACTTGGGGCAATTTTCTCCAGCCAGGAGGTTGCCAGATGCGATAAACCTGAAATAGTATTCCCCCTATTGCTCTAATTTCACCCTTTTTTAAGCCCTTTTCACTGCTTGTTAGAATTGCCCCAAATCCTCCCACCCATTCATATTCGATATGGTCAATAATAGCCGTAAAATGAGACGCTCTAAATCTTGCTTTTGTTAAGTCCACATTGACCCCCTTAATTCTATGAGTTTGATTAATTTTTCTGTATCTTCTTTTTCGTATTGTTCTTCTAATTCTTCCGCTTGTTTGTATCTTTGTTTTTTGTCTAAGTAGTGAGATATTGGATTTTTGTTTTCTTTTTCTTCGTAGAAGTCCATCGGATCTTTTCTATTAGGGCGATGGATTGTCCACCATTCATAAAGTTCTCGAAATTGTTTCGCTGCTTCTATTTGGTGATCGGGACAAGGATATTCTTCATTCACACTGTTTTCGGCCCAAGCGACATATCTATAAAATCCTTCCTTACCTTTTTCGTTCTTTTTTCCAGATCGCCCACCTATTTCGCCCTCACAAAATTCATAACAGAAAGCATCAAACAAACAATGTAAGATACGAGTATCCATGTCGTACCATTCACCACGAGGAAGTTTACTTACAAGAGCGTGTGTATGATTAACGAAACGATTTCTATATTCGCACTGGATACTCCACCATAAATCACCTGGGAAGTATACAATATTTTGTAGTGTATCTAGGAATTCTTCAGCAAACCAATATCTCCAAGAATGTTTGGCTTTTAATTCTTTTCTCCAATTATCCCATCCTTCAAAAGAAAGATAGTGTGGTTTTTTCTCACCTCTGATCCAGTTCGCAAATTTAGAACATGACCAGTAATTGATTCGTGTGCGTTTTCTTAGCATCATACAATTCGTGTTTATAAAAAAAGATAGCGTTTAGTCTTACAAAAGCAGCTATCAGTAAATCTACGGTTTTGCCTCGGACTTTTATATCCTATCGGGATACCCGCGACCCGAAACTTGTGTTTGGCAATATTACTATCATAGCACAACAAACCAGTTTGTCAAGCTCAAATCCACAGATTGCCACAATCACAATTTGGGTTACTTGTTTACTTTAATTAAATTTTTAACTTTGTTATATTTTCTTTTTAATCCAATATCTAAACGATCTTGATATAAATAGTTAGCTATTTTAACTACAGCATCCAAACTAGAAACACGTATTCTTGAATCTTTATGTCCTTTTTTTGATATATTTTTTTGAATTTTGTATTTTTTGATTTTGATCTTATTAAATAAAGATACTATACTGGACCAATCTTGCTCGTATGTAGAACCAAGAATAAACTGTTTTGCTTTATTTGTAATATAAAAACATCCGTCTCCATCAAAATATCCTCTATAAAATAGATAGTGCTTATTTTTAGGTATCAGTTTTAATAATTTATTTGGAGGAGTATAGTTTTTTTTGTTAAAGTCAAAAGATATTAATTTAGAAACAAGGGCTATATCATTAATTGCAAGTGTAATATTTTTTTGTCTTTTAACTCCTTTTTTATCCACCCTCTCTTTTCTAATAAATAAACTCCACTTTCCTACTTTAGTAAAACAGTTTTTTAGGATCTTATAGTCAGTAAATAAAATTTGACACTGTAAACTACAATATTTATGATTTTTTGATGATTTATAAAGGAATCCATCAGCCCATAAAAACCCTAAAATATAAATTTCTTCATCTGTTAAGTCTTTAAAAGATTTATTGTACCAATCTGTTTTTCTAGGAGCATATCTTCTAATATCATATTTAGAAAGTTGACCATAAACGTGATTGGTTGTACATCCTAATTTTTTAGCTATTAGAGAAGCGGGATTATTTTCTTTAATAAATAATCTATATAATAATTTCTTTGCTATCATGATTGTATTTTAGTCTATAAATTTCTAGCTCATTTAGGCATTTAAAAAAGGTATTGTTGTAATAAATTTCTTTTGAGATATGGTAATGACAGAAAAACCAAGCTTTAGGAGCATGAATATTCCATACTTCTTCTAGTCCCCAACCAGTTCTATTATTAAATAGTGGAGCGTTTGGAGGTATAAGTTGTGGTGTCAAAAACCTTGGACAATCATGTGTTAGAACAATATCTGGTTTAATTTGTTTATATAGTTTAAAACATTCTTCCCATTTATCTATAGTCATTTCCTCTGTCTCAAACCAGTCCAAATTAGGAGTTCTATACATCCTATCAATAGAATACGCTCCTCCTATTTGGAAAAATTTAACACCATTTAATTCTTCATAACTAAAATAATCTTGGTAATAATGAGGAGTAAGATGTATTAAGTCGTGCCGACAATGATTGCCTCTAATGATGCGCACTTTATCACTATCAACATTCTTTAGAGTATCTCTTGGGTCACACATACAAAAATCGCCCAACTGAACTATAAATTTATTGCGATCCTTCTCTCTTACTATTTCGTGAAACAAACGTAGCTTCTGATGAACGTCTCCACAAAGTAAAATTTCACCAAATTGTTGTTTTTTTATAGTCATTTTATTGCCTTAAATTATGCTTTATCTTGTCTGTCTTGATAGTCTCTTCCTTCTCTAAATCCAATACAATATGCGTTTTTAATCCAAAAATGAATCATATCCCATTGTTTATCTTTATCTTCATTGCGTGGAACCATGATATCATTGTATATTCGCTCACCACGAATACTAAATCCTTCAATGTCTTGATACCAATTTTTGAAATGTTCTTCTGTGTCGATATCTTCTTTAGACACTTTCTTGCCTCTTCTCCAATTCGTCCTGTACAATCAATGCCATAACATAATGTGCAGTAAATGGCACTTCTCTACCCTCAAGCAAATAACCTCCAATAAAATCATAAAACCGCCCAGGATTCTTCTGAAATTCCTCATAAACAGAAGGATATTCCCATGCCAAATATCGCCCAACAGAAATCATATAATCATCAATTTGATGTCGCAGTTTCTTAGACATTATATTGCTCCAAAGTTGTGTTTGTTTCTCAACTACTGTGTATCGAGTATACCATACATCTAACCTTTGTCAAGCGTCACTTATGGGAATAGATTTGATCTTTTTTATTTTATTTTGTTTGTCTTCGTTTATAAGTTCAGCTATTTTTGCTCTCGCCATTTTTTCAAGAGGGTATTTTTCAATTTCTTTATAATATCCAACGACAGCACTTGCATATGTCTCTTTATAATACCAACTAAAAATAAACCAATGTTTCTTTATCTGAAACCAAGATTCTCCAGTACCGTCTTCAAATTGTACGATAGAATATCGAGTCATTCATAGCCTCCAGACTTATATTGATTTGTTTTGAATCTTGATTCTTTCTTTTTCTTGGTTTTATGTCTATATCCACAAACTTTACATATTTCTCCATCCCCTATAATATTCCGATCACAACCACAGCACCAACTTTCTCCTAATTTTGCTATACGGCTTTTTTGTCTATTAGACAGAATTTCTTCTTCGTTATAGTCTAAATCGAAATCTTTTGAGCTTGACATACTTATATTTTATCACACAGTCTGAGATTTGTCAACTAAAGCTCTATATTGGGTGGAGAAATTTCTACTCGCCATCCATTTGGAATATGTTCTTTATTGCTTCCTAATCCTTTTGGATAAGTTTTTAAGAAAGATACTCCTTCGTCTGCTTCTACTTCTGGTATATTTCTACTTTGAACTTGATATGTTCTATAAACTTCTCCATCTGGTTTAACTAAGGCTATATTATATGTTAGAATAGGTTTTGCTTTTTCTGCTTGGATACCTAAATATACTATAGTAGGAGTACCTATAAACAGTAATACAAACACAAAATGTAATAGAACTGCTAAAAATCTATCCAATAAAAAATCAATATCAAACCAACGCATAAATCTTTCCCATCTTTTTTGTCTAAGGTATTCTCGTATCATTTAAAAGCTAACTCCCAATGACTTGCACAAACAGGCAAATATTTTTCTTCGCATCCTAATTCCACAGAATTACCTTCGATGGTAGGAATCCCATCTATCATTTTCAGATTGAATACAGCCTTTTGTCTACAATAAAAACACGTAGTCTTAATTTCATCAATAACATCAGCTATAGATAATAATAAAGCAGAAGCAGGAAATGGTTCTTTTCTAAAATCAGTTCTTAAACCATAACAAATAATAGGTGGACTACCTGTATATGTAGCTCTCCTCATACATTTAATGATTTCGGTTGATAAAAATTGTACTTCATCAACTAAAATAATATCAGCATCTTCATGCCAGCCAAACATAGTTTGGTCTTGTTGAATAATAAAATCCGCCTCGGTTTCTAATCCGGCTCTAGATTTTACCGTTCTTTCTCCAAAACGAGTATCAATAGCTGGCTTAACTACATCTACTTTCTTACCTTGTTGACGATAAGAATGAGCGGTTGCTAATAAATCAAGCGTTTTGGCACTTCCTACAACCCCATACTTAAAATAGAGTTTAGCCATTATTTATATTCCTTATAACATTTATTGTTAGCTATTGAATTAATTATTCCATGACTGATATTATAGTCCTTAGCTATATGTCTATGTGTTTCTTTTCCTTTAGATAGTCTTTTTCTTATTTCTTTAACTTGTGTAAGATTTAATTTTCTTTGACTTAATAAATATTGTTCATATTTTATTCTTTGTTTTATTATCTTATCAAAATTTTTCTTTTTTCTTTTTAGGAATATTGTTGCGTCCTTATACATAAAATCCATTAGTTTTTTAATTTCTTTGTACCCATATAATCTAATATCGCAAGTATAAGTGTTTTGTTTGGTTTTTTTATATTTTACCATAAAAGAAGATATATTTAATTTTCTTTTAAAGAACCTTAATAAATATTCACTAAAGTCACTATTAGAAATAATCATAAAGGTATATTTATTTTGATTTTTACTCTTCGTAACAGATATACCTCCATCACCATCAAAATATCCTCTTATAAAGTGATGAATTAAATTTTTAGGTATGTGTCTGTATGGAAATTTTAAGGTATAACTTTTTTGATTATCTAATCCCTTATTAATTAAGTGATTAGTAAAAATTTCTCCGTATATTTTGATATATTTATATTTACTTTGTTTATTTTTGTTGTTTGGAGTATAATGTTTCGAATCTCCTATTTTCCCAGAATATTTTGTGTACTTTTTAAAGTAACGCAATATCTCTATATCTCTAGCCTGTAATTCAATTTGAACGTACTTATTACTTTTCTTAGTAGAGATATGACCATCTGCACATATAAATCCAAATAAATACGCTTTATCTTCTGTATCTATGACTTTAAAATAATCGTGATCTTTATTATGTATATGTTTATTATTCATTTTCTTTTAGCAGAAAGTTATTGTTGATGACTTTAAAACTTATATCTGAATCTTTACTTCTAACAACTATCCCCTCTGCTTGTTGTTGTGGAGAAGCGTTTGGAAAGAAGTCTTTATATTTTATGTCGGATAAAGTAAATAGCTCATTAATTGTATATTTAAAATTATCTCCTTGTTCGATAATTGGAACAAATTTAAGTTCTATTCTCTTTATAATATCTAACGCATCGTCAATTGGTAGCTTTTTATTTGTTTCAATATCTACAACGTTGAATATATAGATGTCTGGTTCTGTTACCTTCATCTTATTTCCTTGTATATTTCCAATTACCTCTCCCTGAATAGCTACTTTAAATCCATCTTGATGTAATTTTCTAAGCTTATTTTCTATGTCATACTTCTCGCTTAGTTTCCAGAACATATGGTCGGGTTTTTCTTTGTATGAATAATTTCGCCCACAAACATGATAATCTCCCGCTGCATCAATTAAAAATGTGGATGATGTACCATCCAGCTTTAATGATATATAGTATGGGCGACCCCAAAGAGCCTCGATAAAACGATACTTGTCGTTATTCTGAACTCTTTCTTCGTCTGTCTTAGAAATAGGCCAACTAAATCCGCCCTTAACATCTCCTTGAATAGCTGTTGGTACTGGTGGTTCATATTTTTCTATTCCTAGAAACTCTGTAACATCAGCACCTTCAACCGCTAAACCTATTTCTGGGAATTTATCTATAGGCATAGCAACGCCTTGGGATAAGACTTTTTTTAATTTTATGCTCTTGAGTCTATACTTGTTGATACCATCACGCCAGCAGGATTTTTTAAGAAATTCGTAGCGAGGCTCGTCTGGCAATAGGCTGTCTATCTCAAAAAACAAACAGAGGTCGTCTACATTAAATTCATCTTTCTTGACAACGCATTGCCAATCAAGAATCTTAGCAAGAACAATCTGATCTGCCACCTCAATAGGAAGAATTTCTTTGATTTTTTGTATTGATGCTAGCTGACGCATTTTATTTCTTTCTTGTAAAATCCACCCAAAGCTCTTTTCCGACAGTAATTAGTAGAGCTAATGTAGTGAATAGATGAACTATTATAGCAAAAGCTATTCTGTTTTTGTTTTCTAGAGTTTGTGGGATAGCTAAAAGAATTTGTCCAACGATATAGTTTATCAACAACAAATACGTTAGATATGACATTATTAAACTTCTACCTTATCTATAAAATCGCCCAATTCTCTCTTAAAAGCATTCCCAATATTCCTATTATAGTTGATAAGACGGATGTTCGCCCCAAAAAATTCTTCCCCCTGTTCCTTTAAAATCCGCCCAAGGCAATTCTCAATCCAAGATTTAGATACAGAATCAACATCCTTAAAATCAAGCTCAATATGCAATTCTGTGTCAATTTCTTCCATCATAGACAGATAAAGCTCTTTACTCTGCTTAACGGATTTCAAAGTTTTTCCCTGTATTTCTTCCAATGGATAGTAAATTACTGGACCCTTCATTTTAGCTCCTGTTCTGCTTTGTTATATATAGGCTGGATTAATACCCATACTCCGTTCTCGTCTGATTTAACTTGTATATTATTTTTAGTATTTTGTAGTATTGCTAGTTTTTGACATTCGTATGAATATCCACACCAAATAGCAAATAAGATAACAGCAAATATCCCACTAATAATTACTGTTAGACAAATATTATCATAATCTCTCATCTTCGATTAACCTTTCTTGCTGGATCGCGTATAGGAGTTTTTGCAATTTGTGGATTAGGAAGTTCTGTTGTAAATTTTGTAAAATGCCATTGATTAATAGGATTATGATATTCTCCCCATCCTTGTTTATCGTATAAGTCTTGTATCTTTTCGTCAATTTCTTTTGATAGTTCTTTATATGATTTTGATGGAAGTATCCAGCTAAAAATTGAACACATTCCTTCTCCAATACTTTGAAATCCCTTCATTATAGACATTATGATACTTCCTTCTCTGTTACATTAGTAAGTTTGGTTAAATAAACCTCAAAGATGTTAATATGGGAGTATTTAAAAATATGATTATCTAAAAGTTCAATTATAACACCTTCTCCTATACAATCTTTAGCAGATGAGAATTTTCCGCAAACTCTTGCTTTGCCCTCATAAATACATGGATGATTAACTTGTACAATATCTCCAAACTGTAGATTCAATAAACTATCCATCAAACACTTCTCCTCATACACAGGGTCTTTGTCTCGATTGTACCATAATCTTTGTGTTTGTCAAGCTTAGTCGAAAACGCCCCCAAAAACTATTTTTCTAAATCCTCTTTCATCAAATGTATTTAAGTCCTCAAGATTTCTCTTAGCAAATAGA